GAAAAGGGTAATTCAAACGCAGATGGGATTTATGGAAAGAGAACTGCCGCTGCCGTGACTGAATTGCAAAAGAAACTCGGCCAAACACCTGATGGGGTGTTCGGTGAAAAAACACTGACTACCGTTGAGGAAACACCAGAGGTGCAAGGAACGGTTTCTCACCAACCCCAAAAGACTGGAAAGAAGCACGGCAAGGCGCTAATCATTGGAGACAGTCAAGGAAGCAGAGCTTCTTCCGGTGGTCCCCTTTCATCGCTTCTTGGAAGAGCGGGTTATAAAGTTGCAAATAATTCAGCCTATGGAACCTATACTGCTCAAGCGGTTGGGCAGATTCCGGGTGTCGATTACGATATTGTTGTTTTGTTTACGGGAGGGCATCAAAAATCTTCAGCATCTGATGCAACACCTATTATTAAAAAATTCCCAAGTTCAACAAAGATTGTTATTGCAGGACCACCACCAGCCCATGAGATTAGGGATTTAAATGGAGCATTTAGAAAGTTCCCGTATCTTAAAAAAGCCCCGGAAGGACAAGCCTCAACCTATTTTACAAAACCAACAGAACAACGCGGTAAGTCAATGGCAAAAGGGAGAGAACGCAGAAACTCCGACTTCAAGAATACTTTTTCAGATTATGCTTCAAATGTTGTCTATGTTGACCCCAGGGATGTGTTTGGTGCAACTTGGCCAAATTTCCCATCTGTAGAAAAGTCAGACGGGATTCACCTCTATGGTGAAGTTGCTGAAAAAATGGCACAAGCTGTTGCCGGGGCCGCTCTTGGAAAAGCATCAAGCGCATCGGGTAGCAGTGAGGAAAAACACCATGTCCGCTCTACCCTTCCAAAAGTAAAAATAAGAGAGGTAGACGAAATATCAAGACGACATGGAAGAATTCCAAGAGGAAAACTTCCTGAGATAGTGAGAGCTATTCAGGATGCGGCCTCAACTCATGATGTCGATGAGGATATTTTGATGGGTGTTGTTCAAATGGAATCTGGTTTTAATCCATACGCAAAATCGCCAACGGGAGCAAGAGGTTTGTTTCAATTTATTGGCAGCACCGGAAGGGCTTACGGGTTAAGATCGGAAAAAGATTTTTATGATGCAAGAAAAAATGCCGATGCTGGTGCGCGATTGTATAAGAAGAATTTAGAAGCCGCCGCCAAAGTTTCCGGTGGTTCGGTTACACCGGAAACTGAATTTTATGCATACGTTGCACACAATCAAGGTCGTGGGGGTTTAAGGCAGATTGTTCGTTCTGCAAGAAGCGGCGGGCAAAAAATGCCAGATAAAAACGTTTTAAGAAATATGAGGACACAAGGCTCTCGCGTAAAATCTGCTATGAAAAATAATCCAAGTAACCCAGCGCAAGGATTTTTGGACTTCTTTGAAAAGAAGTGGAAATCTGTGAAGCCAAGAGGTATGTCTGTTGCCCAATCCGCAACGTCAGAAAAGAGAGCTGTTGTCTAGTTATCTTAGGGGCAAATGAAAATTCTAAATAAAATATCCCGCAATCAGATTAAGTCTTTCTTTTTGATTGCGGCATTAATCGGGGCAGCAATCTTTGTTGACGGCCATGTCAAACATGATTTTGATATGGAAAACGAAGTTCAAGCTTTAAGGGCAAGCAATACAGAAAACATTGTAAAAGTTGCAAGACTTGAAGAAATCTCATTGAAGCTCGCAAAAGAAAACGAAGAGCTTGTTTCAACCAATCTCAAACTGAACAAAGCCCTTCATTCAAACGTGGATCGATTCATCGCATATATCACAGTCAATATTATAGTTCCAAGGGTCTACCTTGGAATAACCAAAAGCAAAGTGAAAGGTTTTTCTCTTGGCCAAGATTCATGTAATAGAATGCTTCGTTATGAAAAATCAATATTTCAATTTGTCACACAAAAATATAAAGAGAAATATTTCAACGATGAACAGTATGAATTCCTTATGCATGTTATTCTTGGAGAGATAACAGCTATTCAAAAGGAATGTCACCTTGCGATTAAGGGAACTATTTAATATATGAGAAATATAACCAAAACAATAATCGGCCTTCTTAACGAATTGGACACGACCCTTCAACAACAAACGGAAGAGCCCCCTAATGCTTCAAAGAGGCAAATAATGGCTCTTCAAAAAGCGATCATCCTTTGGTTTCAATCACGTCAAAAACCAGCACCTGTCAAGGTCACGGGGGTCTTTGACAACAAAACCTTAACAATTTACAAGTACTTTGAGAAGAAAGGCTCGGTCGGCATTGATGGTGTCCGTAGAAAACTTAAGCAATTGATAAATAAAAATCTTAAAACCCCTAAAGCCTCACCGGACACCAGCCCAGCCGTTTCAGAAAAACACATACAATATGTGAAAAACAAAGCAAAGAATATTTTAGAGCCATGGGCTTTGAGAGCATTGACGCCAGAAAAAGTAAAGAAAATCGCTGCTTTACTTGTCAAATATCCTGGCAACATCGGTCGTGGGCTGGTGATAATAGAGCTTGACAAGATTCAGAAGCGGGCAAAGGTTAAGCAATAATATGATCTCTGTTAAAGATGAAAGCGAAGAACGATATTACGATGTTCATAAGGACAACTTTGATAAATTCTTTCCATATGCACAAGAAACATTAGGGTTCACAGAGCCGGTTGAAGTCTCTTTCGTTTCCGATCAGGAGAATGCTAAAGAGCTTTTTGGAAAAACCGCACAGTATGAGCCAAATGAGAAAGTTATAACTATTTATACTAGCGGGAGACACCCGAAAGATGTTCTTAGGTCATTGTCACATGAACTTGTCCATCACACACAAAACTGTAGAGGGGAATTTGATGATGAATTCTCTACAGAAGTTGGATACGCTCTTGAGGACGGTGCGCTAAGAGAAATGGAAAAGGAAGCCTATCTTGAAGGGAATCTACTTTTACGAGACTACGAGGACACATTAAAAATGAAAAATGGTAAAAAAAACGAAGCTAAGAAATACTTGAAGAAGTTAATCGAACAGGAACTTCGAAGAGAACTCAAAGAGGCTTTTTATGATCCAGAGTCTTGGACAGACGAGCAGGATCTTGGAACAACAGATGTTTCTGCAAGTCCTCGGTCAATAGAAAAAGACTACAAAGGCAGAGATGAGCCTGCGCCTATTTTAGCAAGAAAGCCTTCGCGAAGAGGTTCACGAAGAGATCCTTCTGTTGTTGAACTTCAAACAAAACTCAAGGCGGCAGGTTTTGATCCCGGTCGAATTGATGGAAGAATGGGTCCAAAAACAAGCAAAGCCTTGGCTTCGTATCAGTCATCTCAGGGTTTGCCAGCGACAGGTAAGCCTGATGCCGGAACCTTTATTGCTCTGAATAAAGCCGGTATTCCCGGTCATGAACAGTCTGTTGCTGGTGCGGAAAGTCAGCCCCCACCCCCACCAATTGCTGGCGAACCTGATGTTGGAAGTCCTGGTGGGGATATGACAGGCAGGTTAAAGGGTTTGGCGAATATGGGTGGTCGACAAGAACGACCTGTTAAAACCCCTGATCTCACGGGCGGTGGTGATTCCGCAAGACCGTATAGAGGTCCAGATCTTGGAAGAGAAGAGCTTCCTGATCCCGATCGTTTGGAAGAGTCCAAAAAGCGCGGAACAGAAATCCTCAAAGAGCGTTTTTCGAAGTACAACTTTGCCCAAAAGGTCTTGACAGACGTTCCTGTGAAAAAAAAAATAGTTGAATCCTTTCAAAGAAATGAGCCCCCAACAGAAATAACCACATCTGATAGCGGTGATGATGGCGAATCTGACATCACAAAAGATCTCGAAGACTCAAACAAAAAGTTTGATAAATATCGAAAATGGGCAACCAAACAAAAGGCTCCCAAGGGCAGCAAAGGCAAAAAGACACCCCCTGCTGTAAAACACCTTAAAAAGAAAGCGGATAAGTATATTCCAAAAGAGTCGGTAAACGAGGAAGAAAAACCTCCAAAAAAAAAGAAAAAGAAAAAGAACCCGTATACAAATCCCAAAGTTCCAGATCGGAAAGAAGATGAGAAACCTCCAGTTGGTTGCAAGACCACTGTCAATGAGGCTTTGGGAAGCGCCTCTATTTCTAATTTAATGAGGAATATTCAATCAACTTTCGACTTCGCCATTAAAAAAGACAATTCTAATGAAATGTGGCTCGCACTTAAAGCCCTAAATAAACTTCGCAAAGAAGGCTCTTGGACAGAAAAAGAAAAAGAAACTGCTTTAAGACCATTTAAAGGTTATATTAGTCGTCTTGAGAAAGGGGCGATGAGTGCGGATATGGAAAACACAGTTAGACAATTCAAAAACGTTGTGGAACAAAGCCCTTCTTCTGAAGATGAATCGTTTGGTGTTTATGCAGAAGACCCAAAGTTTTCTAAAGCAAAAAAGCTTGCCAATAAAGGTCACGAATTTTTCGTCAAGAAAAATTTTGACAAAGCCGCTGAATTTTTTCAAAATGCTTATGATCTAGACAACAATAAACCAGTGTATCTTCGTAATGCTGGACGGGCCTATGAAGAAAAAGGAGATGAAGAACGAGCAATCACATTATTCAAGCAATATAAGAAAATGGACCCCTCTTCAAAGTATGCAGGGGATGTTGACAAAAGAATTGCAAAATTACAGGGACAGTTTGCCTCTGCTTCTCCAGATACAGCAAAAAGAAGAAGTCCTTCTTCAAAGAAGAAGCGAAAGCCAAGCCCTCATGTTCAGATTCTCCAACAAGAAGCAAACATTTGGTTGAAAAGAAACCATTTGAAGAACCCTATGAACCCAGATGGTTCTTTGCCACCCGAAAAAGAATTTGATGGAATCTATGGCGGAAATACAGCGAAAGCCATTAACTTAATCAGAAGAAAGGCCGCCAAGCTTAAAAATCCGCCTCCAAGGAAGAGAAGCATCTCTGGTTTTGTGACTTGGCTTCAGCAGCAAAGAGGCGCACGAGGCGGCCCAGGAGCTGAGAATGTTGCGGTTGGAGGTGATGATTCTGCATATGAGAGCCCCAAAAAAGCGTCCCCTGATACTGCGGGAAAGAAAGAGCCGGATATGTGGAAAAAACACAAGCAAGATAAAACAGATGCTCAAAGCTTTGTGAACCAGCAAGCACAAAAGAAAAAACCCACTCAGAAAGTCGCCCCTGATAAAGCTCAAAAGCAAAAGGATTGGCAGAAGAAGATGAGCGGTAAAAATGCCACAAGAGATTTCCAAAAAAGACTGAGAAGGTTGCAAAATAAATGAACTTTGATTGGCCACACATCATAACTGAGGCTACTGTCGAAGCAGATTCAAGATATCGTAAGGTTGCATTAAAAGCTTTTAGGGGAAAGCCGATGAATCGGGTCGAACTTGAAATCTTTGTCGCTGGTTATGAAAAATACGGTCCTCAGTCCGCTTCCCCTAACGCTGTCGCATATGTCAAACTGTTGTTGGATCAATCTTCGGCAAAAGACAGAAAGGCAACAGAAGCAGAATACGAAGAATACGAAGCAAGAGGCGATGACTGGACCTGGGAAGATCCTATTCAGTGGGGGTTGGGTATTGCCGGTATGTTCCCAGGTTTTGGTGCTGTTGCTGATGGAATAAATGTAGTTTGGTATGCGGGTAGAGAGAAGTGGCTTGAATGCGGACTTTCAGCACTTTCGCTTATACCAGTTGCTGGCATTGGATTTGCGGCTCTTTTTAAAGCGATGAAGAACCGCATGGTATCAAAGGCCATTTTTGAAACAGCCAAAGACGTTTGGTCAAAACCAAATACAATAAAAAGTGTTGAAGAAATTTTTTCTAAGATGGAGGGGCTCCCTAAAGCCCCCAAAGGCATGAAAGATAAAGCCATGGCCGCTTTAAACGACTTCTTTAGAAACCCTTATGCCGCCATTGTAGGCAAGAGGGTTCAAAAGATACCAGAAGATGTTGCAGAGGCGGCAACCAAAGCAGTCGCGCACGCCAAAAAGATAAAGAGTTTTGAAAAAGAGGTAATCGCTCCTTTGGCGACCAAACTCAAGAAACTAGAATCAGGAGCCGCTAAACTGGCTGATTTCGAACAAGAACTTGCGAAGACCCAGTATCGTATGGCGAAGTTGTCAAAATCAACCGATCCAAAAGATGTTTTAATGCTCAAGAATCTTCAAAAGGCGCTTGATGAAAGACAACTCAAAGTTGCGGAGGTGCTCGCAAAGAATGGCAACCATGTTCAGAAAATAAATCAAGTTTTAAGAAAAATGGGTGCCGCTAAAGACAAGATGGTGAAGCTTGTCAAAAGAAAAGAGAAAATGTTAAAGCTTACCGACGATCAGTACAAGGAACTTGTGGCCCTCGGGAAAAAAATTGAAGCCAAAACGGGCAAAAAGTTTTTTGGTTCTGGTGGTGTTGCAAATCTTGTTGGTAAACGTGGGTTATCAAGGTTGGTTCTCGTTTCACGGGAAACTTATCAGCTTGAAAAGAAAGGATTCTTTAACAATCTTGACCAAAGCTTTCAGGATTGGTGGAAAAAGAGTCTTTCACAAGAAGCTGGAGGTGGAAGTAGCGGAACAGGCGGTGGCGGTGGCGCTGCCGGGGGTCCTGTCAAGTGGGACGATGATGAAATGGCTGTACATTGCACCGAAACGTTTGTTCAACTGGGTTGTAAAGGAAAAAGAGTCAAACTTGTGCAAATGGCCTTGAAAAAACTTGGTTTTGACACCAAAGTGAATGGGGATTTTGATATTCAAACAAAAAGAGCTTTAAAAGCCTATCAACAATCCCGTAATATGATTACAACAGGCGAAGCTGATAAAGATGTGTTCGTTGCTTTGGCACAAGAAATTAGTGGTGCCCAACAACCCACTCAGCAGCAGGCCATGCAGCAGGTTAAAGAAAATTACAAGTATCATTTACCATTATATGAAAGATACAGTAGACTTAACAAAGTTTTGATGGAAAACATCACAAAAAGGTGAACAATGAGAGCAAAATTACGAAAATTGGTCAAAATTTTGGCCACAGAACTCGGTTCTGACTTAAATGACGACAATATCGAAGAACATATCCGACATTATGTCGATACAGGCGGTGAAATCAAGAAAAAGCCGAAAATTAAAGAGAAAAAGTTCAAAAAGCCCAAAATTGAAGCGATTGCCAAGGAAATTGTTGAAATTCCGGTTGAAAAGAAGGAAGAACCCCCAAAAAGACTAGAAATCCCCTTTAAAGAGGTCGAACTTCCGGTTTTTGAGGACAAGAAGGCTAAAAAAGAAGAAAAACAGTCAAAAAAGGCTAAAAAAGAAGAAAAACTTGATTTTGATGCCATGAACTACACAGAACTTAAGAAATGGGCTCGAAAGTACAATATCAAGAAGTATACCTCCTTGAAAAAACGAAGGCTCATCGAAGTTCTGAAAGAAACACATAACAAATTCGGCAACTAATTACATTATGAGCCTAAAGAAACACATAATGCACATCTATGAGAACCCTTATCTCAAGTTCTCAGAGCTTCAAGAGATGTTTACCAAGCTTTGCTATGGTGAAATACAGTTTACAGAGAAATTTGATGGCATAAACCTCCTATTATCGTACTCAACGCGCGATGGAGAGGCCAGAGCGGTCAGAAATGGCGCTCAAATGCGACAATTTGGCCTAACTGCCGACCAAATGAGGAAATATTTCCTAAATCGAAGCAAATTTAACGAAAATGTGGTCAATTGTATCACAGAAGCCATCAAAAACTTCGGTCAGTTCGCCCAAACACTGTCAATTAAGCAACAAATCAAGCTTTTTGGGCAAAATAAGAAGGGAGAGCCGACAATTTTCTATAATTGTGACATAATTAACCCAAAAACACCCAATTTGCTTGAATATAACGGCAAATACATGGTTTTTCACCGTACAGGGCATCGAAAAATCAATGATTTCACCCAAAGAGTCGAATTTTTCATGGATGAGCCTCAAATTGAGCAGTTTTTCGCCTTAATTCTTGCAAACGAGGGGTTTAAACCCACTTTACAGTTCAAAATCAACGAAAAAATGCGTTTTGAGCACCAAAAAACGAAAAATTTGCTTGATTCTTTCCTCAGAAGGCTTCAAAACCTGCAAAAAAAGTACGATTTAGGCCCAAAAACGACCATTTTAGAGTATATGATAGCCTCTTTAGACCCCGAAATAGCCCTTATTTTCACCCTTTCAGCCGAAAATCACGTCAATTTAATCAAGAAAATCATTGCAGATGCCAACCATGGACAGCTTATTAAGGCTCCAAAGATGAAAGAAGTCCTTAAATTCCTTGATATTGACAAAGCGCAACAGGTTCGAACCTTCCTTGAGAGTGAAAAACCCAAAGAAATGTTTAAAAAAACCATGTATCCTATGGAGATACTATTGCACAACTTCTCTGTTGATTTGCTAAACCTCTTGAATAGTGCTATATTTACCGAACCAGACAAGTTTAATGATGGATTAAGGGCGCGTTTGACCAATATTTCGTCAAATTTGCAAGATCGGGAAGAACAGGGCAGGCTTCAAGGCCATTTCGACAAGATCGGGGACATTGACAAGCTTTCTTTGAACATTGAAGGCATTGTATTCCCATATGATGGTCACATATACAAACTAACAGGCAACTTTGCCCCTGTCAACCAGATCCTTGGATATTACAAATATAAGGACACAGATGACCAGTTTGAGAAGGGTGAGTTCGATGTTGAGCTAAAAAAGATACAAGGAAGACTCGCTATCATCCCAGGTTCCTTTAAACCACCACATCGAGGGCATATTGAGATGATAAAGCACTACCTTTCCCTTGATAACGTTGAAAAGGTCATGCTAATCATCAGTAGAAAGCCTCGTGAGATCAAACACCCCAAAACAAAGCAGGTTTTAGGACATGTAAGCTATGAATTGTCACAAAAGCTCTTTGGAATGTATCTTGCAAACGAAAATATTCGTCAAAAAGTGTCTATTGTGAAGTCTTCTCCTAAAGGACCAGTCGCTGATACCTATGAATATGTTAAAAATCAAGCTCAATCGGGCGATTCGCTCGTCTTGGGTGTTTCTGGTAAAGACAGACACCGCTTTAAGAACTTGCAAATCAATACACCAGCAGGTGTCAATGTTGATGTTGGAGAGGTCGCAAAGCCTATAACCTATCGCGGCAACGCCACTCCCTTGTCAGGAACAGAGCTTCGTTCAGCCATTGCAAGGGGTGATAAGCAAGAAATGGTTCATTACATCCCAAAGAAGTCAATGAAGGACATAAAGAACGTCATGCGTATACTTTTTGGGTATAAAATGATAAAAGAAGAGCTTGAAGATAAAAAAAAAGCGAAAAGGCCCCCTTCGGAATCTACTTCGGATAAAAAACTTACCAATTTCCTTGACCTTCTTATCCTAAGAGAGCAAAAAGAACTGGAAGAGATGTCAGCAGCATCAGCAGGGGCTGTTCAAGGGGCCGCAACCAAAGGCCCTTGGGAAAACTTAGATGAAGATGAGGAAAATCTGGAAGAGGATTTCGAATATGATCAGTATTCAGCGGAGCCAATCACTAAAGACATGAGAGATACTAATTATAATAGCGAACAGACCATTGGAAACGCTGTTGCCACAACACACGGACTTGGAGTGAGAGAAAGCAATGACAAACGAAAAAATCATAAAAAAGGCGATAAGAGCAAGAATTCTCGAATCAATCGTCAAAAGAAGTCAAGAAAGAGGACAACAATTAAGGTTGGAAAACGCAATAAGAAGAAAGGTTAATCTTCTTAAGGAAGACACCGATGTTAGTGCCAATATTCCTACAAGATCAACAGGTATTAACGTTTTAGCCAACACTCTTAAACAAATCATTCCGATCATTAAGCAATCTTATGAACTTTTGACGACAAATGAAGAGCAAAAGACATCATTTAGATCCCACGTCATTCAAAACGCGATTAACACTCTTATGAGAGTCGACATTACGACATCTTCCAAGGAAACAGAAGGTCAAGAGCCTCCTGAAAAACCTGAGATGCCGACACTCGGACCAGAAGAAGGTGGAAGTGCAGGGGAACTTGCTGTAGAAGAACCGGCCATGGAAGAGCCAGCTATGGAAGAGCCGGAACAACTTCAAGAAGCCGATTTGGAAGTTGATGTGGAAGATCAGCCCCCTGGCAAACCTGTTGGTGGGAAAAGTGATGAAAAATTCATCCCAATCGATGATAAAGCAGCTCAAGCCCATCAGGAAAAAGTGAAACCAGCCAAGGCTGCCGCTGGGAAAGATAGTGAATTCGTTCAGATTCAAGGACTTGATCGCACAGGAATGGAGATGGCTCAAAGAACCTTCCCAAAAATTCAAAAGCAGCTTGGTGACTCATATGCGATGCTTTCAAACGTTCAGGATAAGGAAGAGTTTGCCGATTATTTGGTTGCCAACCTGAAATTGTATTTTGATCAGTTCGATCAGGAAATGCAGCCTAACATTCCAGAACCTGAATCGGCAGCCTATGACCAAATTAAACAAAAGGCAGATCGCCTTGGAGGTCAAATCCAAGAGAATTTGATCTTCAGCAAGATTTATAAGACCCTAACTGGCTAATATTTATGAAGACCTACGTCAGCTTGACAAATCAATTAAAAGAGAGCAAACTTATAGACGAGAAGTTTGAGTTCATGCTCAACAATCTGACTCTGGAAGAAGTCATCGGACTGAAGTTAGAGAACGCTTCGAAAGTAATGAATGGTAAATTGTATGGATATAATCTATATCGTAAATTTCCAGAAATAATAAAAGAAGCTCTCATAAGATTTGCTGTTCAGCATTATCCGAATTATAGTGTAGCAGCCAGGAGTCTAGGTATTCATAAGAATGTCTATGTGAGACTATTAAAAAAATATAAGATAGGAGTGCTATAATATGCCTTCCTATAACTTAGCAAACAACACACCTCAGACAGCCTCAGATCCATTTGGATCACTGTATGATACTGGAGGTCCAGCAGGTAACTATAGCGATCTTGATGATGCCGATTTTCTTTTAGAACCAACTGGTGCCGTGACCAGTTTAACAATGTCACTTCCAAGTTTTCTTTTATCACCCTCAGATTCTCCATACAATGTTGGAAATGGCGGTGAAATCCTTGATTCATTATATATTACCCCATCATATGAAAACTTTGTTACAGGAAACTTCTTCCAAGTCTATGTTGATTCCGCAGATAACCTTGCCGTAAACGTCTGGACAGACGAAGCTATTGTCGAGAACATAAGCTCAGCACTAAACCCATCAATTCATGAAGACTGGACTCAACCAACTTGGGGATTTATAGATGGCACTTCATCTGGAACATTCCAGTCTGGAAACCTAGCTTATATTTCATTTCTTGCAGAGTCGGGCTTTCCAGATGCAGGATTCCAGCTTGACTGGACTTCAAGCCTTCCCGAAGCGGAAGAAGCAGCAGCCGGAAACGTTGTAACAACGTCTGTTGCATTTACAGCGGATCATGCTATAAACAGTTTCAAGAACGCTTCAGAACAATATAATAGGGTTGGTCTTGATCAGGTCCCATTTCGTATGGGGATTTTAGGTCCTGCAAACTTGAGGCTTAGAAATTCAGCATACTCATGTTCCCTCGGAGGAACAAAATCCCGTGAAGTTGGCAAGGGTTCTAGTTAAAAGGGTTGACAACAAATTTCAGTAATGTTACTATGATTCATCTCTGATCGAGACAGGGTTAACAAAACCTTTGTTTCGTTTAAACTTCTTATATGAAAATTAGAGATCTGAAGAAAGGTCGTTATTATCGTTGTGTGTTGGGTAGGCACAGACACCTTCTGATGATGAAAAAAAAGGGGTTTAAGTTCACGATTGTTTTTGATGTCTGGGCAAAGAAGCCGTTCTTGACTAAAAACGAAAGAATCCTTGACGATGAGATCTTCTTATATCTTGGAATTGAAAAAAAGATGATACCCAAAAACAATAAAATGAGAAAATTTCACAAGTTTTATTTGCCGGATGATATCGTGTATATGCGGCATTACACCATACAAAAAATGGAGGAAGTATGTTTGGAAAACCTTGGAAAATAGTTGGCAAGTTTGACAGCTATGATAGAGCGAATGAGAAGAGGAAAGAACTGATTAAAGATAAAACGTTGCAAGTAAAAGTCAAGAAATATGGTCCCGGTGGCAAAATTTTTGTCGTAAAAACCCGTGTTGTTGAAGAGGAGTTTCTTGACGAAATCAAAGAGAAGAAGATTAAGTCTCGTAAGAAGCGACGAACTCACAAAAGAGACTACAAGAAAGAATTCTCAAAGGGAGCGGTTGATTGATGAATAAGTATAAAATCCATTTAAAATGTGATATAACAAAAAAGCATATTGAGAAGAACATAGAGTTCAGTTTTTTTGAGGATGCTTATAAATACGCAAAGGAAACCTCTGCAATAATGAGCAAAGGGAAAAATTCTTATAGGATTATAGGCGTTTATGAAATATTATACAACATTAAAGAATGAGAATCCTCACCGTGCCTATGTTGATATGCTTAGGTACAAAAATCGCTTCCCATTCCTACTTAAAGGACCGATGATGATATCGTCATCGGTCCCTTGTGAATGGGAAGCGATAGTGTTGAAACTGTGTGAAGATATCGAAAAAATCATCGAAAGTCACGTTAATCTTTTTAACATTGACAACTTACCGTACTGTGTGCAAATAAAAGATAAGTTTAACTATCTTAGGTTCTATATGAACTACCCTTCAAGAGAAACCGCTGAAGACTTATCTATGGTGATTGCAATTGAGGGTCTGATCACGGGTGCAGAAGAAGAAGTCGAAGAATTAAATAAGGAGAAAAAATGATCTATTGGGCTGATAAGAAAACAACGAAAAAAAAAGAAAAGAAAGAAGAGGAGGAGCCTGCGATGCCTTCTGTTATCTTCATGGGGGGACCTTCGTCAGAAGATTCAAAGAACCCTCTTGAAATCCAAGATAATAGAATTTATTATTATGGCCCCATTGAAGAGCAAGAGATGTTGCACTTGAATAAGGCGATTTCAAGGCTCGACAAAGAACTTCAGATTTTTAAGGTAAAATATGAAATGGATTCACCTCCGATTCATATTCACATCAATAGCTATGGCGGAAGCATCTTTGCAGCCTTGGCCGTTGTTGATTGCATAAGAGAGTGCAAAACTCCGGTTCACACACATGTTGATGGTTGTGCTGCAAGTGCAGCGACTCTCATTACTGTTGCCGGCGATAAACGGATTATGTCGCCAAATTCGTTCATGCTTATCCATCAGCTTTCATCTGGTGTTTGGGGTAACTATGAAGAGATGAAAGAGCAGATGCAAAACCACGATCTTATCATGGACAAAATGAAAGAGATTTATAAGACATATACAAAAATCCCGGATAAGAAACTTAAGGAAATCTTGAAACACGACCTTTGGTTCGATTCGGAACAATGCCTTGAATACGGCCTTGTTGATAAAGTAATATAGGAGAACACGTTATGGGAAAAGTATTTGAAATGATTAAAGACATTCAACTAAAGGAGAACTTGTCGCTGAGTCAGGTATTTGAAAAATACCCTCATCTTGAGGAGCTTCAAAAGAAAGAGTTGTTTGATGAACTTCAAAGCAAGAAGAATGAGAACAAAGAAACAGGAAAACAGGTCTTGCTAGGATGAACCTCTTGAAAGAATATATAAAGAAGAACAGCCCTGTGTTGTTGGAGAAAATGGATCTTTTTATCCATGACACTGTTCCTGTTTATATAACAGAGAAGGTCCCTGAAAACGTTTCAATACGAAGTGTTTTAAACTTTCTCAACGATGAGATGCCAGAGCCGTTATTTAAGGGGTTGAATGCGGTATATATTGGCAGCTTTCCTGAAATCGAAGAGGAAGGTGCGAATGCCAAATATTGGGAGGGCGCTCTTTATCTTGTTAGCAAAGAGCAAGATGGGTCAATGGACCTTTTGGACGATATAGTTCACGAGGTTGCTCACTTGGTTGAAGAGCAGTATGGTGAAGGTATCTACGAAGATGAAATCTTGAAAGAAGAGTTCCTTCACAAGAGAAACCTGCTGTTCGAAAGGATGAGCCCTTACTTTACAGAAGATCGATGGGCAAAAGAGGCGTTCAAGAACCACGAATATGATAAAAAACTCGACGTATTTTTCACAGAAAAGGTTGGAAACGGAAGAATGAAGAAGTTTATCAGTGGGATTTTCTTAACATCATATGCCCCCGTTTCGTTGAATGAATATTTCGCAGATGGATTTGAGCACTACTTCCTTGGCAAGAGAGAAGATCTTGCAACCTTGTGCCCAATGCTATACAAGAAGATATTTGAATTATTGAGAACAATTTAGGAGACTAAGTGAAGAAGCACATATCATTCTCTGAGTTGAAAGCTTGGAGCACATGCCCGTATTTTAGAAAATTAACATATGAAGACAAACTGAATCCATTTTCCGATTCCATTCACACGACGTTTGGAACAGCTATGCATTCAGTCTGTGAAAACCTTGTTTGTGGAAAAGATCTTAATTATGATGAACATTTGGAAGAGAACTTCTTGAAAGAGATCTTGGAAAACAAGGTCGAGGTGTCAGAAGAAGACGTTGCACTTTTTCTTTCTCAAGGTGTGGAGATCATCCCGGAGATCATCCCAGCAATTAAAGAAAAGTTCCCTGATTATGAAATTGTTAAAGCGGAAGAGAAATTATATGAGCCGATTGAGGGGTTTGATGATTTTTCTTTTAAGGGGTTCGTAGACCTCGCACTGAAGACTCCTGACGGAAAATATCACATTATTGACTGGAAAACATGTTCATGGGGATGGGATGCTAGGAGAAAATCTGAAAAACTTACAACATACCAGTTAACACTGTACAAAAATTTCTTTATAAAGAAACATAAGCTAGACGCCGGAATGGTAGAAACCTACTTCGGACTTCTTAAAAGAACAGCAAAAGCTGGCAAGAAGGTGGAAATCTTTCGAGTAACAAGCGGCGCTAAGAAAACTCAAAACGCCACACTTTTACTTGAAAAGGCAATAAAAAACATACAAGCCGGTACTCACATAAAAAACAGGCTGTCCTGTATCGGTAAATTTGGTCCGTGCGTCTTCTATAGGACAGAAAGGTGTAAACAATGAGTGTTATTTCGTTTGATGAGTTAGAGGTTTGTCGTGATTGTGGTGTGGTAAAGTGGAAAAAGGTCATTTGCGCTTCTTGTGAAAAGAAGGCTCGTCAGAACAAGTTAGCTGAAGAAATCTCAGCTCTTAGAAAGAGGGTGGATTTTTTAGTGGAAAACTTGAAGAAAGGTTAAAAAATGAAAAAGATAAAGATACTGACCCTATCGGATATGCCTTTGGCAACATCTGGTGTTGGCACACAGACAAGGTATATTATTGAAGGTCTTCTAAAGACGGGTAAGTTTAGCGTCGTTTCTCTTGGAGGGGCAATGAAGCACAAGGACTATACCCCAATTCGTTTTGAAGAATACGGGGAGGACTGGACAATCATCCCTGTTAATGGTTTCGGAGATCACAATATAATCAGGTCTGTGTTGAGAGCAGAAAAACCCGATATTCTTTGGTTTATGACAGATCCAAGATATTTTGAGTGGTTGTGGGAGATTGAAGATGAAATTCGTCCATTATGTCCCATGGTCTATTACCACGTTTGGGACAACTTCCCAGCCCCTGATTTCAATAGAAAACATTACGACTCAACAGATGTCATTGTGGCTATCTCAAAGCTAACTCATGACGTTGTTCGTGAAGTTTCGCCAAATGTTACCTGCATTTATCACCCTCACGCCGTGAATGGAGATGTCTTTTTCCCACAAAGTGAGCATAAGATATCCAACATAAGAAAGGGCAACTTTGGAGAAGATAGTGAGCGTTTTCTGTTCTTCTGGAACAATAGAAATGCTCGTCGAAAGATGAGTTCTTCTCTTATTTGGTGGTATAAAACGTTCCTTGATCGTGTCGGTCATGACAAGGCGTTGTTGCTTATGCACACCAACCCCAAAGATGTTAACGGTCCAGATCTTGAAGCAGTTGTTAAGAAGCTTGGCCTGACAGAACATCAAATAAGATTTTCAGCAACGTCGGTTTCGCCTGAAAATTTGGCAGCCATGTACAACATGGCGGATTGCACAATCAATATTGCAGACGCTGAAGGGTTTGGACTTGCGACTCTTGAATCCCTTGCGTGTGCAACACCGATTATTGCCACGCTGACAGGTGGCTTACAAGAGCAAGTGAAGAAGGGCGGAGAACTGTATGGCATCGGCATTGAGCCGGCGTCAAAAGCCGTTGTTGGTTCACAGAACGTTCCATACATTTATGAGGATAGGGTGAGCGAGGAATCTGTTGTCTCTGCAATGGAAGAAGTGTTCAACCTCTCAGAAGAGGATCGCAAAGCACTTGGTCGTAAGGGCCGCGAACATGTTGTAAAGAATTATAATTTCAATAAATTTATAACTGGTTGGGAAGAGATTTTAACCAATGTTTACAACGAATACGGTTCTTGGGGTACACGAAAAAATTACAACCCCTGGGCGTTTAAGGAAATAAAATGAAAAAAAGTATCTTAGTCAAAGGTCCGGTTTTATCACAATCAGGATATGGTGAACAAGCTCGATTCGCCTTGAGAGCTTTGCGCCGCAAAGAAGATTTGCTTGATATATACATTGCCAATATTCCTTGGGGAAAGACAGGGTGGATTTTTATCGATGATGATGAGCGAAAGTGGATGGATGAAAGAATCTCCGAGACGATCAAAGCTTTTCACGAGAAGAAGCAATTCGATATCACTTTACAGGTGACAATCCCAAATGAACTTGAGAAGCTTGCCCCTGTTAATATACTTTATACAGCCGGAATTGAAACCACAAAGGTTTCCCCCGAGTGGATTGAAAAAGTGAATCAGGTTGCGGATAAAGTTGTTGTGGTTTCAAGGCATTCGAAAGCCGTGTTTGAGAACTCATTCTATCAAAAAAAGAATGAATATGGACACATGATGGAACTCAAGCTTGAGAAGGCCGTTGAGTACTGCAATTATCCTGTGAGACAATTTGAAACTGTCGATCTTGACCTCGACCTCGAAACAGAGTTTAATTTCCTTGCAGTTCTACAATGGAGTTCGAGGAAGAACGTTGTTAACACAATTCAATGGTTCTTGGAAGAGTTTCATGACAATGAAGACGTTGGCCTCGTCATGAAGGCCAACATCGCCAGAAACAGTGTCCGTGATAGGATGCAAATTGAGAGCAATTTAAAATCAATTGCGGCTGTTTATCCTGATAGAAAGTGCAAGCTGTATCTTGTTCATGGGTTTATGTCCCATGATGAGGTTCATTCACTTTACGCACACCCAAAGATTAAGGCGCTTATCTCTCTTAGCCACGGCGAAGGGTACGGCTTGCCTGTGTTTGAGTCTGCCTACGTTGGGAAGCCTGTCGTTACAACTGATTGGAGTGGGCAGAAAGACTTTTTGTACGCTCCAAAAAAAGTTAAAGGCAAGATAAAGAATCGACCACATTTTGCAAAGGTCGATTACGACATCAAACCAATTCAGAAAGAAGCTGTGTGGGATACAATTCTTGTCAAGGAATCAATGTGGGCTTACCCAAAAGAAAGAAGTGCGAAGGAAAAGATGAGAGAGGTTTACAAAGATTTTGGTCGCTTTGAAAGTCAAGCGAAGAAGCTAAAGAAGCATCTTGATGAGAACTTCTCCGAAGAGAAAATCTATGATAACTTTTATCAACATTTAAAGGAGTTCATTGAGTATGAAGATGAGATCGATTCAATGTTCAATGAAATATCGTTATGATTATATGTGTGGCAGATTTCTTTTACCCACAATCAATCGGGGGAGCTGAACTTACTCTTGAGTCCTTTTTATCGAGTGCTCTCACCCCAATCAAAAGGGTTCAATCCCATTTATTAACAGAAGACTTCATCAACGAGCATAAAGATGAAACCTGGATCTTTGGTAATTTTACACTGATCGCAGACCCTCTTCTGATTAAAATTGCGAAAACACTTACAAATTATCATATTCTTGAATTTGATTATAAGTATTGTGAGTTAAGATGCTCCCACAAACACATAGCGGCAACAGGCTTTTGTGAGTGTGAAAAATCACCACATGGGAAGCTTGTTGCCGTTTTCTTTTACAAAGCAAAGGCCCTTTTTTGGATGTCTGAAGGGCAACGAGACGAATACCATCGGCTATTTCCGATTTTAAAGAAAGCAAATAATGTTGTGATATCTTCATCCTTTTCGGATGAAACACTCCAATACATTAAAGGTTTGGACACTTCAAAAAAGAACAATAAATATCTTATTCTGGATTCTGGTTCGTGGATTAAAGGGGTTGACGATTGTGTAAAATACGCCAACGATAATGGCCTTGAATATGAAAAAGTCTTTCGCGTCTCACACAAAGAGATGCTTAACAAAATGGCTAGTTCAAAGGGGCTTATCTTTTTGCCAAAGGGGCTTGATACTTGTCCGAGAATAACAATTGAAGCGAAGCTTCTTGGGTGTGATGTTATAACGAATGAAAATGTACAGCATCGAGATGAGTGGTGGTTTAATGACGAACCCAAGGAGGGACTCTATAATCTCGATCCAATTTTGGAATATGTGTCAATTATGAGATGGAAATTTTTTGATAGATGCCTTGATGAAACGACAAAGATTGAATCAAAATCAAATATAAGATTTCATTTTGTTGTTCCTGCTTATAACGCAAGAAATTGGATAACCAAGACGGTCGATAGCATTTTAATGCAGCGTTATAAAAACCACACCGTCACTGTTATCGATGACGTATCGACAGACAATATGGAGGAGAAGCTAAAGCCGTATTTTCAGTATCGCAGGTTCAATTTTATAAAGAACACGGAAAAGAAGTACGCCCTTTTAAACATCATTACAGCCATAGAGAATCTTAAGCCGAAAGAGGAGGACGTTATTGTGGTTGTGGACGGAGATGATTGGCTACCAGGGTTTGGGGTTCTCGATCACCTTGCAGACACATATGAAAACGAAGGGTGTGTTTTAACATACGGAAGTTACGTTGAACATCCAAGTGGCCGCAGAGGAGTCGAGCCTTCTGAATACCCGGAAGAGGTTATCAAAAACAATCTGTTCAGGCGAGATATTTGGAGAGCATCACATTTAAGAACCTTTAAGTACAAACTTTGGAGAGAAATAAACAAGGAAGACTTAAAAGATTTAGACGGCCAGTATTATAAGATGTCTTATGATCAGGCGATGATGCTACCGATGCTTGAGATGGCGGGTGAGCTTTCACGGTTCATCCCAGAAATCTTGCATGTTTATAATCGCGAGACTTCGATTAATGTTGACAAAGTGAGCGGCAAACAACAATATGAAACAATGTTGAGAATTCGCTCTAAAGAGCCGTATGAAAGGAGATTTTAATGAAGGTTTTGTTTGAGAATACAGACTTTACGAACCGTTCTGGTCCGAACAGCTTCGCTTCAAAGCTATCCACAGCCTTTTCGAAACTTGGTCATTCAACTTCTCAAACAGAAGGAGAGATTGTTCTTTGTTTCATTGAGGCTGGTAGGAGATTTCCGTGGTTAAAAATGGTTCAACGCCTTGATGGCATTTATTTCAATTTATCACAAGACTTCAACTCTTTGAACGGTAATATTTCACGAACATACAAGGAATCAGACGGGGTTGTGTTTCAAACGGAATTCAACAAAGAGCTGATAACTAGAGTTTTTGGGGAACCAAAAGATAGTGTTGTTATTAGAAACGGCGCAGACACAGATTTAATAGCAAGCCTTAAGCCATCTGACAACCCGATATTGGATTCGTATGAAAATGTGTGGTGCTGTGCATCAGTGTGGAGGCCACATAAAAGGTTTGATGCTAATGTGAGGTATTTTCTTGAACACAAAGGACCAAAAGATTGCCTTGTTGTGGCAGGCGAAGTCGAAAACAAAATTAGAAGCAACGATATTTTTTATGCAGGGAGCCTCAATACAGATCAAATACTTAGTTTATATCTTCGTAGCAAATATTTTATTCACCTATCGTGGCTTGACCACTGCCCAAATGTTGTGATTGACGCAAGGGCGTGTGGTTGTCAAATAATTTGCTCAGATAGTGGTGGGACAAAGGAGATTGCTGGAAAGGGTGCCATTTTAATCGAGGAAGACGAATGGGACTTCCAGCCATTGTACCTTTATGATCCGCCCGTTCTTGATTTCTCAAAGCGTAGGGTGAATGAATTTGATTCGGTTTTGAGCGTAAACGATGCAGCAAAAGAATACATTGCGTTCTTGGAGAAGATTAAATGTTAATATGTCCTGTCTACGCAAGAGAAGGATGGTTTTGCGATCGCTTTGCAAACGAGTGGATTGTTAACAACAAAAAGGGTTCAACAAAAAATCTTTTTGAAGCAGACGTTATATGGGTTGTCTCTCCTTGGCTGTGGAATCAAATCCCACCAATGCTTCTTCTCCAAAAGAAGGTTGTGACGACCATCCACCATATCGTTCCTGAGAAATTTAACGAGAAAGAATTTGCTGCGAGAGATCACTACACAAACCTGTACCATGTGCCTTGTGAAAAAACAAAATCTTTTGTTTCGAAACACACAGATAAACCCGTTAAAGTGGTGGGTTATTGGATCAATTCTCATCTTTGGTTTGCAGAGGATAAAAAAGAACTAAGAAGGGTTTATGCGATACCAGATGACAAGTACGTTGTTGGCTCTTTTCAAAGAGATACAGAAGGTCACGATTTAAAGAGTCCAAAGCTTGAAAAAGGTCCCGATTTGTTTTGTGATTATGTCGAGCGTTTGAATGAAGAAAAAGAGGTGCTCGTACTTTTAAATGGCTGGAGACGACAATATGTTCAAACACGATTAAAAAAAGCGGGCATGAGATTTATGTATCGAGAACTCCCTCCTATTAATGTTGTTCGACACATGTATAATATGTGTGATCTATATGTTGTCGCAGCAAGAGTTGAGGGCGGCCCACAAGCAGTGTTGGAAGCCCCAGCGATGAAAGTTCCAATTATTTCAACGGACGTTGGCATGGCATCAAGTGTTCTGCCGGAATCTTGCATTGTCGATGTTGAAAATGAAATTTATTATCCAACAGAAGAAGATGTCAATGAGGCTTATAAAAACGTTCAAAAATATGATATAAAAACTCACATGGATGAGTACACAAAAATGTTCAAAGAGGTCTTGGAGGTATAAGATGAAGTTTTTAATAACAGGAGGAGCGGGGTTTGTTGGAAGCAATCTTGCATTTCACCTTTCAGAGGAAGGGCACGAAGTTGTTTGCCTTGATAACCTTGTTCGGAGAGGTAGCGAGTTTAACATAAGCGAGTTGAAAGAAAAGGGGATAAAGATGATTCATGGAGATATCAGAAACCCTGAAGACTTGGTTCCTGTTGAACAATTTAAACCAGATGTGGTTCTTGAGTGTGCTGCCCAGCCGTCAGCTATTGACGGCTATGCAAATCCAATGTATGACATAACAAACAATACCTATGGCCTTGTTAACGTTCTTGAATATTGCCGTAAGGTTGATGCAGGACTCATCTTTTGGAGCACGAACAAGGTGTACAGCGGGAAGCTTTGCAATTCCGTTCCGTTCTGGGAAGACAAAACGCGCTTGCGGTGGAAAGATCCAGGCAACTCAATAAGCGCAACAACAGTTCTTCCTGGTTGGTCGATGAACGGCTTCAACGAAGCTCTTGATGTTAATGGCGGTGATCATTCAATTTATGGGGTGTCGAAGTTGGCCTCGGATGTTATTTGCCAGGAATGGTCAGACTCATTTGATATTCCGGTGATCATTAACAGGTTTAGTTGTCTTTATGGTCCGCGTCAATTTGGCAAGGTTGCTCAAGGTTGGATGGTTTGGTTTGTTATCGCCAAGTTACTTGGAGAACCTTTGGCATTTTACGGCTTCAACGGTAAGCAAGTTCGTGATTATTTACATGTACAGGACTTGGGCGACCTCATTTTGAAGCAATCAAAGGCTATAGACGGACATCGCGGTTCGTATTATAATGTTGGTGGTGGAATCGAGAATACAATTTCTTTAAGAGAACTTGACGACTTATTGATTCAACTGATGAAGATTGAGTCGCCTATTGGCACAGGACCAGAAAGACGAGCTGATCAGAGAATTTACATTTCTGATATTGGGCGGGTTTGCAACGAGTTTGATTGGAAACCAAAGGTCCCCCTTGCATGGGGGCTTACCTCTTGTCTTGGTTGGGCAAAGAAAAATTTACACGATTTAAGAAAAATTTACTGAGGTGTTATGAAAATTGCAGGATTATGGTCTGGGCACGACTGTTCGTTCTATGTGTCAAATAGAGGGAAGCCTATCGTTCACGCAGAGTATGAAAGATACATAAGAGAGAAAGAGCCGGCTGGTGATAGCGCGAAGTTCTTGATAGAGCAATATGCCGACTGGCAGTCTATTAAGCATTTTGTGTCAACCTATCCAACAAACAAGCTTCAAGAGCATGAAGAGTCTTATAAGAAGATTTGTGAAGTTGCCGATAAAAACGGCGGCTCTGTATCCTATATTGGACACCACCAAGCACATGCCGCAAACACTTTCTTTTCAAGCAACTTTGAAGAGGCATATATCCTGACTGTTGATGGCGGCGGTGTTGATCGTGGTGGCGTCACAGCATTGACGACGTGGAAGGGGATTGGGAACCGAATATACCCAATTCGTTCTTTCCCGATTCACCAAGTAAATATTGGCGGTGTTTGGACGAGAGCAACGAGATACATTTTTGAGTTGCAGTCTGGATGGCCGCATGGCCACCAAGCGGGTTCCGTTATGGCAATGGCTGCATTTGGAGATCCAAAGAGATTTTTCAACGATTTTTATACAATGCTGACCGTGGACCTACAACAAGCATCAGCAAAGCCGTCCACGCAACCGAGAGGCGCTCTTGTAAAGGGAAATGACCCACAACACCCTTATCTTCATAAGTATCAGGAGATCGCAAAGAGAGGCGAACAGGACAAGTTCGATCTTGCAGCGGGTTTGCAGGCGGCGACAGAATATTTGTTCAGACAGCTTCTTGCAGAATTTGCATATCTTTCAGAGGGTGGAAGATATAATCTTTGTCTTGCGGGTGGTGTTGCCCTTAATTCCGTTATGGTCGGTAAGTTGCGGCAATGGTTTCCTGTAATTGATGGAGTTTATATTACACCCACCCCTCACGATGGAGGGTTGACAATTGGTGCAGCACAATATATGTGGCATGAGGTGTTAGATCACCCAAGAATTATTTGGGAAGACAATTACACACCCTATCTTGGAGTTGAATACGACAAGAAGAGAATTTTCGAGGATTTGAAACAGTTTGATGACAAAGTATCTGTATCGAAAGTTAATGATTCTGAAGTGGTTGATCTCTTGGATAAGCAGAAAATCGTTGCTGTCTTTGGAGGCGGATCTGAATCTGGACGCCGTGCTCTTGGAAATAGAAGCATTCTTGCAGATCCGAGAGATTCTGAGATGAAGGACAAAATCAATTCAAAGGTTAAGCATCGCCAGTGGTATCGACCATTTGCACCAAGTATCCTTCGTGACACCGTGGGTGATTGGTTTGAGAATCCGTGCGAAAGCCCTTATATGAGTGACGTCCTTGAGTTCAAGGAAGAGGTCCGTGATAAAGTCCCAGCAGTTGTTCATGTGAATGGCACAGCCAGACTTCAAACGGTCACGGAAAAAGATAACGGTTGGTATTACAATTTCTTAAAACTGTGGGAAGAAAAGTCAGGTGTTCCAATCATTTTGAACACAAGCTTTAACGATCGTGAACCGATCTGCGAGACTCCTGAACATGCGATAAGATGCTTCCTCGGAACAGAGATCGATTATCTTTATTTTGTGGATTATGGAATCTTAATGGAGAGAAAATGAGTGAATTACCGAAAGTAACATTTGCGTTTGTTAATTGTAACAGGCTGCATTATCTTAAAGCGTGTCTTGAGTCACTGCTTTATTGTACGGACGATTACCCAAACAAGGAAATCATAATCGTTGACAACGCTTCCGTTGAGGACGGAACAGAAAAATATTTGAGAGAAAAGGAAGAACAGGGAGCCCTTGTGTTTCGGCAGGAACAAAGAGATCCGTCGAATGAATTTGCGAGAGCTTTGAATCTCATTGCTGAACATGCAACAGGAGAATTCATCTTGCCACTACAAGCAGACACGCAGTTTGTTGTTAGAGGTGGATGGCTTCAAGACTTTGTTGAGGTCTGCTCTGAGAACCTTGAGAAGGTCGGATATGTCCTTGTCGATGCACAAAGAGCAGTGAGAGATTCAAAGAGCATGTTTAACTTTAGTGACGACCTTGAGCTTGAAGAATCCGATGCGAAGTTTGCTTATGACTTGTCACGGTATCCAATTGTTGGAGCTGCTGATGTAATGTATACAAAGTTTATCATGGACAAGATTAAACCATGGCATGTGGACAACGAGAGTCATGAAGGCGGCAAAGATTCTGAGACGGAGATGCTAACAAAGATTTCGGGTCTTTTGGAAGAGGACGAAAATTTTTCACCCTTATGTTTGAGGCCGATAATTCCTGTTTCATGTGCGATTCACACAGACCTCAGAGGAACAAATGCAAGAGTTCGCGGTGATAAACGTTATGGCAACTATTGGAAGCCGCCAAATGGCAATTTTTATTACAAAATTCATGAATATGAAAATTTGTTGAGAAAGCATGGTCAAAGATATATGCCTGTTTCGATTGAAGAGCTTGTCGTTGGAGATGGTTGGGACACTGCACCACTTTTGACACAAAATGGTGAATGGAAAAAGTGCCCAATTGACCCGGAACAGGCAGCAGAAAGCGATTACGAGAGGCTGTATTAATGGCGTATCACTCTTATATACCAAAGATGTTTGAGTTTTTGGCTTCGTTTGAAAACCCAAAGATTTTAGAGATTGGTGTTGATAAAGGGCAAACGATGTATCCTTTGTTGCACTTTTTCACCCTACGAAGAAAGCCGTATTCTTATTATGGGATTGACGTAAAGATAAGGCAAGAAATCGGTATTCCATTAAGGTTTATGAATCTTTTAAAGGGACAAGCTATCACTTTGATAAACGATAACAGTTTATCAATATTGCCTAGCTTCTTAGGTGATTATGGAAAAATGGATCTTATTTTGGTGGATGGAGATCACAATTATTTTACGGTCAAGCAGGAATTACTTTTGCTGTCGAAGATCGCACACGACAAAACAATGATTATTTGTGATGATTTTCGAGGAAGATGGGCCAAAAAAGATCTCTATTATTCAGAACTGCCTGAGTATGAAGACGTAAAGGTTGCCACAAAAAGACAAATAACGAAAAAGCAGGGAGTTGCTGAGGCGATAGGTGAATTTATAATTGAATTTCCAGAGTGGAAAGGAAGGACGGTCAGCGTTAACGCTGGAGGAACCTATGTGCCTTCGGATTATGTGATTTTGCAAAAAGATGAAAACATATTTAAATAGAAAACCAGTTGATGGACCATGGGGTGGTGGAAATAGATTCGTTAAAGCCTTGTCGAAAGCCTTGGTTGAGGAAGGCCATCAGGTCGTTTATGATCTACAACCAGGTATTGATGTTGTATTTTGTTTTGATCCGAGACATGGCTCTGGAGATGGGTATGATAGGCTTCTTTCATATTGCAGAGAATCGGAAATCCCTCTCATCCAAAGGGTGAGTGACCTGGGTACGCATGGGAAACCAGAGTTGACCGATATGGTGAGGCGTTCTGTCAACACATCAGATTTTCTTATCTTTCCGAGTTATTGGGCAAAAGATTGGTTGGGGTATGAAAACGCGAACTGTGTTGTTATTCCAAATCGGCCACTGAAGGTTTTTCACGAACACAAAAGAACGGCAACACCCACCAATGGGGTTGTGAAAATTGTCACCCACCACTGGTCAACAAATGTAAAAAAGGGTTTTGAGATATATAAGGGAATTGATTATTTTTCAAAGATTATCCCTGGAATAGAATTCACATACATTGGCAGATTGCCAGAAGGCTTTCGTTTTTCAGGGGCGACTTATTTGCCGCCAATGACAGAAACCAATCTTGCCGTTGAACTTTCAAAACACCACATTTATTTGACAGCCTCACAAGAAGAGGCTGGCGCAAATCACGTTTTAGAAGCAATGGCAGCAGGACTGCCTGTTATTTATCCTATTAGCGGTGGAAGCATATTAGAATACTGCAAAGAGCACGGGGAAATGTATTCGTCCCCTGACCAGATTTTAAAATTGGTTCAAAAGATTATGAACGATTATGAGTCTTATGACCTTAATTTGGCTTCTTACACAGACACCATAGATGACACGATAAAAGAATACATGGAGATTATATGCGAAGCAAAATAAACATAAGCATTGATGATATTTCACCACATCCGAAGTCTTCTTTGAAGGTGCTGGAGCAGTGCAATGATATTTTAAATGAATTCCCAGATGCCAAGTTCACGCTGTTTGTCCCAATGGCATACTGGAGAACCCAAAAAAAGGAAGTCGCGACAGAAGACCCTTTGTGCCTTCATTGGTATCCAGAGTTTTGTGAACAGTTGCGTAAATTACCAAAAGACGTTTATGAGATTGGATACCATGGCTTGTTTCATGGGGTGCCGGAAGTAACCGATAATGACGAGTTTGATAAACTTGGTGTGTTGCAGACTTTGACGACGCTGGATGCTATGCAAGAAATTGCAGAAAAAGCAGGGCTGTTGGGAACAATCAAACCGATATTTAGACCGCCAGCGTGGAGAATGTCCTCTGAAGCCATAAGTGCGTGCAAGATGGCAGGACTTGATATGCTTTGTTTGACAAGAGCGGGATATGCCCTTGCAGCCTATAAAGGAGCGGACAAGACATTCGGAAAAGTTTCCTATTCTGACATCGCACCACCGAATGATGCACTTCAACTGATGGATAGAACAGGGCTTGTTTATCATGCGTGCGAGTGGGACAAGAACTATCTTGGAAAAGGGTTAACAAAAGAACTTGTTGAGTTTTTAAAAGAGAACAAAGGTCAATATGAATTTACATTCATCGAAGGGATAAACGAATATGGGAAGGTCTGATCAGTTTTTATACCCATTTTATGGGGCAAAAATAAAACCCGTTGGTGATGTCGCTTTGCTCGGCTTCACGGACAATAGACTATTTCAGGGAGATCTTTATGATCAGGCTCTTGGTAATTGGGAGATAAATTCCAATTGGGAGCTTCCAAAGAATTACGATACGATTATATGCACACGATGCGCTTATTTTTGTGATTCACCATATTACTTCATGTCGAGATGCTATGCTCATTTGAATTTCGGTGGCTATCTTTATGTTGACTGGGGATATGGTGATCACTGGAGATTTGAGAGTTATAAGATTGGGTGGCTTAAAAACGAAGAGCAGGAATGGCATTACCACAAAGACAATAAATTATGGTCTGGTATTTGGAACGACAAATTTTTAGAAGATGACCAATACAAGTTATTCTGTGAAAGAGTTAAAAAATTTGGATATGACGACGTAAAGAAAGCAATCTTAAAAGAGACTCCTTATATACTGTGGCCCGAGTCGTGGTTGTCATGTTTTGAAATAAACTATGATTTGCTTGCTTTGTGGGAAGATCAACCACAGCTTTATATTTTGATGAGCTGTAGAAAAAAATGATAAATTTCGTTGTAAAGGAAATGACAGCCCTGCGTTATTTTATTCCGCTTGTGGATGAGGCTGGCAAGCGTGATATTCGTTCGTGTTTTTATGTCGGAACGTTTGGAAAATATAATTGCCCCATAAAACACGAAAGAACACTCATGAATCTTTGCAGTATTTTTCGAATAGAGATTAGACCATTGTCTGATTTTGAAGAAAACTGTGAGGGCCTGACTTTTTTCATTGAGGGTGTTGGTGTTGATTTAAGACACAAGAGGCAACAAAAACGTGTATCGTTGACTTACATGACAGACTTTGTATCGTCGTACAATACATACATCGATAAAGTCGACCATGTTGTTTTCCCTAGTAAAAAGTTTGCCGAACATTATAGCTGTATTTCTGATAAGAATTTGTATCTTGGTTCACCAAAGTATGACTGCTTTTTTGATGATTACGCAACAGAAGTGAAACACAAACTTCCTGAGACTGCCGGGCGTGCTTTGATGATCTATCCAAAACAACGCGATGTAAATAAAATTGATGTGGATTTGTTGTGTGATTATTTGGGAAGGGCGGGTTTTTGGGTCATTACGAAGACAAGAGGAAAAGATCCACTTGTGAAAGAATCACATGGGGGAGACTTACACCTTTCTGATGAACAGTGGTATCCACATACAACATTGGAGCTTATAAGAGAATCTGATATTGTTGTGAATTTTAATTCAACCGTCATAAAAGAATGTGTCATGCTCGACACGCCATTGATAAATTTTGATATTAAACCATTTAAGAGGCTTGACTTTCTTTATGATTATGATTATTGTATTGAACTCCCAACGGACGTGCAGTTTGCGGATTTCAACGAAGCTCTTAAAAATTTAACATGGTCGGGTGAAGAGTTCAAAAAAGCAAGAAAAGAGTGTTTGTTTGAGAAGGGAGCGTCAAGGAGAATACTTGAAACAGTCATGTGAAATTGCTGTGGTAATCCCTGCAAGAGGTGGCAGCAAACGATTGAAACGAAAAAACATAAGAGAGCTTTGTGGAATACCGATGATTGCGTTCGCTATTGATGCATGTAAAAACTCAAAATATAATTTGATGGTGTGGGTGAGCACAGATGACAGAGAAATTCAAGAAATCGCTACAGAATATGGAGCCGATGTGTCTTTTTTTCGCCCAGCAGAACTGGCCAGAGACAAAGTTTTTAAACAAGAAGTTATACGACACGCGACAGACAAAATGGCGAGGGAGTTCAATTATCATCCAGAACTGGTGATTTCTTTACAAGCAAACTCTCCTCAAATTGAAGGAAGACATCTTGATGCTGGTATTGAAAAATTGCTTGAATATAATCTACAGGAAGTGTTTAGTGTCGATAGCAACCTTATTCAAAATGGAGCCTTTAGAATAATGCGTAATGAGTATGTGTTCCAAAGAGACTTGAGTACTTATTGTGGTGTTGTGGTCGCTGATATAATAGACGTTCACACAGAACACGACATGGATAAAGTTAAGGAGAAAATGGATGATAATATTTGATATTGGTGCGTGCATTGGAATTTTTATTGATGACTGCTTGGCAAAGTATGGGGGTGATATTGAAATGATTTATGCATTTGAACCTCTTTTTGTTAACAACGATTTTCTTTGTGAAAAATACAAAGATAACCCAAAGGTCACAATTTACAGCCTTGCTGTTGGTGCAAAAGGTGGCCTTGCTACATTTTATAAGAAATTTGATCCGAGAACAGATTCCCAGTCAGGCTCAGATTATGTTGGCAATGCTGGTTCTTCATTGAAGAAGGGGAAGTACAATGTCAGTTCTCATTTTAAAACGGAAGTTCGCGTAATTACTTTAAGCAAATTTCTTGAGGTATATCCTGAAATTGAAAAAATTGATATTTTGAAAATTGATACCGAAGGAAGCGAGTACGATATTCTTGAAGACATAAACACAAATTTAACAGATTTTGAATTTGGCAGTATTCTCTTCGAAGATCACGTTGGCAAAGTTGCAGGACTTGAATCCGACAGAGAGCGTGTTTTAACTGAGATAAAGAAAAAGGATAAGGGCGGTCTGTATAAAGTACAAACGCAAGGGAACCACCTTGAGTACACGCCCCTTGAAGAATCAACCATGTGGAAGGAACTATGACCGAAAAAGAACAAGCGGAAGATGTTATTACGAAAGTAAAGTGGGGCTATAATGAAAATTGTTGTTGACCTTTTTAATCAACACTCTGGAGATCTCCAAAGGTTGAAAAATATGGCAGGTGCTGCAAAAGTTTTTGGAGCTGATGCTGTAAAGATTCAGATTCTGAACAGTCAAAGGATTTGGGGAGACGACTCACGAAAATACCTTGAGATGACAGACGACGAGGTTTTGGATTTCAAAAAGTATTGTGACAACCAAGGCATACCATTCCAAGCCACTGTCTTTGATGAGAGAGGCTTGGAACTTATAAATGATATGGGGGTCGACTCGTATAAGATCGCCAGCATAACAGCACTCAAGGAAAAGGGGTTGTGTGAGAAGATTTTAAACATGAACAAATTGACGTACATTTCACTCGGCAAATTCCCATTTGGAGAGTTTCCTTTTGGTCACGATCCAAATATTAGGTATTTGTTTTGCATTGCCAAATACCCAACACAGCTTCACGAAGTTAAAATGCCGGCCAAATTCGATGAGAAAGGTTACTACGGCTTTAGTGATCATGTCATAGGTAACTCAGCAGCCATTTTGGCGTACACCAGAGGGGCTCAATACCTTGAAAAACACTATACAATCGATACAAAGATAAAAAGAGAGTTCGAAAAAGCACATTCTTGCTCTCTTACACACCAGACTTTATTCTCTCTTAGAGAGCAGATAAAAGAACTGGCCATATTGAGGGAAAATGGAGAACTTTCCTGACGTTTCAATTATCGTAACAAACTTCAACTACGGTAAGTATATCGGAAGATGTCTACGGAGTTGTTTGTCACAGCGCAATGTTAACCACGAGGTTATCGTTGTTGATGATTGTTCGAGTGATGATTCCATAGAACAACTGCAACCATATATATCCCGCGTAAGACTCAAACAGAATAGGAAAAACCTTGGTGTAGGAGAAACAGCCAACAAAGGTTTTAAGGCGGCTTTGGGGCAATATGTTGTTCGTGTAGATGCAGATGATTTCATAAGTGCCGACATGTGTCACTTTATGAAAACATATCTTGAGGCCAATCACGATGCTTTTTGTGTTTCGTGCGATTATCTAATGGTTGATGATCATGAAGAAATATTAGAACGCAAATATGCAGAGCAAGAAAACGTGTCTTGTGGAATTATGTACAGGAAAGATCTCCTCCTTCAATTAGGGGGTTATAAGAAAGGCATTCGTCATCGAGAAGAGGAAGAGTTAAGAAAGCGACTTGACAGTTATTATAAAATTCACCATCTTCGCATACCATTCTATCGTTATCGAATGCATAACAATAACAAAACAAAAACAAAAGAATACGAGGAGTTTGAAGTATGAGAATGTTAATGCTTTTGAATCAACCGAGAGATATCCCCTTAGCCGCTCTTATCGACAGAACATCACCAGATGCTGTAAAGTTTGCGATTACAGATTTTTCACACGAAACAGAATTTAACCTTGGCAAGAGGAAAGCTCTTGAAAAATGTTTTGACTCAAACCAGATTGAAGAAGCCAACTTGGTTTTAAGTGATATGTGTGTTTGTCGCGACAAGGAAGAAATGATGGAACTTATATCAACATGTGATATCTGTTTGTCTGTTGGAAGAGAATTTTTTGTGTTTAAACCAATCGAGCGTGTGAAGTATGTTGCCCTGAGCATGGAGCGTTGTTATTTCCATAGGTTGATTCAGGTCTTACCGGCGTACAAAGGCAACCTGAAAATCTTTTTGCATAGCGAGGCTTGGCTTGAAGAAGACATTTGTGGGCTTTATGAGATGGGACCTTTTAATTATGGCTATCTTGATTTATATTCAAACTCCTTTGAGGCGGTTGATATTTTGGGACACTACAAGAGCATCTTGTCCCAGCACAAAAAAGATGAAATAAAGGAAGAATTTGGGGTCCCAAAGGACAAAAAGGTCGTTTTGTTTTCCTTTAGGAGAGCTGACAAACAACTAACAGTTCATGGAAGCGAGTCTGAATATTATGAGAGCTGCAAAGAGAACTTGAAGAAGCTGAAAGAACTTGGTTATTATGTGATTTGTCGTAGAAGATTGAGTGAATACGATATAGCCAGAAGAAAAGATTCCGCTGAGGTTAAGAAGTACGATGAATTCTCTGACCTGATTGACAAGGAGTTGAGTGGTTTTGGCCATTTCCCAGAAGTGATCTGGAAAGCCATGCACATTTCAAACATGCTGTACCTTTCAGATGTGTCATCTATCGCTGACATCGAAGCTGCAATCTGTAGAACCCCTGTGTTTTTACCGAGAGAAGGTTCTCTTGTCGAAGAAAAGTTGAAGTTTATGAGCCCGAGATACAAAGATCTGTTTGAAAGGGGTTTGATTTTTGATTCGATAGAAGGGTGGAGTGAGTCCGAGTACAAGAAAGGGGTTGAAGACTTCATTCAAGAATGGTACAATACGGACGTAAATGAATTTTGGAAGCGGGTATACGAATGAAAATATTGATAACAGGAGGATCTGGATCTCTTGGAAGAGCTTTGGTCGCGATATTGAAAGAAGAGGGTCGGCACACCATTGCCGTTTATAGTCGTAATGAGGCTAAGTTGGCGAAGTATTTTGGTAGAGAACCCAGCGTCAAATGTTTCATTGGTGATGTTAGAGATTATAAAAGACTTAATAGTGTCATGAAGATGTTTCAACCAACTCATGTAATTCATGCTGCGGCATTGAAAAGAATTGATGATATGGAAATACACCCAACAGAGTGTATCGCTACGAACGTTGAGGGGTCAAAAAACGTGGCAAATGCCGCTATTGAGAACGGTGTGCAGAGATGTGTTCTTGTGTCGACAGACAAAGCTTGTTTGCCAGTGAATACATATGGTGCAAGCAAGTTCTTAGCTGAACGACTTTTTACAAACTTTGATTACAGCTACTCTTCAACAAGGCTTGCTTCAATACGATATGGAAATGTCATTGCAAGTCGTGGGTCTTTTATCCCAATGTGGATGAACGCCATAAAGAATGGCGAAATGATTGGAGTCACTTCGCTTGAGTGCAGTCGATTCTTGTTCACACTTCACGATGCAGCCAAGGCTGTCATTTCTGCACTTCATTATATGAGCGGCGGGGAAGTGTTTGTTCCTAAGTTAAAATCTTATAGGATGACGAGTGTGCTGGAAGCTTTGAAAAAATGTCTTGATGTGAAAGATATATCATATGATGTAATTGGTTTGCGGCCCGGAGAAAAGATTCATGAAGATATGTTATCTGAACTGGAATTAGAGCGAACGTTTGAAGTCAATGGGAAATTGTTGGCGATATTGCCGCAGTATTCTAATAGAGCGCATTTTGGGACGATACCATACAAAGGGGCTCTTTTGAATTCTGATTTGTGTGCTTCCAAAGATAACGAAGAGCTTGCAAAACTTATAATTCGTGGAGTTGAGGAGTCAAAATGATGAGGACGAAGGAGGTGAGATTGTGGGAGAATGCTTGTCGTTATATCCCAAGAGGGACGATGACACTTAGTAAATGCCCAGATCAGTTTGTTGAGGGGGTTTATCCTATATTTGCAGATAGAGCTTACGGCGCAACGATTGTTGGTATAGATGGCCGGGAATACCTTGATTTTATGTGCGGGCTTGGCCCAATTGTTCTTGGATACGGGGATCCTGTTGTGAACGAGGCGATTAAAAAGCAGTTGGAGAAGGGAACAATTTTTCCGTTACCAACACTATTGGAAACCAAACTTGCGAAACTTATTGTTGAAACTGTTCCAAGTGCAGAAATGGTTCGGTTTGCAAAGAACGGAACAGATGTCTGCACAGCAGCAGTTCGTATCGCAAGGTCATACACTGGGAAAGAACATGTTTTGAAGTGCGGCTATCATGGGTGGTCTGATTGGCATGGTATTACAACAGGCCGTGAACACGGCATTCCGAAGAGCATGAAAAAGATAATCAGCGAGTTCAAATACAACGACTTGGACGACCTTGAGAGTCTTTTGAAAAAATATGAAGTTGCCTGCATCATCATGGAAGCTGAGGCTTTGGAAGCGCCGAAACCGGGTTATTTAGATGGTGTGCGCGAACTTGCAACAAAGTATGAGGCTTTGCTTATCTTTGATGAGGTCGTGACAGGATATCGTTGGGGCCTTGGTGGCGCACAAGAAATGTTTGATGTCATTCCAGATTTGACAACACTTGGGAAATCGATTGCAAATGGACTTCCACTAAGTGTTATTTGTGGAAAGAAGAAATACATGGAAGAATTGAATCATGTTTTCTTTTCAATGACTTTTGGAGGGGAATGTCTTTCGATGGCGGCAGCAGTTGCAACGATTGAAGAATTGAAGAAAAAAGATTACGGAGCACTGTGGGAACTAAACCGAAAGTTTATACAAGGAATCAATAATGCCGCAACCAAACACAAACTCCTCATTAATTTTGCAGGGACTGGCTTAAGACATAACCTTACTTTTGATAAATCGTATAAGGACCCCTCCGGGATGAGAGATTTGTTTTATCAGAGGATGATCGATTTTAACGTCTTTTTCTCAAACGTCCTATACCTTCAGTTCTCACATACAGAAAGTGATATTGAAGATGCAGTAGCTGCGGCAGAACAATCATTCGCCTTTGTGAAAGCGAACATGAATGATATCGATGGGGCTTTGAACGGAAAAAGAAGCGTTTCTGTTTTTCTAAAGAGAGACAAAGATGAGGAAGATTGAAGATACTCTTTTCATAATTCAAGCAAGGGTCGATTCATCTCGCATTGAGCGGAAGATGATTCGACCTTTTGCTGATTCGTGCCTGTTTGAAATAGCAATAAAGAAAGTGCTCTCCTCTAAGATTCCAAAGGAGAATTTTTATGTGTCGATATTGGACAAAGAGCTTGAAGAGATTGCCCTCAAATACAAAGTGAATATGTTTATGAGGGGCAAGGGGACCTTGGAAGAACCAATAACACTTCAAAAGATATTTGAGTGGAGACTATTACCCTTTAAACATTATGTGAATTTGGGTGCCTGCAATCCGCTTGTGACCACAGAAACAATCGACAATTTTATTGAAGAGTTTCTTGCAATGCCTGAAGAGCGGACGGGAATGTTCGCGGTGGTTCCAAGAAGAAACTTCTTTTATAACAGCCAAGGGAAGATGATAAATCTCTTTCATGGAAAAAAAGAGCACCTTGTTACCCTGGAAACAAAATTGGTTGGAACAACCTATGAAGCGGCACATACATTGTATGCCGGACAAATTGAAGATATTGAAAAAGGAATTTATATGGGTAATTTTGAAAATTACGAAGTCGCCTTTTATAGCATGAAAGAAGAAGAAGTCTTTGATATTGATTATCCATGGCAATTTGATTTGGCAGAACAGATGTATATTTTGAGGAACAAGTGAAAGCAGTTATAATTGGGAATGGTTCAATCGGAAAGCGCCATAAGAGGAATTTGAAGGAGATGGGCATTGATGTTCGAACAGTTGATGTCGACGAGGCTCACAACCTTAATGCGATATTAAACAGTCGTGTTTGGGATTTTGGCCTTGTGTGCAGCCCGACGAACCTTCATCTTCAACACACATATGAACTTGTTAGGAGGGGCATTCCAACGTTTTGTGAAAAACCGTTTTATCGAGAAAAAGATAAAGAGCTTTTGACGAAAATAAGGCGTTGTGTGAAACACAAAAACCTTCCAAATATGGTCGGTTGCAATTTGAGATTTCATGAAGAGATAGCCCAGGTGGCAAACCATGGCTTTTTTAAGAAACCAGATGTTGCATATGCTCATTTTGGTTATGATTTGAAAAAATGGCATAATGACGGGAAACATCTTGAATTATATAGTGCAAACAAAAGTATGGGTGGCGGCATAACATTTGATGCCATACATGAGTTCGACTATCTTTATCATTGGTATGGAGAAATTGATAAGATCGATGTTGTTGCAAAGAAAGTGTCAGACGTAACAGTTGACACAGAGGATGTATGCGATGGGAAGATTTATTTCAGAAACGGACAGGTTGCTTATATCCATTTGGATTATTTAGCACCAGAGTATACAAGGTTTTTTATGTTTCCTTATTCACCAAGCTGTTATTACTACGACAAACCCATTAATATTGTACCAAGTAATGAGATGTATGAATTTGAGATGAGGTACTTTGTAGGAAACCTGATATATGATGTAGAAGGGTGTATCAATTCTTTTGATGAAGCAATACACCTGATTGACAAAATAAACGAAGGACTAAAATATGAATTCTAAAAAGACATATGTAATCGCGGAAGTTGGAGCCAACCACGATCGTGAGTTCGGCAAAGCTTGGAAGATGATAGAGGTTGCTGCCGAAGCGGGAGCTAATGCCGTCAAGTTTCAGACATATTCAGCGGAAACTTTATATTCAAAAAACACCCCTGATTTTGCTGGGTACAAAAACATCAATAAGCTTATCAAAAGAATTGAAATTCCAAGACATTGGCAAAAGGATTTAAAAGAAATTTGTGAGAGTTTTGACGTTGAGTTCTTGTCGACACCGTTTGATGAAAGAGCGGTTGAAGAGCTTTATGAGCTTGGAATGAAAAGATTTAAAATTGGAAGTTTTGAGGCGAGTGACCCGAGATTCGTCAGGCTTGTTGCCTCAACAGGTTTACCATTGGTTATATCACTTGGCTGTGGGGCAAACCCAAGCGATATCATTGATTGGGTCTTGGAAGAAAATAAAGATCCCGACATAACATTCCTTCATTGTAATAGTGCATACCCGACGCCGCTTGAAGATATTAGGCTTGGAACCATTCGATATCAAACAGTTTATAGGAAACAATTTAGTAAAGAGATATGCCCAAAGCGCGGCCTCTCTGATCACACAAAGGGGATCTTGATCCCACCAGTTGCTGTTGCATTAGGGGCGTCAGTGATAGAAAAACATTTCACGATGGATAGAGAAGGTCGTGGACCTGACCATAGTTTTGCTATTGAACCTAATGAGTTAAAACAGATGATTGAAAATATTCGCAAAGTTGAAATAGCAATGGGAGAAAGGCACGGATCAACATTAACGATAAGCGAACAAAAATTTGCTCATGCGAAAAGGTCAATCGTGGCGAAAAAGCGTATTAATCCCGGTGAGATTTTTACGAAAGACAACATAACAACGATAAGACCGTGTTTTGAACATAATATTCCGGCTGAAGAGTTTTATAATATTCTTGGTAAAGAGTGCAAGGAGGAGTTGTTGGAGGGCGAGGCTTTAACAAAGTGGGGAAAAAAATAATGGCATATATTCTTTGTAAAGATTTAAAATATATTGATGTTGAGAGACTGAGGCAACGAAGTGCCACCCAGTGGTTTGTTATCCAGGAAGAAGATCTATTGAACCCGGATCCTATGTGGGCAAATGTACACACTGTCATCGAGCACTTTACTTCGTCCTCGGATAGGAAAATCTTTGTTCCATTTTACTCAAAGAAGATTCCAAAAGAAATTTATGAAAAGTACGAGGTGATAATTTTTCACATGACGGATGTTCCTTATGGCCGAGGAGGCTCACCTCTTCAAAATCTTATAAAAAGAGGCCATAGCTTGACAAAAATAGCAGCATTACAATGTACTGACAATTTAGACGCAGGAGACGTTTACCTTAAAGAGATGTTATCCCTCGATGGGACAGCAGAAGAAATTTACAAGAGAGCAGGTCTTATTATTGAAGATATGATGTGGAGAATCGCAAAAATGAACATTGTTCCAAAGCCACAAATTGGAACTGTGACAAAATTTAAACGCCGAAAGCCGGCGCAAAGTGAGATTGTTACCGAATGTGGCTTGACAGAGCTTTATGATCACATCAGAATGTTAGATGCGCCTGATTATCCAAAAGCTTTTGTTGAATACAACAATTATCGTTTGGAATTTACAGGGGCACGCTTGGAAAATGGCAAGTTAACAGCGAACGTTGAGTTCGTGGAGGATGAATAATGAAAGTTTTAGTAATGGCAGCGCACCCCGACGATGAGCTTCTTGGCTGTGGAGGGACCATGGCGAAACTTATTGAAGAGGGTCATGAAGTTCACATTCTTGTCTTTGCAGATGGTAGTGGGGCAAGGGATAATGAGTACGAAGGGTACACAAGAATACCGGAACTCATGACATTGGCAAACTTTATGGGAGTCAAGAGCTGTAAGGCGGGCAACTTCCCAGATAACAAGATGGATTCTGTTCCATTGCTTAATGTCTGTAAGTTTATTGAAAAGAACGTGAACTTTGAGCCGGATATCATTTTTACACATCACCCGAGTTGCTTAAACATTGATCATGCGACAGTCACTAGGGCAACTTTGACAGCTTTTAGGCCGCAACATGGAAGCGAAATGGCGATTTATGCTTATTTTGTACCGTCTTCAACGGATTATAACCCGCTTAACACTTTTCAAGGAAACGTATATTTTGATGTTGAGGATCATCAAAAGGTTAAACTCGACAATATTGAACAATATTATGGTGGAGAGTTGAGAGAGCACCCTCATTCAAGATCTCGTGAAAATTTAGAAAACCTTATGAGAGTTTGGGGAGCAGAAGTCGGCCTTGAATATGCTGAAAAGTTTCAATTGTTACGACAGGTGGTGAAATGATAAAAGGCAAAAGGATAATATTGAGAGCGGTTGAAGAAGAGCACCTTAGTAAGTTGTTGTTGTGGCGAAATATGTATTTGCCTTATTTCCGTGAGTATAGGGTCATGGGAATCGAGGATCAGCGTCGTTGGTGGAGAGACAAAATTCTTAATGATGATTCATGGCAGTACTTTGTAGCGTGCGACCAAGCTACTGTTGTTGGGGCTGTTGGCTTAACATATATTCACCCGATTTATCAGACAGCAGAGTTTGCTATAACCGTTGGGGAACGATATCGTGGCAATGGTTATGGTTCTGATATGTTAAAGACAATAATAAAACACGGCTTTGAGAGTTTAAACCTTAACAGAATTTGGTGTGAGGTGTATGACAACAATGAAGCTATTGGTTTGTATAGAAAAATCGGCTTCAAAGACGAAGGGACTCTGAGACAACATGTTTACAAAGATGGTAAATATCTTGATGCTCATGTTCTTGGAATGTTAAGAGAAGATTATAAGTGGAGAAACTGGAAGTGAAAATATTAGTAACAGGTGGGCTTGGATTTGTTGGTTCTAATCTTGTTGATGAACTTATGAGCAAAGAGGGTTGCGAGGTTTTTGTCATAGATAACCTTTGTTCGGATTCTTCTTCAAGAAACTATATGAGAAACGATGTGACTTATTGGATTGACGACGTTAGGAACTTAAACACATACAAATACGATGGCCATAAATTTGATGTGATTTATCATCTTGCAGCGTTGGCGAGAATCCAACCAAGTTTTAAAGATCCGTTAACATACCTTTCAACAGATGTTCTTGGAACAGCGTGTGTTTGTGAATATGCGCGTCGGTGTTTTGCGAAGCTTGTTTATGCAGGATCATCATCAGCATATGCGGGGCCAATGTTAAACCCTTATGCTTTCGCAAAACACACCGGAGAACAAGTTTGTGAGTTATATCACCGCGTGTACGGCATGAGTACCGTTACAGCGCGGTTTTTTAATGTTTATGGTAAGAGGCAACCAACGAAAGGTGCCTATGCAACAGTTGTTGGAATTTTCGAAGGCTTAACATCAGCAGGAAAACCGCTTACAGTAACAGGTGATGGCGAGCAAAGAAGGGATTTCACACATATTTCAGATATTGTGGCAGGGTTTATATCGCTTGGAGAAGGGATTTGGCAAGCTCAAGTATTTGACCTTGGTTGTGGAAAAAACTATTCTATAAACGAGCTTGCAGATATGTTCGGTGGAGAGAAAGTTTATATTCCAAAACGACCTGGCGAAGCAAGAGACACATTGGCAGATTTTTCTGAGATGTTCAAAGCAACAGGTTGGGAGTCCAAGGTCAAACTTGAGGGATACATTACAAATTGGTTGGTGAGGTAAAGATGAGAAATGCAAAAGTAGGTGTTGTTGGTTTAGGTTTTGTAGGTTCGGCTCTGATTAAGGGCCTAAAGAAGAAAGAGTATTTTAATGCAATTCACACTTATGATAAATATAAAAATTCTTCGTGTGAGTCACTCAAAGAGCTTTGCAAACAAACAGAATTAATTTTCGTTTGTGTGCCAACGCCGATGAAGACGGCAGACGGTGGAGCAAACGTAAGTTATGTTCGGGATACGATTCTTGAAATAGATTCATACAAAAAGAATCACATTGTTGTTATAAAATCAACAGTCCCGCCGGGAACGACAAAATTAATTCAAAAGTTGTGTACCAACTGCTCGATAGTGTTCAGCCCAGAATTCTTAACAGAAGCCAATTTCCTTAACGACTTTCTAAATCAGGACCGTATTGTCCTTGGGGGAAGTTGGAGTGCAAAACATGCGGTGAAAGACTTTTTCCAAAAAGGTTGGCAAGAAGGTGCTTCTATTACTGGTAGGGTGGGAACAAAGTATCTGTTAACAGATTCAACAACAGCAGAAATGGTTAAATATTTTGCTAATTGTTTTTTGGCGACAAAGGTAACGTTTGCCAACGAGATGCACAATCTTTGTGAAACAGTTGGTGTTGACTATGGAGAGGTGGTTCATATTGCGACACACGATAGAAGAATAAACAACTCCCACTTTGAAGTTCCAGGCCCAGACGGAGGTTTTGGATTTTCAGGAAGTTGTTTTCCGAAAGATCTTTGTGCATTGTTGGAGCTATTAAATCTTCATGGTCTTACAGCACCAATGTTAAACGGGGTTTGGGAATCAAATTTGCTCTCAAGACCAGAAAGAGATTGGGAAAAATTAAAAGGTCGGGCAATAACCGACGAGGAGAAATAAAATGGTAATTTTAAGTGATCAGGCTCTTGGGGCCGTGATGATGGCACTACAAAAGAGTTTGATGGATCAATCGGATATTGTTCCGGTTCTCAAAGGATTCCAGTTTGCTCTTCATGAGAAGAAAAACGAAACAGAGTTGATCGTTTTGAATCCGCCAATCGTCAAAGTTGACAAAGAAGATGCCGACTTATAAATACAAATGTCATGTTTGTGAGAATGTTTGGGAACAGAGACACCTGTTCTCTGAAAAGCCGGAACCTTGTGAATGCAGTTCTGAGGATATAGAACGAGTACCCTCTTTCGTTCGAATAGAATCTAAAATTGAGAAGAGGCAGCTTGTTGGTGATGTGGTAAAAGAATTTTTGAAAGAAGCAACGGAAGATTTGGGACAACAACAACAAGATTACCAAAGTAAAGAATACGGAGAAGAATAATGTTTTGGACAATTTCAACAGTTGTGTTGGCTTGTGTTGTTGGTGTTCTTATAGTCTATATAAAGAATTTTTTAAAAATGTATAGTTCTATAATTGATGAATTTTTGGAGTTGAGAGAAGAGTTATTTTCTTTTCATTTCAGATTGAAGAAGGTTTATAAGATGGATCTCTATTATGGGGATGAAACCTTGAGATCGCTGATAAAACACCTGGATGTTTTGTCGGTTAAGGTTGAAGATTTTCTTGAAGCTATTGTGATTGAAGATTATGAAAAAGACGAAGACGAAGAAAGCGACGAAGACGAAGAAGAATTATTACTTTGATAAAAAGCATGAAAAGGCTGTCGTTGATTATGTTGAAGCGGTAACTCGGGAAGAGAAAACAAAGCTTTACGAAAATCTACTACAACCAGCTTTTGATGAAATGGTAGATAAGATTGTTTATACTTATAAATTCGTTTCGCTGCCAAATATTGACGATTTAAAGGATGAATGTAAACTTCATTTGATAATGATTTTGGATAAATATGATCCGAATCGTGGTTCAACTGCGTTTGCGTATTTTTCTGTTGTGACAAAAAACTGGTTTATACAAAAAGCAAAAAAGACCAAGAAGAGAATGCAAACAGAGGTCGGCTCTGAAGAAAAGATAAAAGAATCTTTGCATCCTAACCTTGTTACGATGAACCCAAGTGAAGAGAATAGGGAAAAGAGAGAGTACTGGGAGTATCTTCTTGAAGAAATTGAATACTGGAAGAAGCTTCCCCTAAAGACAAACGAACTTGAGGTTCTTTTGGCTATTGAACATTTGATGGAAAACATAGATGAAATAGAAATTTTTAACAAAAAAGCTATTTACCTATACATGAGAGAGATCACTGGTCTTTCAACAAAACAGATTGTTTCGTGTCTTTCAAAGATACGAAAGCAATATCGAAAGTTCAAAAGTGATTGGGAAATGGGGGAGTACTAATGTCAAACAATAAATACGAAGCTCTGCTTGAGGAAGCTTTAGACAATATTCGTGCAGACAGGATTTTGACAAGCCACTTTATGGCCAAAGTCAAGAAACTTGCCGAAGAAGAAGGTGCTGATCATACCAAGCTCGGCTTCATTGTGGCAAAGTACCTTGAGACTTTGCAGCGTTCCAATGAACAACTTGTGAAATTAACCTCTCTGAAGGCTAAGAAAGCCGCGCCAGAATCTGAAGGCATGACCCCTGAAGAGCGTAGATCTATGTTCGAAGAGATCAAAGAGTCGAAAGAATCGAAAGGGTAAAAATGAATGCCTACGAAAACCTCTTTAGCTAATTTAAAAATAGAATTTAAGAACACACAACTTCTTGATTCCATCGGAAGACATAGTTTTGATGGTGAAAACCTTCTCGACTATATGGCCAGAGAAGCTGCAAGTAGGACGAAAGGTGGCGAAGACAACAGAAAGATAGGGATTGTTGTTGATGTTGTTGATGAAGATTCAAAAAACGAGGCCATTTTTGATGTCGTAAAACACCAGAATGATAACGCTCAAAGAATTGAAAATGCTTCAACCAACAAGACAAAAACATCCTTTAAAACAGTTTATGTTCACATTTACGGCTCTTATACTTTGAAACCTGATTTTAAATCGATTGGCGTTGAACGACATTTCACAGAGGCCATTGAGTATAATGGCGATGAGGCGTTGAGTGTTGGAAGCATTGTTTCTATTACATACTTGAACAAGGAAACTTTGGTATCGCCGAAAATTCAAAATGTTTTGAGCTTTATGGACCTAATGGTTTTTGGTGACAAGTCAGAAAATGAGTTAAGCACAAAAGCTGTGGCGGCAGATGTTGCGTTTTGCAGGCTTTCTAAGTTTAAAGATGGTCAAGGGGAAACCATAAAATCCCAATGGGCTCTTAATGACAAGACGAAGGGTGGCTTTTATGACATCTATGAGTTCTTGAGAAGGAACATATACGATTCAGATTTCATGAAAAACGCTATCCTCAGTGTTGGCCCCCAAAGTCTTAAGTCCGCACTGGGTGGTAAAGTTGCGAAGGAGATAATTGGGAATCCGGTTGTATTTGCAAAGGGGCAAGTGAAAACTTTCTTTTCGACGAGGCCGACTTCTATAAAAATTGTGGATTTTGAAGAAGATGAAAAATTGCTTGGAACAAGAATTGAGTTGAGACATGAAGATGAGGTTATAAAGCCAGATTCTGATTTGGCGAAGATTTTTTCACAGTATATTTTGAAGAGAATTGAGAAACAGTTCGATGTCAAAGTTAGCGTTAAAGGAGATATCGTCTTGATCGATCTTGATTTGGATGGTGGAGTAGTGGAATATGTCAATTATAGCAATGCAAGATATGCAAGCTATCAAGAGTTTGCCTCGCATGAATCAACCTCTCAAAGCCAGATTGAACAAAACTTTGCACCACCAAGCACAATAAAAGGGAAGACGGAGTTTGAGGAGTGCTTACGAAAACTTGACCGACAAGCAACAGAAAAATACTTCGACATCAACGGTAAAGAGTGGAAGAGACAACAGGATAGAGTTGATGTCCAATTGTTCTTTAAGGATGGTGCGGTGAATCAAACCTCTTTATCACTTGTTTCAGTTGAGGATGGGCAGGTCTTTCCGATTCAAAACGATGTAGAGATTGAATATGGCTTAGAACAAGAAATTAACACTTACGATAAGTCTGTTTTGAAAAGAGGAATCTCTGTAAAGAAGGTGAAAAAGAATATTGCCAAATTACGCACTTTTATTGATCAGTTAAGAAACCTGATAAAAGAAACCGAAAAGCCGGATGATATATTCATAAAACACCTATCTGTTTTTAGAGCACCCCCACCCGTGTCCTCTTTCAAAGTTGGGGTGGATAAAAATAGCCAACATTTTTACGGCAGAGCCATTGATTTTGTCGTTTACATTAAACTAGAGGAAAAGATATATCAGATTCCACCAGAGATTGTTCACCTCTATGTTCTAAAGCTGATGTCGATGGATAAGGAGTTTGTTGGTGGCGCTGCGCTATTTCGAAGTGGTAACACAATGTATAATCATTATGAATCGCACGCCGGGGTGGATGTGAGCGGGACGCCAACGAGATGGACAAGTTTAACTGGAAAAGATGAGCTTGAGACTCGATTAAGACCGCTTGGAGATGAGGGAAAAGATAACGAAATATTAAGATACGTTGTGTCTACATATAGTGTAGGCAAGAAATTACCTCCAAAAATAAGGTTTTTAGTATTATGACAAGAGTGAAACCGCGATCACCAAAAGATTTAGATCCCTCGCAAAAAGAAAGTATTGATGAGGTAAAGAGGAGATTGGACAATTCCCCAGAGCAAGGTGGTTCTGGTTTGGGAGGCAGTCTTTCAATCTATAATAACCCAAAAACCCTCAAACTTGAAAATCAATATATAAAGAAGCATCCCGATTGCCCATCAGGGATTGCGCTTATAAACGATGCGAGATACCGAGATAAAAGTGGGTTGCCGGCACCATCTGTTCTTATGTACAACATAAGCGAAAAAACAGATACGAACGAAACAATTGACTTGAGAAATAGAGAGACCCTTGCGTTCGCTTCAAGATTTGAGGTGTCATCAATGACGGACATCAAGACACCCTCGATACCTGGAGATTTCAAAGCAAGGTCTGCGATCATAGCAAGAGCAGATGTTATTGATTTGAAGGGTTCTGAGTTTGTTCAGATTCAAACAGGTGGTCGTCGTTATAATTCAAGAGGTGCTCGGATTGATGTGCTTGGTGGTGTGCATATTGTTGCGGGCGAGGCAGATAGATTTCCGGTTCAACCACTTGTTAAAGGATATAACCTGAAAGACTTCCTTGATGATGTCATGAAAAACATTGGAGATCTCGCGTCAACAATGCAAAAGATGCACACGGAGATAATGATATTAAAGGCGTCCCTTGCTCTTCATTTTCACATAGGTGCAACAGGTCCGGTCGCACCGTCGCTAGATTTGTGCGCTGGTATAATAAGCATGGTGGCTGGAGATTTTACAACCACTGCAAACCTTATGGGTATGATTGCGAACATTGAACTAACAAAGGTTAATTATTTGATGCCGTTTGCAAAGAAATGGATTTTGAGCAGATACAACAAGGCGAATTAAGAAATGTCAAAGCCAACATTACAAGAAATCAGAGCATTTGCAAAAAAAGGACAACAAGCCCTTTTTACAAAAACTCCTATTCTTAATCCCGAAGACCACTCGGAGCATTATTTTTTATTTATAAGTTGTTTGCGATATATTTTCGGCACAGACAACTCAGACCTTGAAATAACCGAGGAGACTTCAGCTCTTGGCCTTGTTTCGTTTGAAGAGAGTGAAGCTTTAAAAAACACGATAACAAAGATCCAACTTGGAGAACTTGATTTGCCAATTGGGCAGATTCTTAAACCATATGAAGAGAATAATCTTGGTAAACTGTCAAGAAGAACTTATGAATCTGTTGTTCAGCACGCCTTTTACGATTGGTTTAGAAAGAAATATATTCTTGGAACGGGTAAAGAAGAGATAATAAAACGGGCAAATTTTGCTGACGGTTCAGTTGGCGGGTGGCACGAAGCGATTGTTGGTGTAAATGACACTGTTTTGTTTGTTGATAATGGGGGCGGCCCGATAAAAGAAATCAAAAACCCGGAAGCAAAGCCACCGAAAAGAAAAGTATTAAGGTTTACAACTCCAACAGTTTGTGTTGTTTCAAAGAAAAAGGATACAGTAACCAATCTTAAGAAGGCAGAGAACATAGAAGCTCTTAAAAAAGAGGCATTGGAAGTCGTCAAAGGATCGTTCAGAAGAGACGTAAGTTCAAAAGCGAAGACAGAGGTGTTTTTCAGAGCCGTAACCAGAAAGGGCGTCAACCTTGTTAAAACGTGTGTTACTTTCAATTTTGCAGAAGTGGTTTTGTCCGAGGAATTTGAACAACAAGAGCATTACCTTGATACAATCAAAATCGGCCTTGATTCTTTGTCCAAATATTCTATTACATTTCCAAATTTAGGGTCGGAGGATACGTTGTCTTCTATATTTTTCACCAATTTGAATATAGTGAGAGATGTTTTGAACCCTTTGCAAAATATGCCAGCAAATTCCAAACAATCTCTTTTTTATCAAGAGGTCGATAAGTTAGCCGCTGAGATTGAATCTTTTAAATTTGACAACAAACAAAAAGCTGCCGAGGTTCTTGGTAAAGAATACAAATTTCCCCCAAAAACAGTTACATCTATTTTGATAGAGGGACAAGAACTTCTACGGAATGAATATCTTTTGGAGAAAGGGGGGAATCCGGTCTTTGCGAATTACAACAAAGCAGTAAGCAATGAATCGATAACCTATCATTACGATGATTCTATGAATCTTTTGGCAATATCATCTATTAGACCTCCAATTTCTTTAGGTAATACCGGGAATACAGCGAAAACCCTCGGTAAGCCGGACAAGGATGCGGAAAACATACCTTTCGATGAAGACAACCAAGATTATGAATTAAATCCAAAACCCGAAGGGTTGACCTTCGTTCCGCGCATCAATGCGCTTGGAAAGGGTTTTGGGGCTGTTGTTGGTGACATTGCTATTGTTACAGACACCTTTGCAGAAAAATTTTATAAGAACTTTGAGGTTGTCGGTAAAACAGCCAACGCTCTCGGCGAAACCAAACTTAAAGGGGCGAGCAAGAAAAACCTCTTTATAAAAATTGAGGAAACAATAAAATTTAAACCAATTTTTGTGAGGACAATCACAAGACAAAAAATGATAGAGGCCATTGATGTTCCGGTGCCACCATCAGAGCGTGACAACCCAGAGTTGCTTGAAAAAACACCTTATCCGATTATTCAAATGAAAACAGCAAACAACCTGTTTTTATCAAACAAGAACATTATTGGTCCGAACAAGTCTGTTCTTTGGGGCAATTTTGTTCAAAACGTTCATTATCCAAAAATCGATCTCAAGCCATCAGCGAAAAAAGACAAGAAGAAAAAAGAGAAAGGTAAGGACCCAAACGAAAGAAAACAAAAGCCGACCAAAGAGGACATGGAGAGTTCATTCAGCCTTTCGATTCCACTTGGGGCCGCTGTCGCTTCAAAGTATAATTGCTTCGAAGATATTGTCACCGTCTTTAGAAAAAGGGATCTTGGTACAATATTCGAATTTCTTTTTCATAAGTTTCCGTGGTATGAGCTTTTAACCAGAATTCTTGCTGCGAACAGAGACAAGCTTGAAAGACTCGGAGAAGATTCAAGCTTCTATGCGTGCTTAAACCAATTGAATGTAAATCAATTGTTCGCGGCATATATTAATTTTAAGAACCTCATTTTAAACCCACAGTGGCTTTTGAGCGTTATCCCTCAGATTCCAGAGATTCCCCAAATTCCGTATATCCCATTGGTTGATTTTTGGGCATTCATCAAGGCAAAGATAATCGAACTCATAATAGAAGCCCTTCTTCTTGCGCTTGAATCCTTGTTGGGGTTTGCGATAAGAGATCTTCTTAATATGTGCAATTTAAGCGATGAGGATATCAATAGGTTGGCAAGTCAGTCAGGTGGTGGTGGGGATCCTTATTCGAACTTTGCTTCGGTTGGTGATGGCTCAAAACTTGATTTTGTTTCGTGTGATATAAATGTTTTGATTCAAAGAGGCTCACAGTTTTCATTGAAAGAGGTCTTGTTCCTTTTACAAGAACAGTTTCCACTCCTTAGTGGGTTAAGCGAGCAGGAGTTGAGGGGTTATTTCGATATAGTTTCTGAAAACATTGATTCAACAGAGCTTGTCTCACTTTTGAGAGGGTTTGCGAACGATGGCCTGTTGGAAATCGTTGCTGATCTTGGTTCAATTTCACAACTTTCATTCAAAGAAGGTGTGAGAGACTTCTATAAGCATCTTGGAACACTGGTTAATTCTGAGCTGTGTATAACAGGAATCCTTGAAGACGCAAAGAGAGCGGCGAATCCTTGTCCCCCACAAGATATAAAAGTCTTGCTTGCCCAAAAAGGCTTACCGGAAAACTACAAAGATCAACTCGTCGAGGATGCTCTTTCAAACATTGAAGAATTGTGCAAAAAAATCAATGATACGGTTTATGATCTTTCAAAATCTATTCCAAACCTTATTGGTCAACAAGGGAGGAAGGCGTTGCAGGCGGCAGTTGATGCACCCTTCAAAGCTTTGGAAGGGCAAACGAAATCTTCTTTGGAACAAACGACTGATTTGATTGGAACAAAGATAAAGTCATTGGGTTCAAAGCAAAAGGTGGAGTCTGGACCTATAAAACTCTCTCTTGAATCTCTGTATTGGAACAACCCAATTGATGAAAGCGAAAAACCAGAAGATGGCTCTATTCTTTTTGATTTAATTGGGAAAGCAGAACAGGTAGGAAGTGAGTTGAAAGGGTCACAAGAGTTTTCTGTGGACGGAAAAAGTGGACAGGTGGTTCTGAAAATAGGTGGCGATAAAGGGGTTGCGATTAATGAAAAGGGAGAGGTTCTCTACAACGGCCAAATAGTTGTCACGGCGAAAAAAAGTGCAAAAGAGGCGGACTATATAAAAGACGGAGTGGTTAATACGGCAAGAGGGTTCATTTCTGATTACGAACTGAAAGACTCCAACGAATTCAGTAAGAAAACGATTCGCTTAATTGATGAAGATGCGACAAGAGTGGGTCTTGTGAAAGCGCTGTTTAACACAAATATCACCACATTCCCTTTGTTACAGGATCTTGAAAAGGGAAAGGAATTTGTCAAGACTTTGTTTGATTTGCGTAGGTTTGGAGAGGGGGATGATGTGGTGACGTACAAAAAAACTTTCCAAGACTCGTTAAATAAATCCGGAGATGCTTCAAAAGGCGTTGAAAACGTTTTGTTATATAAAGAAGTCTTGAAAAGGTTGGAGAGTTAAATGCTTGGTTACGATTCTATTAATTCTGTTTTACAAGGAGCCTCTGCAAGAGAGAGGATAAGAGCCTTTCTTACTGACTACTTGTTGTTTACATATCCGGCGTATGCAGAGATACCAGGGCTTACTTCCGACAAACTTAAACCATTGGTTTCTTTTTTCATGGAGAGATTTGAGAACGACGTTGGCGATTTATTAGTGGCCTATAGACTTGCAGCTTTGTTCGAAGACAAAGATTTTTTGTTCGAAGGGAAAGGGGAGACGGAAATTGTAGAAGCATCTAAAAAAGCCCTCTTTGATGTGTTCATGAGTGTTCTTTATGAGATGTTAGAAGAGCTTGGAAAGAGGTTCTCAACAAAGAAAAAGAAGCTTGTTTCTGATGGGTTCATTGGGCAACTTTTCAATACAGATAGCACTTGGGGATATATCCCAACAAACATGTATAATTTGTGGAACATCGGGAGCTATATTAGTGAGGTCGGAAAGGTAGTCCAAGGGAACGATAAGATATTTCCAGAGTTTTTAACCGGAGAAGGCGACGATCTTTTATTTGGAGAGCATTACGCATCAAATGATTTGATAAGCTTTGGAGATATTAGGAAGTTTGATTCTTCAATAAAGCCAGAAAATAAAACAGAGAGATTTGATTTAGAAACAACAGCCGATTGGAATTTTTTGAAGACAAGGCCAAAGTTCTTTTTGGAGATCTTTTTCAGAAATTCAAAACTGGTTGGATTTGGAAGAGAGCAATTTAAATATATGTCTTTATCCGAAGCTGGAAAGGCAATGGTGAGGCTTAAAGAACTGAAGTCAGTTACGAGTAAACAGCATCTTCAAAACTTCCCGCCTCTTGTGCCAGATGAGATTGGTGTGAGATTGGTCATGAACTTATCTTACGTTGAAGCTTTGAGGGCGGGCTCCATATACTCACTATTAAACAGCACAAATGAAATAGAAAGCCCAAAGCCAACATTCGGGTGGAACATGCACCCGGAACTTGGGAAAGTTTCGACAATTTTGGATAGCGGTATATTTCAGGGATCCACTTTAAGTGGATGGCGCTCTGTTGACACCCTAAGACTCCATTTCAGAGAGGGCACAAAAGGTATTTTATCGCAAATATTGTCGGGTAAGTTGCCGGAAAAGAAAATTGATACGGAAAAAATGATGATGGAAAAAGCAGGAATAAGAGTTGGCTTTGTCAACGAAGTTCCCCAAGGAACCATTGGAAAGAAATTCGCTGACGGACAAAAGTTTCCCGGTTTTAAGTTAGCAAAGAAAGATAGAATCTTCACATTAACGTTCCCCGTTGTCATTTCAGAGGCGGTAACTCCAATAAACCCTTTTGAGTTTGAACTTATTTCTCAAGCGCCAGCTTTGCAACTTGCTGGACAGGGAACAGGGGCGACGTTCTTTTCTATTCTTTCAAAGCCGGTTCTTGCTCTTGAAAAAGATCAGAAGACAAAAGATTTTATCAATAAAACCCTTCCGTATGACTTACTTAATGCAATCTATCCTATTTATTATAGTTCTTTGGTGGATCGCAAAGTTGGGAAAGATAACAAATCGATGAGAGACATTATCAGAGAAGAGGATAGGTTTGAATTGAACAAGTATAAGAAATCAATCGATGCGATGTTGAGGAATTTGTCAAAGTTTGACGAGGTATAATTATGGCTAGTGGAATTTCTGTAAAATTGCCCTTGGTGTATAGCAAGATCGATGGGCCATTTGCTCTGACGAAGACCTTTCAAGAGACGATCAAGCAGAATTTCAAGAATATGGTCTTAACCGTCAAAGGGGAGAGGATAATGGACCCCGATTTTGGTGTGGGCCTTCACCAACTTCTTTTTGAGAACATAGATTCCGCCTTTATTGAGGTGATTGAAGAGCGAATCATAACTCAAACTGAAATTTATATGCCTTTTGTTAAAATTGAAGACGTAAACATTCAAACACCAGAGGAAGAACCAAACAAACTTTATGTGGGAATTAACTATTATATCATTCCACTCAACGCTGATGATACATTAACCCTCAATATAAGTGATAAGGGAATAGAATAATGGCAAAAACAAGACCACCGATTTCATATACGAGTAGAGATTTCGAATCAATTCGAAATGACCTCATAAATTATGCAAAGATTTATTACCCTGATACATATAAGGATTTTAACGAGGCTTCGTTTGGTTCTTTGATGATCGATCTCGTCTCTTATGTTGGAGATATTCTTTCTTTTTATGTTGATTATCAAGCCAATGAAAGTTTTCTTGAAACATCGATTGAGACAAAAAACGTTTTAAAACTTGCTCGTCAAATGGGGTACAAAGTACCCGGCTCACCATCATCAACAGGTGTGGCGGCCTTTTTTGTTACAGTGCCCGCTACATCAAACGGCGGTTCCCCCAACCCTGACTTAATTCCAATTCTTAAAGCCGGAACCCTCGTCAGCTCAGATAGCGGGGCACAATTTATTTTGAACGAAGATGTCGATTTTGGGCGCTCTGACACCTTAATTAAAGTCGCAAATGTTGATTCAGACGGGACGGTTATTTCGTATGCGATGAAAGCCTATGGAGAAATTGTATCTGGCGAGGTTAGAGAAACAACATTTGAGGTCGGCAGTGAACAGAAATTTTTGAAGCTAACCCTGCCAGATGACAACGTTACAGAAATTTTGTCTGTTGTTGATACAGAGGGTCGTGAGTATTATGAGGTGGATTACCTTTCACAAGATACAGTATTCAAAGGGGTTAGAAACCTTCAATCAGATTTTGAAACAACCCCTTATATCTTGAAAGAGCTTCAAACACCGAGAAGGTTTGTCGTGATTCATGATTTGGATGAAGAAACGGCAATACAGTTTGGGTCTGGAACGGAGCAAGAGTTGATTGACAAAGTGTTCCCCGATCCAACGTCAGCAGTCTTAAAGATGCATGGTAAGGATTATTTCATTGGAACTTCGTTTGATCCAAACAAGATAAGTAAAACAGAAAAGATGGGCATAGCCCCCGCCAATACAATTTTAACTGTTCGATATCGCGTCAACACAACTGATAATGTTAATGCCCCTGTGGGTTCAATCGACTCTGTTGTCTCAACCAATGTCGAATTTAGAGAGAGTGTGACAACAAGAGCTTCGGCGCTTGCATCGATTTCAAATTTTGAAGTTGATAACGAAAATCCTATTGTTGGTTCTGTTTCATTGCCGTCTGTTGACGAAATCAAAATGAGAGCGATTGACTCCTATGCTTCGCAAAACAGGGCAGTTACGAGACAGGACTACATCAGCCTTTGTTATAGAATGCCAGCAAGGTTTGGTGCGGTGAAGAGGGTTAATATCGTTCAAGACAAAGATTCCTTTAAAAGAAATTTGAATCTCTATGTCATCTCTGAAGATGTCGATGGCAATCTTATTAGGGCGACAACATCTCTGAAGAAGAATTTGAAAACGTGGCTTAATAGATTTAAGATGATCAACGATACTGTTGATATTTTGGATGCAACGATAGCAAACATTTCAATAACCTTTGAGGTGGTAAGTGAATTTGATGCAGATAAAACAACGGCTTTGAATGAGTGCCTTCAAGAGTTGAAAGAGCTTTACAAAACGAAATTTAGGATCGGAGAACCTCTTTACCTTGGAGATATATACAAAGCCTTGAATGACGTTGATGACGTTGTTGACACGATAAAAGTTGTCATTAATAGAAAGACGGGAACTAATTACAGTAGCGCACAATTTGATGTCTCTGACAACTTGAAGAAGAATGGGCGTGTGCTTATTGTCCCAGAGGATATGATATTAGAAATCAGAGATTTGGATAACGATATAACAGGAATCATTAAATAATGGGTATCAAGAGATTCTACGCCACAAAAGATACAACGATAACAAACGCCTATAAATCAGATTTGTCTACGAGGGCGACGGGTTCAAACATGGGCGCTTCTGATATACTAGAAGTATTCAGTGTTTATGCTCAAGCTTCAACGTCTTCATCAGAATTGGCAAGAGTTCTGATCGACTTTCCTGTTATGACAGAGATCTCCTCTTCAAGGGCGGCTGAGGATATTCCTTTAAGTGGTAGTGATAATCTTAGGTTCTATTTGAAGATGTTCAACGCAGAGCACAGCAACAGTCTTCCAAGAAAGTTTACATTGAGTATCGCAGCAGTTTCACGTTCGTGGACAGAAGGTGAAGGTCTTGATATGGATGAATATAAGGACCTTGATGTTTGCAATTGGACATCTGCGAGTCTTGGATCGGGTTCTGGCTGGCGAGATGCGGGAGGGGATTTCCTTTCATCGTCGGCGTATACAACATCGAGTCATTATTTTGAAGTTGGGAATGAAGATCTTGAGGCTGATGTAACTTCAATTGTTGAAAGCTGGATTGCTGGTACGATGGCGAACACGGGTGGTTTTGGGGTGTTTTTGTCTTCAAGCCATGAAAGTGCTGCACAATCATACCATACAAAGAAGTTCTTTGGTCGAAATAGCGAATACTATATGCGCCGCCCAGTTCTTGAGGCTCGATGGAATTCAGCAAAACAAGATGATTTTAAGAATTTCTATTTAAGCAGCTCTCTTGTTCCCGGAGAAGATAACCTTAACACCCTTTATCTCTACAATTTTGTAAGGGGGCAAAAGAAGAACATTCCCGGCTTGGACAGGACAAACAAAATCCTCATAAGTGTTTATGTTTCAGATACTGGCAGCGTGGATCCAAGCCCCAATAAAATAACCTTACCCATCGGGGGAGGGGTCGTTAGCAACAACGATGTGAATGCTACAGGTGGATGGGTTGAAACAGGAGTGTATTCGGCCTCATTTGCGTATACAGGCTCTGCAAAGACAATCTTTCCTGTGTGGCATACGGGAAGCACAGAGTATCATACCGGCTCTTCGATTTCCGTAAAGACCTTTGAAGCCGGTGAAGAGTACAACACAAAAAGATATGCGACAAAGATTGTTAATTTAAAGGCGAATTATTCTAAAGATGAAAGGGCAAGGTTTCGCTTGTTCATTCGTGAGAAAGATTGGTGCCCAACTATTTATACGGAGGCAAACGCAAGCGCCTCTAATAGTGTGATTGAAAAGGTATATTATAAACTGTCTCGTGCGGCTGATGATTTTACCATTTTCAATTATGGAACGGGGAGCACCCAACACACATTATTATCATATGATAAGAATGGAAGTTATTTCGATTTGGACATGTCAATGCTAGAACCAGGATTCCAATACAAGCTTAAATTCCTCTATGATATATATGGTGACTTGGTTGAACCAAAGGAAGAATTCAAATTTAGGGTTGAATAATGAGCGCCAAAAAGCTTTTTGAGAAACAAAAAGTCCAACAGCAGAACTATAAAGGTTCTATAAGAAAAACATTAGGTGAGTTTTCTTCTGATGTTGAGTCTGCTGATTACATAACACAATACAAAAAGAGGACGAAAGGGTATATCCCGAATGTTGACTATACAACGGCAAGCAATTTTGCCCGTTACGGTTCAGCAGAGAGGTATTATGAGGATGGTGTTCAACGAATTTATAAACAATATCCATATGATGGCTCAAAGGCAGAGAAGCTTGAATTTTATAACAACATAACACCTTTTGAGAAACACCTTGTTGACCAAGATTACCCGAGAAGCACAGGTTACGCTATATTTGGTGCTAATCCGACATATACGAATGATCAGCAGGATGGTTTTGGTTCATCAAGTTCACCAGAATATATAACATTTTATGGTGCAACCGAGGGAAACATCCTTAAGGAGACAAAGGGTCGCGATAACAATCTGAGAATTGATTTTGCAAGCGGTTCGACTGTCGAGTTTTGGTTGAAGCAAAAGGCTTGGCCCAATTCGTCAACCGAAACAGCAAAACAATGCATATTTTATCTTATGGATAAAGAGTTGTATCGACAACTTTATATCTATCAAGAGAGTGATGGCACGAATGATCTCATTTCATACACACTAGCAACGGGGCTTGGAACAACATCGAGTCATTATTTTGAAGTTGGGACACTCCAATTAAATACAAGTCTAACAAGTTCTGCTGATGATACATGGAGGCACTATGCAATTGTGCAATCCTCATCGTCACTTGGTTTCAAGGTTCGTCTCTACATTGATGGCGAGTATAAAGATGAAAAGACAACAACATCTTTTGACGACTTGCCTCCAAGTATCACAGGGTCTTTGAAAGGAACCATCGGTGCGCTTGGCGGAACTGCAATAACAGCATCGGCAGAAGGCTCTGGCAAACTTACAGGTTCGATTGATGAGTTTAGGTTTTGGAGAAAAGAAAGGACAGGCCGTGAAATCGGAAGAAACTATTTCACACATGTCGGTGGTGGAACAAATACAGACGATGCGAACACAGACCTTGGCATTTATTTCAAATTCAACGAGGGGTTCACCGGAGTAAACAGCATAGACTCAGCCGTTTTAGATTATTCTGGAAGGCTTTCGAATGGTTCGTGGCAAGGCTATGTGTCTGGTTCTTCAAGAAGCACAGGTTCTGCTGTAACAGATTCGGGAATTTCAACAGAAGAGCAGGATCTCGTTGTTTATAGTAAACACCCGAAAGTCGTTGCATACGAGGCAGAAAAGGTTGCTTTAGGAAGACAACATGATGCGACAAACAACTCAAGCTTAGTGAATTCAATGCCGTTGTGGATTAGAGATGAGGATTCACAAACAGGCTTGCAGTTGACAAAATTTTTGCAGGTGCTTGCGAGTTACTTCGACACACTCCACCTTCAGGCGCAGAACATAAACAGAGTTAAAGATATTGAGTACACCAACAATGATGTCAAGGAGTTTTCACATAATAACCGTTTGTTGACAAGTCTTGGTTTTGATGTACCAGAGCTTTTTGTAGATTCAGATGTTTTAGAGGCACTGCTTGACCAGAACGAAGAAGAGGTCTATTCAGATAGCGTACACAACCTTAAGAATAAGATTTATAAGAACATTTACAACAATTTATCTCACATTTATAAATCAAAGGGAACGGACAAGGCGATAAGGAATCTTATTCGGTGTTATGGTGTCGACGATGAGCTTTTCAATTTAAATATTTATGCGGACAATGTTGAATATAGGTTTGAGAATGATTTTGTCAACACATCAGGGAAGAAAGATGCGATAGACTTTACAAGATGGTTTGACAAAGAGAACGTTGGAGCAGTTGTTTATCAATTCAAAGAGTCTGAAAACGATAACAGTGCCGCTTTTGTATCTGGGGCGACAAATAATTTAACTCCGTTCACAGCAGAGGTCAACGCCTTTTTCCCAAGAGAGTCAAGAAAACAGGGTGAGCTGTTTGAGCCACCAAACACCTTTACAACTAAATCGTTGTTTGGTTGCAGAGACGCAAATGAAGATGACCCACAAGACACCGGCTTTGATGGAAGTGGAAATACACAGGTAAGTGTTTATGCGGTTCGTCGTGATAACTTGACAAAATTCATATTAACATCGTCTGTTGGGGTGAACCTTGAGACAGACAATTTTTATGATGTCTATGATGATTCTGTTTGGAATTTATCTTTTAGAGTTAAACCTCTTGAGTATCCGTTTACAGATGGGATCGTAACAGCCTCATATTATGAGATGAAGTTCAATGGGTATAGATACGAACTTGGGAATTTACAACAGCAATTTTCAGCATCGGCGAGTTTTTCAGTGTCCAGGGGAGAATCCTTTGCAACTACAGCAAAGAGGGTTTATATTGGAGCGGAACGTGCAGATGTGACAGGCGCGTTATCATTCCCCTCAGAATATAGAAACCTTTCAACCAGAGTTTGGCAGGACTATTTGTCAGAAGATGAGTTGAAGGCTCATGCCCGTGATATTTTCAATTTTGGACGAACAAATCCTGGGCAAAGTGCTTTTGTTTGGGAGATTGGTCTTACTGCAAGTTCAATTCCAAAGAAAGACACACTCGCTCTTCACTGGGATTTTTCAAAGGTAACGGCATCGAACACGCAGGGAGAGATTTTTGTTGCAGATGTTTCGTCTGGTTCACTTGCGTTGGCATCGAGATACATTGATTATTCAGATCTTGTAGATATCCAACATTATGGGCAAGGAAAGTTTTTCACATCAAGCGGAAATGTCAAAAAGGTGGAGTTTGTTCCAACTTCAAAACAACAAATGCCAGAGAACTTAAACTCATCTGACATGATTCAAATCCTTGAAAGAGATGACGTTTTCATAAGAGAAGCTCGCCCGATCAAATATTACTTTGCGTTTGAATCAAGTATGTACGATATCATTTCAAGAAACATGCTTGACTTTTTTGCAACGGTTGTTGATTTTAACAACCTTGTTGGTGAGCCAGTCAACAGTTTTGAAACAGAATACAAGGGCCTTAAGTATTTAAGACAATTATTTTTTGATAAGATTGAAAACGATCCTGATTTAGACAAGTATGTTTCATTGTACAAATGGTTGGATGCGGCACTTGATGTGGTTGTGTTGAATCTTGTCCCCGCATCGGCTGATTCGTCGGAAGAGGTCAACACTGTAATTGAAAACCACATTCTTGAGAGAAATAAATATAGGCAAAAACTATTATATACAGACAGAACAAAAGAAACATCGGCAGGTTTCACAAAAACAAACAAGGTTGGGAAAGCTTCGAACAGACCACAAGAAAAAGAAGGGGCAATTGTTGACAAACCAAACAAGAGAGTGGCTTCGTTGGATCGCAACAGGGTTTTGTATTACAATAACAAGTTTTATATCGACATAGCATTTGGTCGAGGAGGCGGCGGAAGTGATAGGTAAAGGAAGACCTTCAAGTGAACATCACCCACAGACAAACGTAGATGACGTTCCGTCTGTGATTGGTGTTGTCCATGAGACACCTGAGTACGTTGAGAAGAAATACAATGTAACAGAGGAAGGGAAGCCTTTTGTCTCTGAAGAAGAAAAGAAATATGAAAATCGCCGATATGACGCATCAAAAGAATCTACCGGAACAAATGTTTGGTGGAACCTGAGAGCAGAAAGAAACGCCAATAGTTTTCCGACAAACAGCTCTGGTGAAGTAAAAAGCAGAATTAATATCCATGCGATTTACAACAGAGACTATTCTTTTCTAAACAGAAAACCTTACACACTTTCTCTTAAGAAAAGTCGTTGTTTCGTCGGAGGCCTCAACAAAAACAAAGGGCACACACCTGACCATTTCAGAGGGTATTTCTCGGTTGACACGGGAGACTATTACAATGTAACTTTGGACTCGGATCAGATTTACACCTCAAAAGATTATCCTTCAAAAGATGTGGAAAAAACTGTCGTTAGCGTTGTTCCCAACGATGTTCTGAACAATGCAGAGGTTCATGGGTATAACATCTTACCTTTTGTTTTATATAGCAGTTCCATAAATAAAGGATATCAGACGGCACTCACCCTGTCTCACCCTGTCCAGATGCTAGGGCACCACGACGACGTTTATTATGGTGATTATTCAAAACCACTTCAAGGCCCGTTCACAAGAACGCATGTTGGTGGGTTCCTTCATAGAAGGCAAAAGCTTTCCGATGGTTCAGACACAGCAGAGACAAGACCGGAAATGTTCAGAGTCGACTCTTCAGGCGGAATTGTTTATGTGCGAGAAGGAAGGACGACAGGGGTTGACGAAAGAGATGTTGATCGTCCATTCTCAAAGTATTCAAGTGAGGAGTTCGTCCGCAGAGCTGTGAATATAAAGAATGTTGAATACCATACAGCATCTGATTTTATTGGAAACTTTGATAAAAACTATCAAGTGGTTCAAGCCACCAACAATAATTTGGCATTTATTGACAATAATGGGTTCAATATCCAAGAGGGAGAATCGACGACTGTATCTGGCGTTTTGGATTTCGATATGCCAAGAAGACATTTGGCAGAACACAGCAGCTCATTCAACAAGACCGTCATCGTGACAAGGTTCGACGCCCCAGGATCGCCGGAAACTCACGGTGGATTCCTTGATGTCGCTTCTGGCCAATATACGGTTTATAGTGCTTTGCCCTATAGAAATTTAACCGTAAGACAACCACTTGTAACTCTTTTATCTTTGCCGAATCGGTTTGGTGGCCTAAGATCTGGTTCTGCCGCAATTGGCAGAGGCCCAGAGATAACGGCATCTTTCCACAAAATCAACAGCAATCCTGTACAGGAACTGCGCCCACTAACCAACACAACCTACTTGTCAGGCTCAAAATATGACAATTATTTTGTCCAATACGCCATTCCGAAGAGCGATATTCGTTATGCTTGGATCACCGCGTCAGCTTTGATTGAGAAATCACACCCTCTTTTGTATGGTAGAGCACAGTTTGATGGGATGACAACAAGTTCTGATGGTGAAACACCAGCATTGACCGTTGTTAGCGAAAGTGAATTAAATGCTGATGGATTTTCAACTCCATTTGTCGGAATGACAACCATCATGCAATTGGATCTTTCAAGTTCAAATACTGTTCAGTCAAGAAGTGTTGATATTCTTGGAACACTTGAGGAATATGAGAAGTTGAACGCTTACCTTTTGACTCTCAATGGCCCCTATCAGCATCCAATGTTTAAGCAGATTCGTGGATATGAACACCCAACGACAAGAAACCTAAGAAGAACAAACAGATACCAACACATTGAAGAGTTCCAAAATAAGGCTGGTTTGACATCTGGAGCCCTTTGCGATGTGACTCATCCACCTGTGAGTAAGAAGTTCCTTCCTATAAATCACACAATCGAGGTTGATAAGGAAAACGTTACGATAAAATACACCCACACAAACAACTATGATTTTTTTGGAGACTATTACGACCCTTCAGCCAATAGGATGATAAACATTTCTAGGAAAAAGAACGCGCGAACGTCCAACAAAGATGATTCTGTGCTGAACAACATTGCATTATCATACACCGGCTCTGTGAAGTTTGTGACTCTACAGCACAATGAAACAATTTGGCCACGAGAGTCAAAGGCTTTTATAAAAAATACGAGAGAGCGTGAGCAATTCTTTTTCCCATGGAGAACGACCGAAGGCAACAGGCTTACAAATATTACGAACTCCTTTGGGATATCACCATTTGAATCGGATGGACCTCTTGGTTTTAGTGTTTGGCCAATGGACGCAACATCTGATGGTAGAAACGGCGAGCTTGTTCAGGGCGATAATGACACTTTCTATTCACAACAGGACATAACAGGAACTTTCGAACCAACACCAGATTCCTTGTATATTTCTGCAAGATATGGTCGTTTTTATGGAGAGGAGTTGCCAAAGAATACCGTTCATAGTGACGCGAACACTGGACCGTTTTTTGATACATATAAGAGTTTTTCGGAAGAGCTGCGTTTGAAAGGGCAAGGCTATTCAATTTTACCAGAATACAATATTTCCAATGTCATTGAAGCGTATGCCAAATCTGGTAGTGATGAATTCATTGATGATCTTCACCAACTTGAACTCACAGGCACACTTGCGCTTTCTTCAACATCGTCGTTTTTGGAAACATATGCACATAGTGATTATTTGATTGGGGCACAAGATGTAATAAACACTCACAATGCTAAATTGGCACACGTTGAGATTGAAATCGATGGCCTATTAAAACTGTTACCGTATTATGGGTTTTACCCACAACAGAGAACACTGCAATTGGCGAAGCAGTTTCAGAACACTTATAGCGCAAAGTCGACTTTGGCTGGTAACGATGCAAACTTTAGAACAATTTTAACACCGTTTTATTCACCAGGAATCTGTTACAATTCAATCAAATCAGGTCTTGCTGTTGATTATCCAATATTGGATTCGACGACCTTTGCTGACCACGAGGCTCTTAAAGAAATATCCGCTGACAACCCATACAGAAAGGATAGTCAAGCGATGCCATTTGAGGCAATAATAGATCCGGTTAAAGAATTCTTTAAGATATCTTCACTTCTTGAGATAGCGGACACAGATTCTGAAATTCGGGTTGATTCAACAGGGACGTTTGGCCTTGACAATGATAGCGTATACACTCGTATGGCAGATAACTGGTATCCTTCTGTGGTCGATACTTTTATTGAGGGTGGGAAGCCAATTAGCTTTGAGTCAAGGCCAGAGAGCGAATGGAAATTTGAAAGTGTAACAGGATCTTTTGGTATCGCAAAATACATTGGGCATGTAAAAATAAGAAAGACAGAAAACATGACAGTCCATGATGCTGCAAACTATTTTGGGCATCAATCTGATTTTACATCATCGAACGTTCATCACGTTCCACCATATTATGGAATCTTTGGTCCGTATGATACAGCAAATGGGCAGGCTTCAAACACAGCTTATGTTAGGATTCTTTTTGATCCCGCAGGAGTGTTTCAGCAAGATCCTGATAGATTTATACAGGGCAAATTTACACTTGATGACATAATCAACCACTCATCTCTGCTTTTCACGAATGATTTGATGGAAACAAATAACGTTTTCAATTTCATGCCGATAAGTGCGAGTGTCAATTTGTTTGGGCGCTCTGTTGAAAGCGATAAGTGGAATATCCATACTAAGTGGGAATCCCCTGCAATCAATATGATAGATTCGAATCCTCTTACTACAGGAAGCGAGCCGACCATGGCTGTAAAGGGTTTGTGGCATCAGTATGGGAAAGTTCCCACAAACAGGACGGAAGGTTTGTTTTTACAAACGGTAGATAATGAGGCTGGTGTCGGACCCAACCTTATTAGATCAACAGGATCTCTGTTTAAAGCTGTTGGTATAACAGAAGAAGACAGAAGAATTGGAGAAGTCGCGAAAACAAAAGAGATTGGGGAAACGGTTGTTGTTATTCCGTATTACTTAGATGACAATAACGAAGAGTCGTTTCTTAAGTTGGATTTGGTAGAGTTCGAAGAGGCTTACTTAAGTGAGGGTTCTGGCAGCATTGTGAGCAGCTCCCTTGTCGACATGATCAGGCGAACAAGGCAGATCGTTTTGCCACCAAAATTTGACTTTGTGAAGAGGCGGGACGAATCCAGTGTCCAAATTGATAACCCTGTTGAATATAATCCGGTTTTGTCACCATATGCTATGTACCTCATAGACTTCAAACACAATCTTTCTCAAGATGATTTGGGTAAGTGGTGGCAGGGGGTCTTGCCGCAGATCGGCTTGGTTTCTGAAGAACAGACCGTTAAACTTAAACACCCCATAAAGAAGGGTGAAATAATTTCCCCAAAAATGTTGGAAAGTTTTGGAGGGGTTTTGCCGAAGAATTTAAGGTTTAAAGTTTTCAAGTCCAAAAAATTGGCGGTCAAGAAATACAGTAAGTTTATGAACGATCTTGTCGGGGATAGTGATAAAACAGAGTATAAGTACAATTATAACTGGCCATATGATTTCTTCTCGTTGGTGGAAATGGCTCGGATAAAGCTTGGGCTGGGGTTTAAGGAATAATGGAATTCTTCAACAAAAAAGAAGAGGTGCTCGATTTTGTTTTGACAAAGAAAGGGCGAGAACTGTATGCCAAGGGAAAATTGGCTCCTTACGGATATCGCTTTTTTGATGATGAAGTTGTTTACGACAACGCTTCAGGCGAGCTTCAGAATGAAATAGCTAAAAGAATCAAGAAGGACCTTAAAGTTAAGGCGATCACATCAGTTGTTGGTTCAAACATTGCGAAGACAGAGGTTCCGACAGTGAAGCTTTACAACGAGCTTGGACATGTCACAACGCTAACCCAAAGCGCGCCTTCGTGGAAAGTGATCATGCAAGAAGGGTTTGTCGATACAGGAAGTTATATTTCGTTCCCAACAGGGGTCAAGGGAAATACCTCTGATGAGATGAAAGCTCACCTTGAAAGAATCCCGCAATTGAATCTTGAAGTTAAATACGACATATATTCTGAGAATTACAAGAACAACGCTGACAAGAATATGAAAAGGGTTACATTGGAAAAGGATTCAAACGATTTGCTCTTTACATTTGAGGAGAACAACGCTTTTGATTTGGGAGAAGAGCAGGAGTTGTATTACGAGGTCTACAAGATCAATTATGATTCGAACAACACCGCTTCGTTGGTGCCACTGGAAATGTCAGATAAAGAGTTTTCAAGCGAATTTGTCGGACACTACCTTAATATTTTGGAAGATGACGTTGCAACACAAAAACACCTTTTCAAAATCAAGAATATTTATGGTACAGAAACTCTGAAAGAAGATGATTTCTGTGAGGAATAACTTATGACTTTGACGATTGCCCCGTTTTCAGGTGATTTAGACAGAAACTCTAGGGCAAATAAAAACCTTTTTCTCTTATACGATAAGCCTTATTTTTCAAGACTGCACCATACATTTGATGGTGAAGGGAACTTTGCTTTCTATTTTTATGTGGACACTCGCCAGTTGTTTTTGGACAAAAGCAGGTTTCCAGAGATGCTGGATCTTGAAGGAGTAGGTGACGAACTATTATCAGATGCAATTTTTTCAATAAAGACGGAGCTTGTCTCAAAGGATGAAACGGTTATCGTCGAGAACACACAAGAAAACACTTTGTTTGTCAACGAAGACCACCCTTTTTTGAAGATTAGTGGTGGGGCAAAATACACTGATGCTAGAAAGCTTAAGGATTTCAATCTACAGGCAAGGGTTTATTATCGAGATGTGACATACGATATAGCAGTTCAAAATTTTGTAGACAAGGATTTCTTTTCACCAGATATGCAGGATTTTGCTTTTGAGTTATATAACGTTGTTTATCCCGGAGATGAAACATTTAATCTTGATAAACTTTTTCATAATATAAAGGCGAGAATCGAGGTTTTTAAAGAGTCAAAAACAAATGACATTGCGATACTCAAAAACTTGTTCACAGAGGAACTTCGTTTTGAAAATGAACTTGATGGGGTTGAGTACGTTATTCCAAGGGAAATAACCACAGACGAAATAGTTTCTTTTACTTCGGAAGAGTTTCTGGGGAGAGTTTCCTCCGAAGAAGAGAGGTACAATTTGTCAGGAGAGTCAATTCATTTATCTCCGAGGGAATTTGATGTAAACGGCTCTTTGTTTGATAGTGCCAATTTCAACTTTTTTAACAAAATAGCGAAAAACGAATTGAACAAGGAGGTTTCTGAAAACGCAATAGTGTTTTTGAATATTCTCAATGCAAACAAAAGAATTCATTTTGATGTAACACCAAAAGATCGACAAGAAACGGTTGATGTTTTGTTACAAACGAGCCTTATAAGCCACACGGGAATCAATCACAATGTTGGCTTATCTGAGATGAGCACTGCCACTTCTTTTTCAGTTGAGACTACTCATGGAAAGAGGCGGCCAAAAACCAAAGTGACACAACAGGTGGCAACAGGTTTGCAAACGGGTGCGGCTATGGAATCGTCTTTAGAGGTCGAGGTAAAGAGCGCAGAAATCGATAAGAAAGCTGTGTATTCAAAAAACAAAGCCAAGCTTCTTATGCTTGTAACCGTTCTTCGTGAAGTGGATAATTTTATCAATTCGGATAGACTATTTTTCAGAAGGGTTTTTGAGAAGCTGAGAGAGGGTATAGATGATTTGCCAATTCAATTGCAATTTTTGTACGGAGAATATCGAAAAGAAGAGCAGAGTTTGATATTTAGTGATGCTGGAGAACCTATAAGAAGCAACGTTCTTTTGTTTGGCTTGCTTTGGAATAATTTCAAGAACCTTGTTAATGTAGAGTACTTAGAAGCTCAGAGTTCTACCTTTGCAGAGGCGTGGACACCTCTTAAAAAGTCAATCATAGAAGAGATCCCAGCGGGTCAAAAAATACTATGTAGACTGAACCCTTATCTGAACAATGATCTTGGAGTTATTCCAACTGAAAAGACCAGCCTTCCTATTTATAATAGGTATTTTTACATAGAGAAATAATACATGGCAGAAGAAACAGGCAAAATTTTAACCGCTGAGTGGCGTGAGTCTTGGAAGAACATCATAATCAACGCAGACGGAAATCTGTTTGGGGACATACCCTTCAGCAAAGATCAGGGTCATGCTCTTGAGCTTGAATCCGATCAGTCGCCGCCAGCCGGTGAAAAGAAGTTGATAATCAAATCGACATTTCATTCTGTGAGGACATATCCCCCACAAAGGGTTCTCGCCGGTATCCCAACAATAATTAAAGCTGGGACATATAGAATCTTTTTTATGAAAAAGAGTGGGAGAAGGGATTCTGGATATGATTTCCTTCAAAGAAAGAATGGCGCGCGAAGCGTTAAGAAGGGGCTCGTTAAGCCGCCACCGCCGCCACCGCCGCCACCGCCACCGCCACCGCCACCGCCATTGTTTATTCCTGGGATGAATCTGATTACAACAACCACAACTCTGAAAACAGATGAGGAAAAGGAGAAAGAAAAGGAAGACAAGGAAACCGTCTTAAAGGATCAGGTAATGTTGTTCAGCCTTGGTGGCGGTGCAAATGACAGTGGTCTTGGCGGGTCTAAAGGGGATAGCAATAAGAAAAACGAGGGTAAGAATCAGGGGGGTGGTGATTTGCTCGATGCAGTTAAAAACCTTGGGGAAGAACTTTCAACTGGGCCAAAGTCGACTCCGAAATCTTTTACAGAGGTAAAAGACGTTGTTAAGACAGAAGCAACAAAAGTTATTGAAAAAATAAAGAAAGATAAGCCATTGGAGTTGAAGAAGGAAGAGGTAGAGAATTTAGTAAACGAGGCTCTTATCCCACCATACCCACCGTTGGTAACTTTTTACCCATATGCCGGTGTAAACAACAAAGTACTTATTCTTTTGCAACCTCAAACAGGCCCTGTGAAAAAGAAGGTTTTTACGCAACTAAGCTTCATAAAGAGTTTTGTTGTGGAAGTTTCCGATAATCCTCTTACAGGGTTCCAGAGTGGGCGTCCGATTTTACCTGAAAGAGCGGCAATTATTGATCAAGCTCTCAAACCGAATGTAAAGAAGTATTATCGTTTTTTCACCAATTCAAAAACACCAGGAATCAAGTCTCACTTATCAAAAGTTTATGAAGTCGAGATGGTTGATGATGGTGGGGTTGTGTATTTAACAACTCAAATTTTCAAGAAAAAGCAGAAAAAGAAATCAATTCGTCGGAAAAATTTCGTAGGAAAACTTCGTATAGAACCATCACTATCACAGCTTATTGTAGACAGAGAAGATATTTTGGAAGGAGAGGCGGTGGAAAAATCTGACCTTGGAATCGTTCCAAGCGCAGAATCGGTGTATAGTGATAGGCCAAACTTTAAAATTAGAGTTGGTTCGAGGAGAACTAAGAGAAAAATAGATCTGAATATAAACTTCAAAGCGACATCAAAAGGGCTTGAATCTCCAAAAGGAAGCGGGATTCAAGAGGTCATTGCTGACATTCCAATAAAAACGGCGCTGGATAAGGCTGTTGATCTTATTCTTTCTGGAAAAGATCCTTTTGCAAGTGGAGAATCGAGTATTTTAGGAATAGCAAATTTGGGTATAACAACAGCACTCGGAGAGTCGGTAAAGACAGTTCTTTCACAAGGTGCTGGTTTAGGAAAAGGAACTGATGGAAAAGCGATTAGTATGCTTGGGCTTTTAAATGCGGTGTTGAACAAAGATGAGAGCAAAGAGGAATCGTCGAATGAGGGGAACGTCCTTGATAAAGTGGAAGAAAACAAAGCAGAAACACCACCTCCACCTCCACCCCCACCTACAAAACCCGGAGATGATTTGAAATTACAACAAATAAATTTTGTCAAGGATGTTCTTGCAGGGTTGACAAGTATTGAAGGTGTAAAAACAGAAGATGAAGCAAAAGTTAAACAAGCTGCAAACGAAACGATTAACATTTTATCGAAACCTAATGTAGTATTAGAGAGTAATATCACTGGAGTTGTTGGTGGTGCGGTAATGAATAAGAAGCCAGTCAACGAAGGTGGCATCAAAAAAGAAGCAGAAAAAATGGTGAAAGCCACGAAGAGTTCTTCAAAAGAAACGGTAGTTTTGAATTATAGCAAGGTTTACAATACGTTTATAGATCAATTTACAAAGGCGTTGGAAAAATAAATGGGAATCAAGGAAGCAAAAGAAGTCGTTCGAAGTGGAAAAGCTTTTTATGAAGAGGCTTTGAAAAACGCTAAAGCAGAGGGGACAAGAAAAATCCTTCAAACGATGAAATTGGGAAGTAATGTTTTTGAAGTCTATGAGGAGTTCTTATCCGAAGAGCGGATAAGTGATATCCCAGAACTCTTGAAGCCGTTTGGTGCGCTCCTCAATAAAGAACTTGAAAGAAATATAGAAGAGGACGAGGTTTCTGAAGCAGATCTTGGAACACTCGTTGAGCTTCTTTCTACGTTCGGAGGACCAGAGGACGTATCATTATTAACAGAAAATACAATTTTGAACACCAAACAAGCATTTGACGATTACAAGAAACAAACGATTGTAAATTTTACAAAACACATTGGTGAGGGATTTGAAGGGTTGAATCTCTTTTTCAAAGAGGGTGTTGAACTGGACTTAGGCTTCGCATTCAACAAAGATACGTTCGCTCCGCTAGTCTCGGAAGGGCTTAAAGGTGAAGAAATTGCTGAATTTGTTGAGGGCATGAAAGACATTTTGGTTCAGTTTGAAGATGGTGTAAGCGTGGGTGAGTTTGCAGAACTTGTTGGGTTCATATTTGCGGCGATTGAAGATGATTTTGAAACATTACAGGTTGCGATCAAAAGAGCCCTTGACACGTTTGTTCGTGGGATAGTGGTAGGGTCGGAGCAGATCACAGTTAAAAGTGAGATTAAATTAAGGAAGATGTTCTCTGGGTTGGTGGATTCTATAAAAGAAGAGTTCTCGATCCAATCAGCCAGGGAAGAGAACATTGCGAAGTATCGTGCTGTTTTTGTAGAACTTCTTGAATCAATCGTAGGCTCAGAGGGGTCCATAGATATTGTTGCAATTGCAGCAGAATATAAACAAGCCCTGAATCAGATGATAAAGGATCTGAAAAACGTTAGAGTTGCCGGTAGTGGAGAGGGCACTTCTGTGAGAAAGGGCGATCTTAAAACCGTTGCTACTGGCGCAACAAACAGAGCAAATAAAGTTGCAAATGATTTTGTGGTATTGCCGGGGGTTGGTCAAGGGCTTGCAAGTGAGGTTGCTAATTTGGTAGATGCAGAGGGTGTTGCCATCGATCCAGAAGAATTTGCTCCAAGACCTGAAGCAACGGGCTCATTAAACCTTTCACCTGAAGTTGGAGGGTTTGAGTTTGCCCCGCCAGGAGGACACCTTTCACCTGAAGCTGGAGGGTTTGAGTTTGCCCCGCCAGGAGGACTACCGGAGGACGAATTAATATTTACTGGCTCTTTGGGTATATAATTTTGTTCGGGGAAGGGTTGGAACTTTAAATATCGACTAATTATAGTGATAAAGGAGAGATTAGAATGGCTTTTTTAGATAACAGTGGTGATATTGTTTTAGATGCTGTGCTTACAACAGCAGGAAGGCGACGTTTGGCAGAGGGAGCTGGCGCTTTTAAGGTTGCTCGTTTTGCTTTGAGCGATGATGAGATTGATTACGCTTTGTACAATTCAAGTCACGCAAGTGGTAGTGCTTATTTTGATCTTGATATTCTCAAGAGTCCGGTTTTGGAAGCAGTAACCGAGCCCAATGCCGCTTTGAAGTACAAACTATTAACCATTCCAAATCAACAGCTTCTATTCTTACCAACTCTTAAACTGAACACGAAACAAGCTCCTTTGTCAGCTTTGAACACGATCATTGTTGCGGTTAATGACAAGGTGGTTGAAAGTTTGACCGGGGGGACAACTCTTCCAAACTACGATACAATTTTTAACGGTGTTAATGGGTACATTGATGGGCGCGCAGCAGCTAAGGCAGCGGGCACCTTGATGTTGAAAATTGGACAGGGTTTTGACACAGCAGAAGCCGGCGGTGCAGGAACGGCTATGCCGACTGATTTGGAAGAGACACAGTTTGCAATCGCAATGGACGCAAGGTTTGGTCACGTTGTGACTAACACACCGGAGGGTGGAGTTGAAGCCGACCTCTCATTTATTTCAACAGACGGAACAGGAGTTTGGGCCTTGGCTGATGGTGCAAACCCCGATAACTTCGAAGCAAAACCCGTGGCTGAAAAGATCAATATCGCCGGGCCAATCGGAAGACAATTGAAGTTCAGCATCAAGGGCGCTTCAAGTATGTTAAACAACGCACAATTTTTCTTTGATAAGTACGGAAGGTCAGATTCCAACTTTAACAGTACAAGTGTTTCATTGAAGAAAATATCAGCAAACCTGAGAATTCAGGGTTTGACTCAAGGTGGGGTGGTCAATATTCCGCTTCATTTCATAGCAGAATTTTAAAGGACGGAGAATAAGATGGCTACAAGTATTTTTAAGAATTTGGATGAGAACGATAAAGTAACACAAAAAACTTTATTGCATGAGTCAATTCCGATCACAGGATCGCTTTTGTCTGGTTCGTATGGGACGTTTCCGAATGACACAAACGTTAAGTTTTATAGTCATGGCTATTTCCAGTCTGTGTATGATTATCCTTATGCCAGTTCTTCAGCGAACCACATTTTTGATATCACATACGGACACAAAGAAGGTTCAGTGCCGGCACCAACAGCAAGCTCTCAAGAGAAAGAAATCAAACATGCAATCTATTCTCAAATGTCACAACTTCTGTTTGGGTATGATGCAACAGGTTCAGCGATTCCTATCAACGTATCCGGCTCGTTGTCTCCAACATCAGCGGATTGGATTGCAAACCCGTTGTTTATTAACTTTTCAAGATTGCTTGTGAAAGATGAGATTAAAAAAGGCTCCTTTGAACTAAAGATTGCAACAAGTGGTTCAAGCTGTGGCAGTGCAAGCATGGACAATGTTGCTACAATTGGTGATTATGCCGCAACAGGCAACACCGTGAGCTTTATTGATAATTCACCAGTTGGTGAATACGGAATCCTTTACACAGGCGCGGTTGAGAACAACAGAGAAAGAGGTTTGGTGTTTTATCAAGCGGGTATTGCTGTTCTTGACCTTGACAGATTCTTTGTAGACGATAACGAATTTAGATTTACGTCGGGAACCTATGGCTACCGGAGAATCGCTGATTCGATTATTTCGTCAAGTGTCGATGATATAGGAGATGCTGTACGTCGAAGAATCTTCAACATCAGTTTCCGCAACACAACCGAGCTTAATTCAACGGTTTATTTCTGTCGCCTAAATCACAATGAGTTCAACTATAGTTCGAACCCAACGTATGTGACCGCAAGCAAGTTGCGTGTGAAGGACAAGAATGAGGATTCACCCATATCATACGTTACAACAGTTGGTCTTTATTCCGAGGACAATGAGTTGCTTGCTGTAGGAAAACTATCTGAGCCCTTGAAGAAAACCGCCGCAGACGAGCTTACCATTCGTGTCAGAACAGACTTCTGATTTAAAGGTGGCCCATGTTCAAATTTAAAAAGAATGAAACCTTCAGGAATGTTCTAAAGACGTATCCCAAATATATTTTTAGAATGAGCAATAACAGAATTGTTCTTAACAACCTTTCTGATCAGGGACAGTTGAATAATGAACAAGGATTTGTTGCTTTACAAGTCGGCGGAAATTTAAGTCTAAGCTTTCCCTATTCAGAATATTCAGTCTTGTTTGACAAAACAGCTTCAAATCCAGTTGCCTCTTTCGATATTGAAGAGACGCAGAGTGCGGACGGAGGGGATTTTTTAAAAAGTGCGGACGGAGGGGATTTTTTAAAAAGCCGGAATTCAATATCAGCATGGGTTTATCCCGTTGAGGGTTCGTCAAGTACTTTCCCAAGGATCATGCACCTTGGAAACCAGAACTCAGGGTTTGTAGATAATAAGAAAGTTTTCTATATGTTCTCATCGTCATCATTGGGAAAACTAAACATTGCTTTTGGTCAAAAAGCAGATGTGAAGGTTGGCTCTCTTGGGTTTGATATCGGAACCGATGCAGTTTTATCAAACGGAGAAATAATCCAGTGCTATACGACGGATGAGCGTGTGGTTCCGTTCAATAAATGGTCGCACGTTGCAGTATCTTTTTCAGATACGGATGCAAAATTTTATATCAATGGGGAGAGGATGTTAAGGCATAGGCATTTCCCAGGCGGAAGGACTGGAGAACTTAATCCATTGATAGGTTCGGTCGGGAACAGTACTGTTGGCGGGAAATCGTTTCCCGGTTATATTGACGAAGTTGCTTTGACGACAAGGGGCGTCACAGACGATGAGGTGTCAGAGTTATACAATCAAGGAAAGCCCCCGGATTTAGCAAAAATTTCAACGGGTTTGAAAAATTCGATATTGTCTTATTGGCGAATGGGTGATGGTGATGATGCAGATCCAGACGTTTTTGATCAGGTAAGCGCAAACCATATCACCATGAGTGCTTTTGCCAACAGTGTTGGGGGAATAAAAAAGTTTGCCCCTGGTAAATTTGAATTGACAGAGGAGGGGTTATATGGCTCCGTTAAGGTTCCGATGCCTCTTGTTTCGACAATAAGCAGGGTTTTTGTTTACAAGAAAGAGGTTGAGGGGGAAACGGTCACATACGATGAGGAATACACAAAAACATCTGATGTCTATCGAATATTGGCCTTAAAGAATACTATTGAATATTATAAGCCGCTTAGTGAAGCTTATAACTTTGATAATCTGATGTTGAGTGGGGGGCGACCCCACCTTGAACATCCTGATGTTGGCGCAAAGGTTCTTTCTGAACACAAAATGCACCCGTCTTCAAGTATAAACCTTATAAGTATTCCGAAGATCTTTTACGATGAAGGGATTAAGAAGGGGTCTGTTGACCTTAAGTTTTATGTGACGGGGAATTTGACAGCAAGGGCTCAAGACATTAATGAAAACGGTGCTTTGATCCAAACAACAGGATCAACATCTGGAAGCATAGTTGGTTTTGTTTTGTATAATGAGGGGTTCTTGGTTTTGACGGGAAGCGACTCATTGAACACAGATATTTCAGAGCCGTATATCCAACCTATTGATTCACAAAAAGACGTTGTAACTGATTCACCAAAATGGATTCATTTTGGAGCATACAAGTCTAATACCCTGGAATACAATGACATCATTTCATCTTCATACGAACTTGAATTTGAAGGAACACACAAGATAAATACGATAACAATGTTTGCACACGCCCCAAAAAACTTACTTAACTGGAGCAACAATTTTTCGTATATTTCTGCTAGTCAAGGAAATCAAATTCTATTTTCAACGGGTTCGAAACTGTTTTGGGAGAACGAAGATATTCAAATAAAAAACACTATATCTTCTTCTCATTATCATTCGGAGTCATACTCACAGCAGACTTATATAAATAAGATCGGTGTTTATGATGAAGAGGAAAACCTTATTGGCATTGCGACATTGGCCAATCCTGTTCGTAAAAAGCCAGACCAGAGCTACACCTTTAAATTAAAAATGGATCTTTGATTTCGTAGGAGAAACAATGATCTTAGGACTTGATGTTAGTACAAGCATCACAGGAGCATCAGTAATAGATGAGTCGGGTTGTCTTCTTTTTTGTGGGAAATATGACACAAGAAAAATCAAAGGCTTTTATCTTAAAGCGGATTTTGTTGAAGAGAATCTGAAACAGCTTAAAAAGGATTATGACATAACACATGTCTACATCGAACAGCCACTTGGTATGTTTAAGTCGGGATTCTCATCGGCAAAAACGATCCAGTTGTTGAATAGGTATAACGGCGTAATAAGTTGGATTTGTAGAAAGATATTCAAAACCGATCCGGAGTTGGTAAACGCCATGTCAGCAAGAAAATTAGCAGGGATAAAGTTCAATAAAGGCGACAAAGCCAAGGAAATTGTTCTGAAATTTGTGCTTGACAACGAACCTCTTTTCGATATAAAGTATACCCGTAACGGGACGCCAAAACCTGGGGAGTTTGACCGGGCAGATAGCGTTATTATAGCCCGTGCGGGGTATTTATTATGTCAAGAAGAGGAAAACTCGAAATCCTAAGCGAGATATTGGGGATCCCGCGTCAGGTTGGGGATGAATGTCTATACTTCTGTCCGAAGTGTGACCACCATAAACAGAAGCTATCTGTTAACATTACCAAGGGAAAGTTTAAATGTTGGATCTGTGAGTATTCCGGGCCAAGGCTAAGAAGGCTTGTTCGAAATCACGGAACAACAGCACATTTGTTTGAGTGGAAGAAATTCGAAGACTCTGTTGACCTGTCTGATTTCACAGATGAATTATCAGAGCTATTAGAACCAAAGAACGAGAGAAAATTCTCTTACTTAAAGTTACCAAAGGAATTTATTTCATTAACAAAGAAACAACCCTCGCTCTCAGCGAGGGTTCCCTTGGCTTATTTGAAGAAACGAAATGTTTCATTTGACGATGTTGTCTTTTGGAAGATGGGTTATTGTTCAAAAGGGGCATTTGAAGATAGAATCATTATCCCTTCGTTCGCGGAAGATGGTTCATTGAACTATTTTGTTGCAAGGGCGTATAATGATGCAAAATACCCATCGTATATGAACCCACCAATCAGCAAGAATATCATCTTTAACGAATTGTTTGTCGATTTTGATGAGACAATAGTGATAGTTGAGGGCGTCTTTGATGCTGTTATGGCAGGAAGAAATGCCGTTCCGTTATTAGGTTCGTCTCTGGGAGAATATTCAAATCTTTTTCAGAAAATCGTTAAGAACGATTCAAGGGTTTTGCTTGCTCTCGATGCTGATGCAGAGAAAAAAGCATATGATTTAATAAGCAAATTGCTTCTATACGACATTGAGGTGAAAAAAGTAAACATTTCACCGTACAAAGATGTCGGCTCTATGCCGAATGAAAAATTCGCGATTGCAAAGAGAGAGGCGATTACACTAGATCGAGATTCTTATGTGATGTATCGCGCACTATTTGAATGTGGCAACTGATAAGGAGGAAAAATGATTGTTACAGCTAACAGAAATCGTTTCATGGAGAAGTATTTTGATGGCCTTGTTCCATGGATGAGAGAAGATATTGATCAGATGATATCGTTTGGGGCTTGCCTTGCAGGCGGATCTTTGAGAAGGTCAATAAAGAAAGGCTCTCTTCAGAGAGTTTTTGAAGGGACAAAGAAAGAGAAGTTGACCAAAAGAGTGCTTAATTCTCTTTTTACCAAGGCCGAGCCGAGCAAGCTCATTGATCTTGATTTTTTCCCAAGAGATGATGGGTGTGCTCGTAAGTGCCGTGAATATCTGTTGGTAAGATATGGTGCTAGTTGGAAAGATTCAAAATATTCGGTGACATTTATGCCGAGTAAAAACCACAATTTCGCATATCAGATTGTTCACAAGGATTTTCGTGGCACAAACACAGAGGCAACTTTGAGTTTGTTTGATTTTGTCAATTGTCAACTGGCCCTTGATGATAAGTTCTTTTATCATCACAAGGATTTTCGTGAGTGCGAGGCGAAAGGTATTTTGCGTATAGAGAGGTGTGGAAAGGCTAAATTTGGATGGATAGATAGGCTTGCGAAATATATTGATAAGCCAGAATATGAAACAGTTGAGGGCATTACACATATTCGCGATGCCATGGAAGAGTTGGATCTTATGTTTCAAGCTCATTATCGGCAATTGTCAGCAGATTTCACGAATCCAATTTTTTTAGAATCTCTTAATATCTATAGAACTATTTTTAAGAAACTTAGTATGCACGATCTGACATATCTGTTTTTGATTAATGGTGTTTTTGATAAACTTATCACACAAGAGATAAAAAGAAGGAAAAAGGAGTTCACACAATATGAGAATAGCGCACTTATCTGACATACACATCAGAAATTTCAAATATCATAGAGAATACCGTAAGGTTTTCGAGGAACTTTTCGTTTCTTTGGGGAATAACGACGTTGATGTCGTTGTTGTCACCGGAGACATTGCTCATTCGAAGACACAAATCAGCCCAGAATTCGTTGAGCTGTGCTCTTTCTTCTTGAAGGGGTTGGCAGACGTTTGTCCAACGTATCTTATACTTGGAAACCACGACGGCAATTTGAAGAACAGTTTTCGACAAGATTCAATAACTCCTATTGTTACAACGTTGCAGCATAAAAACCTTCACTTAATGAAGGACTCTTGCTGTGTCGATCTTGATGATGGGTTTTCGTTATATTCTCTTTCAATTTTTGATTCAGACGGCTGGCTCACTCCAAAGGATAAATCAAAGGTCAATCTTGCCATGTATCATGGTCAGGTTGGTAAGTGTCTGACGGATACGGGCTGGAAGATCCACGGGAAAGAGGACAACCTTTTTGATCAATATGATTACACCTTCCTTGGGGACATTCACAAGAGACAATTTGTTTCAAAGAGGAAAGCATATCCAGGTTCATTGATTCAGCAGAACTTTGGTGAAGAGGTTGAAAAAGGATATCTTATTTGGGATATTGAAGACAAAGACAGATTTACGACGGAGTTTGTTGCTTTAACGAATCCAAAGCCTTTTATTACAATTGGCGTTGATGAGAACCTTATTGTTGAGGAACTTAATATTCCCAAGGGTGTAAGAGCGAGACTCGTTTTCAAACAAAATTTACCAGTTGATATACTTAATAAAAAGGTTGGTGAGATAAAATCTATTATAAAACCGGAGTCGGTTTCCTTTTTGAACCTTGTTGACGATAAGGAGAACACGAAAAGACTCAAGAAACTTGAGAGTTATTCAGATGAGGCCACTCAAAAGGAACTCATCAAGGATTTCTTACAAGATGAAGACGAGGAACTTATCGAAGATGTTTTGAAATTAGATAAAAAGTACGGCTCTTTGGTGAATAAGGAGAACAGGTTTGAGAAAGGAACTCTGTGGAGCATTAAAGACTTTGAGTGGTCAAACCTGTTCAATTATGATGAAGGCAACTCTCTTTGTTTTGGTAGTTATGTTGGCGTTGTTGGCATATTTGGTAAAAATTTTAGTGGTAAGTCTAGCATTGTTGATTCATTACTTTATACAATCTTTAATAATACTTCTAAGAATGTACGCCGCCCTTATGACATCATCAACAACTCAAAGAAAAAGGGCTCTGGCGTCGTTGAGATTGAGGCTGATGACGGCACTTATGCGATTTCAAGGAAGCTTTCGAAGGTTCATAAGAAGTCAAAAAGAAAGAATCCAAAAGAAACGGAATCAACGTTAGACTTTTCCTTTGTTGATAAACAGACTGGCGAAAGAGAGTCTCTGAATGGGACGACAAAAGCAAGAACAGAGCAAGAGATTCGTAAGGTGTTTGGGGCGTTGGAAGATTTTCTTATGACATCAATGTCATCTCAAACAGGAGCTTTTTGTTTTATCGATGAGGGCTCAACAAAGAGGAGGGAACTTCTTGAGAAGTTTCTTGACTTGAGGTTCTTTAAGGAAAAACATGATCTTGCAAAGAAAGACTATAACTTCACGAAGACCTTGCTCGCAAGAATAGAAGACACTTTTGATGCTTTGATTAAGGATAAGAAACAAGAAATTTTTGAAAACCAAGCAAACATTTACAAAGTCAAGAGTTCAATAGAAAAGCAAGAAGAAGCCTTAAAGGAGAAAACTCGCCTTCTTGAAGAGGTGGAAAGGAAGCTTGAGGGCATAGATTTACCAGAACTGACTCATGATAAGGTGAAAGCAAGCTTGGTCTTCCAGCACAGCATCAGAAAGAAGAAAATAAACGCCCAGGAAGAGTTGAGAAAAAAAATTGTTGAAAACGAATCCTTTTTAAGGAAAGCTGGTTCGTTTATTTCAAGTTTTGATTATGACGTTCTCAAAGGAAACCTCAACAAGATTGAGGAAAAACAAAACCTGCTATCTGAAACGAAGTCAGAGAAGTCGAAGATTTCGGAAGAGATTTCTTCTTGTGAAAAGAAAGAGGGGTTTTTGAAAGATATCCCTTGCGGTTCTGAGTTCCTTGGTTTGTGTAAGTTTATAAGTGAGGCGAGTGAGTGTGCCTCAAAAAGAGAAGCCCTCCAGAACGACTCAGAGAAACTTAAAAAACGCATTCGACAGCTCATTCAGGAGGTAAAAAACCTTAATCCAGAGAGAACAGGCAAGTATATTGAAAAATATAACGAGCTGAAGAAAAAGGTCGATACGGTTTCCGCTGAAAATATAAACCTCAAACTTCAAAAAGCAGTTGGAAAAAACTTCTTGCAGGGTATTGACAAGAAGATTGAGAAATTGGAAAGAGATTTAAAATATTATGACGACAATCAGGAAGTTCTCTGTGATACTTTTGATTCGGTCAGTTCTGAAAAAGAAATTTCCATGGCGATCACTGCGCTTGAAGAGGAAAAACAGAAAGGCGAGAATGATTATCGTTTGTATTTGGAAAACTCTGGTAGGTTAAACGCGGAGTTAAGTTCGCTTGAGGAAAGAAAAGAAGAATATGAAACCCAAGTAAGCGAAGCAACAGCTTTGAAAGAATACCTTAAGTGTGTTCATGGCAGTGGGATATCATATGAACTTGTCAAGAACAGCCTTGAGGTCATAAATAAAGAGATCAAAGCGGTTCTTTCTTCAATTGGAGATTTTCAGGTTGAATTTTGTGATGAAAGCGGGAAGCTTGAGATTTACATCTCACATGGAGATACAGGTGCGCGGCTTGTTGAGAACGGCTCTGGAGCGGAAAAGACCCTTGCAGCTTTGGCAATTCGTATTGCCTTGTTGAACATTTCAAATTTGCCAAAATCAAATATTTTTATTCTTGACGAGCCTGGAACAGCATTGGACCCTGAGAATATGGAGAAGATGACAGAAATACTTGAACTTTTAAAAGGTTATTTCAAGGTCGTACTTCTAATTACTCATATAGATGGGTTGAAAGATGTTGTCGACCATGTTGTAGAAATTGACAACGTTGAGGGATTTGCCCATGTCTAAGAGGAAAAAGAATAATGCCAAGGGTAAAAGCATTTTTAGATCGCCACGTTCACAGATTTGTGTCAAAGAAATTTATGGTGTGGATCGTTGCGACAGTTTATTTGGGATTTGGGATTCTCTCAGGTGAGCATTGGGTTGCCGTTTCTTTGGGATATCTTGGAATGGAAGGATTCGCAGATATTGCAACACGATGGAAGGTTGGTAGGTTAAGTAATGATTGAGTGGCTAAAAAGGGCTTGGGTGAAGTTCAAGTTTGTTATCATTGGGCTCTTTGTTGGGGCATTAGCCATTGCCTTTTATTTGATAAAGCGAAAAGGAGGCGGTGTTGCATCTTCACTGGAAAAGGTTCGAAAGGAAAGAGATTTGACACTCAAAGAGCTTGACGAAATCAACAAAGAAGAGAAAGAAAAACACAGAAACCTTTGGAATGAGTATCTTAGGAAGGTAGATGAGGATCTTGAGATCTATAAAAAGGAAAATAAAGAGTTGAAAAAGAGTATCGTTGAGAGGCGAAAAGAGATACTTGAGAAGACAAAATTTGATCCCAACGCAAGAGCAAAGGAGATCGCAGATGAGTTCGGTTTTGAACTGGTTGAACCAAAAGACAATTAAATATAGTGCAGTTGTGATGCTTTTATTGTTCCCGGCTACACTCTCAGCAGTCCCTCGAATGGCTGTCCTTAAAAAAGGACAGAAGGCCCCATTCGAGGGATTTTTGTATGATTTTGATGCAGATGCTGAAATGGCAGCTCAGAGGGAACTTGCTGAAGAAGGTTGCCAACTTAACATAAGAATGCAGCTAAGAAGAGAACGAAATCGCCATGAGCTTTTGATCAAGTCTGCAAAAATTTCGTTAACAGCGACAGAAGAAAAGTATAAAGTCATTCTATCAGAGAAGAATAAAGAGATTTCAAGATACGAAAAGAAGGTAGAGGCGTCGGGTAACGGTGTGGTGTGGGGAGCGGTGGGGTACTTTGCCGGTGTCGTTTCGGCGCTGGCAACTTTTTATATTTCAACAAAAATTGTAAGGTAGGTGTATTATGGAAATAGAAGAAAAAGCAATAAAGCTGGCAAGAGAAGCACGCGAAAAGAAAGAAAAAGAGGTTCAAGAGGATTGGAAAGCTCTTGTTTCTGAATTGAAAGAGGATGAGAGCGTTGCTGAAAAAGTCCTTGTTCATGTAGAGAAAAAGAGGTTCGTCGCAGATGACGATCGTTCAATTCAGAACAAAGCTTTTACGAGAAAGAGAGAAATCAAACGAATATACAAGCTTGCGTTTTATAAACTGAAGTCGTTTATTAGTCTCACTTTGGGAGCAACGATTTTATTTCTTCAGAGTTTGAAGTTGTTTTATCGGAATTCAAAAATCGAGACCCCGTTTGAGGAGCCAAATATTGTCAAGCCCGACATGGTGAAGTTTGAGGGGGATTGCAGAGGGGGCGTTGATCTTGATTATTTTTTTCCAAAGTTAGAGAATGCTAAGAAGATGATTAATAAGGTCGAAAAATCAGAGGAATCAAGGATAAAGAGGGAAACGAGCTGGAAGAGCGGCTATGTCAAAACCGCTGTTGTGCCAAAAGAAGTTTGGAGCAAGCTTGCCCACGGCAAAGAACAGAAAAAAGGGTTCACTGGGACTCCGAGGAACCTGAATGAATAAACTGTTTCCGATTTGTTTGATCTTATTCGCTTGTTCAAACACGGGAACAGAACAGCCGGTTGTTTATGGTAGTGCGGACGTTTTTAGTTTACCAGAAACGACGATCAAACCAAATAAAGACACAGCCGAAACGAAAAGTGATTTAACCTCTTTATCAGAGGACACAACAAAAACAACTATATATGAAGAAGACGTTGTGAAAGACAAGGATGTTTCTTTCAGAACAATAGACGTAAACTATCCAGAGCCAGATGTCCAGAAACCCAGTAAAGATATCGGAGGCATAGGACCGGGGCCAGGAACAGATATTGTTAAACCAGATTTAGGCCCAAAACCAGATCCCTGCATAGACAATGACAACGATGGTTACGGGGTCAATTGTCCAATGGGGGTTGATTGTGATGACGGCAATCCTAATTTTGCTGCTGTGTGCCCAGATTGTACAACCGGGAGCCACCCTGGTTGCAGTTGTAAAGCTGTCGCCGTGAATTGCTATTCCGGCCAACAGGGTTGGATTGGTAAAGGTGTTTGCCAAGCAGGAATTCAGCTTTGTAAAGGTGGGTTTTGGGGAGGGTGCAACGGAGAGACTTTACCAACACCTGAAGTTTGCGATGGCAAAGATAATGATTGTGATGGGTTGATCGATGAAGGTGTTTTATCGACATGTGGAACGTGTGATCTGTCATGTGTCGAACAAAAAATGGGACCAGATTATGGTTCACCCTTTGATCCTTCAAAAGATTCTTCAAACGGAGTCAATCTTGATAAAAATGGCCATGTTATCTTGGACAAGCAGAATTCGAGTATAGACCTCCATCATATTTGGATTGCCGGAACTGGCTCCAAAGTTATTTCGAAGCTCAACACAAAAACTGGCAAGGAAGAGGGTCGGTATGCGAGCTGTGGTTCACCTTCAAGAACCTCTGTCGACCTCAATGGGGACGTTTGGGTCGGTTGTCGTTCTGGCGGACAGGTGATGAAGATTGTAAATAAGGTTGCGAAATGTCCTGACAAAAACGGCAATGGAAAAATTGAAACATCAAATGGTTCGAACGCACTCCCTTATGGTCAGGATGAATGTGTCCGTTTCATTGTTAAACCTGATGGCGGTGAAAACACAATTCGCGCTGCGGGTGTCGATAAAGACAATTATGTTTGGGTTGGTGGCTGGAATAAGAAAACACTGTGGAGACTTCACCCAGATACAGGAGCAGTTGTTAATTCAATTTCAATCGGTTGTAATCCATATGGCCTTGTGATTGATCAAAAGGGGGTTATTTGGGTTTCCGGTAGAGGGTGCGGACAACTTGTGAGGGCTGATCCGAAGACGAAACAAGTGAGCACCCATGGAAATAGCAAGGGTTCACCATATGGAATCAATGTTGATATGTTTGGGAACATTTGGATTGCGAATACGAACAGTTATTCTTCAAAATACAATCCCGTGACAAAACAATGGGTTTCTATCAACCATGGGCAGAGGTCGAGAGGTGTTGCGACAAGCAATGATGGCCATACTTATATTGCGTTAGATAGCACAAGCAGGATTGCTAAGATAAACGTCACAACAAACACTCTTATAGGGCATATATCTCTTGGTGGTTCACGGTATCCTGTTGGGATCGCTGTGGATTACGATGGTTATGTTTGGGCAGTAAACCAGAGTAAGAGCAGTGCGTCGAAATGTGATCCTAAAACAATGCAGGTTATCGGAGAATACCCTGTTGGCAAATCACCTTATACATATTCAGACATGACAGGTTATACCTTAAACAACTACACCGCCCCCAAAGGTCATTACACACATACGTTTGGGTATGGTGGTTGGGGAGGCACCGTTGCTGAGAGCAAAACAAAAACAGTGTGGACACTCATAGATGCGACACTCACAATCCCAGCGAAAGCTTATGTCAAGATAAGATATAGAACATCAGACACCTTTGTGGGACTTAAGTCTGCCAAATGGTCAAGTCAACTTGGGCCGTTTCCACCACAAAAGTTTCCCATTGACTTAAAAAATAAAAATGTTGTGGCAAGATATTTACAAGTAGAGGTGTTTATGCAGGCAGGTAAAGATAAACTATCACCAATTTTGAAATCTTTATCTGCCAAGGGAAAACTAACAACACAGTGAAAAAGTTTATAGCAATTGTTGGCGCGCTTCTTTTCTTAAGTTTGCCGGTGTTTGCTCAAAACAAACCAAGTGTTGTTGCTGACCAAAGAATACATTACGAAAAAATAGCCAAATTGGAACAGAGGGTTGTTTATCTTGAAAGAAAAGAGAGTAATGAAATATGGTGGTTTGCTGGAGGTGTTGCTTTGGGGGCGGCAATGTCGATAGGGTTGTTTTATCTTGCGTCTTCAATCATTGGGGATATTTTTGATCAACCACTTATCCCTGATGATATGGATATGAACATCAAAACAAAATGAAAAGAACAGACGAATTCATTGTCGGGCTTGAACGTGCCATTAAAGAGAAGTATGGTGAGGAGACAACTCACGATCCTTCAATTCATTGGAATGAGGAAAAAGAAAAAGAATATCTCAAACAACTTAAGGACGTTGTTCATGAAGATGAAAAAGACGGAGTGATTGAAGTGTCCGGTGTTTTGGTTTCTAAAAAACTATTTAATAGGAGCACTATCAAAACTTGTAAACTTTGCAACAAGTTTTGTATGGAAGCAAAAAACGATTTGTATTTGACAAAATATGATTGTTGCGAGGAATGCTTCATAATTCACATAGAAGGAAGAGAAGACAAATGGCGTCAACGTATGAAATAATTCAAGGTATTCATCAAGCGGCAGCAAATGCTTATGATGGGGCAACAGAAGAAGATGGAAAGCCAAAGCTGAAGCTGAAGCGTTCCGAAGGTAACATAATGACCGACAAAAGAGTCATGGATGGTTTTGGTGCCAATGTTGTCAATGGCAAACTTCTACTTACATACCATACAGAGTGTCGTGTTGAAGATATTCACGGTGTTGGTATGGACAAATATCTTCACGAATTGAAAATGATGTTGAAAGAACTCGTTTCTTATTTGAAAAAAGAATATAAGAAAGTTACCAAACAAACGCTAACCCTCACGAAAGAAGGGGAAGAGGAAGTTCTTATTGAGCCAATTTCAAAAATTCGCACTTCTGTTAGGGCAACGTGTGTTTACAAGATTGGTGGCCTTAAGGAAGAGAAGGAAGACCACAGAGACGCAGAAGATTATATGAAGAATTTTTACGCAACCTTAAAAAAGGAATCTCTTGACAAGAAGATCAAGTATCGCTCTCATGTCAGACGAGATGTGTAATAAACCGAATGGGCTACAGGCTTACTAAAAAAGAACAGAGACTTGAAAGATTTAAGTGTGGCAGGGACCCGGCTTATTTCCTGAACAATTATGGCAGGATTGTTCACCCAACAAGAGGTCCAATTCCGTTTGATCTTTATCCATTCCAAGAAGAGGTTTTGAAAGACTTTGTTGACCATAGATTTAATATTGTTCTGAAGTCAAGACAGCTCGGATTATCAACAGCAACGGCTGGTTATGTTTTGTGGTTAATTCTGTTTCATGAGGCAAAGAATGTTATCACCGTGGCAACCAAACAAAGAACAGCGGCGAACCTTGTAAAGAAAGTTAAATATATGTACAAACACTTACCTTCATGGCTTAGAGCGATTGCAGCAGCCGACACAAACAACTCTTCAATGTTGTTCCTTGACAACGAGTCGGGAATTGAAGCCCTTTCAACCAGTATGGATGCAGGACGTTCAGATGCTCTTTCATTGCTTGTTGTTGACGAAGCCGCAATCGTTGAGAAGTTTGCTGAGAAGTGGGGTTCTTTGTATCCAACACTTGCTGAAGGTGGCGCGTGCATTGCGCTTTCGACTCCGAAAGGTGTTGGCAACTGGTTTCATGAGACTTGCATGGGAGCCCTTGAAAAAACCAACGAATTCAACATCGTCGAGCTTCCATGGTATGTTCATCCAAACCGAGACAAGAAATGGTTTGATAAAGAGACAAAGAACCTTTCGAGAGCCTTTATCGCACAGGAATATGAATGCAACTTCAACTTGTCAGGCGACACATTTATTGACCCCGAAGATATTCAACGAGTTAAGAAAGCGACGATCGATCCAATGTACAGGTCAGGAGTGGATAGAAATTATTGGATTTGGAAATCGTATGATCCAAGCAGAAACTACTTCCTTATTTCAGATGTAGCGCGGGGCGATGGTGCAGACTATTCAACGTTCCATATATTTGATGTCGAATCCATGGAACAAGTTGCAGAGTATAGAGGGCAGGTGGGCACAGACTTATTTGCACACGTTGTTTTTAATGCTGGGAAAGAGTATGGTTTTTGTATGGTTGCAATGGAAAACAACACGATTGGTTGGGCAGTGCTGCAAGACCTTCAAAGAATGGAATATCCCAACCTATACTTCTCAAAGAAGACTGGAAACGATTATGTTGAGCCTCACGCAGCAGAAGGAAACTCAAGTGTTGTCCCTGGTTTCCGCATGGGTCATACATTGAGAACCTTGTCTCTTGCGAAGCTTGAAGAATATGTCAGGAACAAGCAAGTTACAATCAATTCAATAAGGTTGGCAAACGAAATGGACACGTTCATTTGGAACAACGGCAAACCAGAAGCGTTGAAGGGCAAGAACGACGATCTTATGATACCCGCCGCTATGGCTTGCTGGATCAAAGACACCATCCTTATTGAGAGCCGAAAAACAATGCAGTACAAGAAAGCTATTCTTGATTCAATTTCCTTAACATCGAGGACGTTTGATACAAGAATCCAAGGGATGCACGGATATAATCCGAAACGAGAACGAGCTTATCAAAAAGCAAAACAAGATTACATAGGCCACGATTGGGTCATAATGGGTTAACAAATGGTAGACAAGAAAAAGAATCCAAAGAATGAATTATCCCCGTTGTTTAAACGGCTGACAAGACTATTTTCAGGTCCGATTGTCAATTATGATGCACAGACTCCGAGAAAGCTAAAAAAGCGTCAACTTGACAAATACGCCAATAGATTTAGATCATTGGCAGGTTTGGATTTTAAGAGGTCTGCTTATAATCCGTTTGAGAACTTGCAATCAACGGTGATGAATCAACACAACCGTGGCGAACGCTACGGTGATTTTGATCAAATGGAATATTATCCAATCCTTGCGTCTGCCATCGATATTTATGCAGACGAGATGACAACCCATAGTATTTACGCCCCAATTCTCAATGTTGAATGCCCCAACGAAGAGATTTCAGGCATATTAAACACGCTCTTTTACAACGTGTTGAATATTGAACACAACTTATACGGATGGTGCAGATCGCTATGTAAATATGGCGATTTTTTTCTTTATCTGGATCTCAATGAAGATATTGGTGTGAAGTCTGTTATCAGCTTGCCGACTCAAGAAGTTGAACGCCTTGAGGGAGAAGATAAAGAGAACCCCAACTATATCCAATTCCAGTGGAATGCCGGTGGCCTAACCTTTGAGAACTGGCAGTTGGCTCATTTCCGAATTCTTGGAAATGACAAGTACGCTCCGTATGGAACAAGTGTTCTTGAACCAGCGAGACGTATTTGGCGACAATTGACAATGATGGAAGACGCAATGATGTCATATCGTATCATCAGATCGCCAGAGCGGTTGATTTACAAAATTGATGTTGGAGGCATTGCGCCTGAAGATGTTCCACAGTTTATTGAAAAAGTTATAACATCAACAAGAAGGCACTCGGTTGTTGATCCTGATACAGGGCGCGTCGATCTTCGTTATAACCCATTGAGTGTTGAAGAAAACATCTTTTTGCCAGTTCGTGGTGAAAACTCAGCAACAGAAATTACCGCTCTTCCGGGTGGACAAAACACAACACAGATTGATGACATTCAATATTTAAAAAATAATTTGTTTGCAGCCATTAAGATTCCTGAAGCATATCTTTCGATGGGCAAGGACGCAGGAAATGAGGACAAGACAACATTATCTCAAAAGGACATTCGTTTTTCAAGAACCATTCAGAGGCTTCAAAGATCTGTCATTGCAGAGCTTGAAAAGATTGCAATCGTTCACCTTTTCACTTTGGGTTATCGCGGTGAAGACATTATGTCCTTCAAACTGAAACTTAACAACCCATCGAAATTGGCCCAGATACAAGAGCTTGAACATTGGAGAACAAAGTTTGAGGTTGCGGGACAAGCGACAAATTCAGGCTTTAGCCGTCCATGGGTTTCAAGAAACGTGTTCAATCTCACAGATGATGAATTCGTTCGTAATCAGTATGAGCGGTTCTACGATCAGAAGATTGACCTTCAACTTGAAGCAATGGCACAAGAACCAGGGTTTGCTGCTGGTGGTGAAGGAGGGGCACCCGGTGGTGGTGCGCCCCCAATGGATCTCGCTGCGCCCGAAGGAGAGGGCGCACTTGATGCTGATATGGGCATGGAAGAGCCTGTCGCTCCGTCAGGACCAGAGGAAAAGACCCCGTTATTGGCCGCACCAGGAGAAGCCCCAATGGGGCCACCGGCTGGAGCACCAGCGAAGAAGGACACCCAAAAAGGTTCAGCGTTCAAGGGGCCAGTTCCTATGTTTACGCAGTTTAGTGATGGTTCGTATACAACACGTTCCGCCAAGGGCAAGAGGTATAAACCCGTTGCCACAGACAAGAGGCGTGGCATGGGGCCGCGAAGAAAGAACGCTGCGGCATTAACAGGAAAGAAGCAAGGCTCAAGCCACCCAGGAAAAAGAGAATTAGATAGGATAGGACTTGGCCTTTATGAGTCAAAGGAAAAGATTTTTGAGAAATTGGAAAGAGACATCCATGAGTATCAAAAAGAGGTCGATGAGGTTTTGGAAACAGTGGAGTCAGATAAAGATGAAATTTAAACACAATAAAAAGAGAAACACTGCTTTTTTGTATGAAGCGTTAATCAGAGAGCTTGTGAAGGCAACAATTGATGGGGACGAACACAAGAAAGAGATCTCAATGTCTCTTGTCAAAGAGTTTTTCAACAAGGATGCCATTCTCGGAAAAGAACTTGCCTTATATAAAACCATTTTGGAAGCAAAAGAAGTTAATCCCCTGGATGCAGAAAAAATTCTTTATGAAGTTCGAAGAGTGTATTCGACATTCGGAGATAACGAAGTTTATAAGACACAGAGTCGGCTCATCGCCAAGGTTAATAGAGTTTTGTCCCCAAATGTGTTTTCAAATTATGTCCCAAACTACAAAGAGCTTGCAACGATATATCAGATTTTCAACGATAAGGGCTCAATTAAGGGGCGAATAATCCTTGAAAAGAAAATCCTTGAAAACATGGTGATTAAAACAAAGAAGAGGCAAGAGACGGTTCTTGTTGACAATATGGTGCTTGCTTCCTTTGTGAGAAACTTTAATAAGAAATACGATTCGTTTTTGCCAGAACAAAAGAGACTGATAAACCTGTTTGTTAGTTCCGGCACAAAAGATGTCGAGTTCAAAGTGTTTTTGAATGAAGAGTTTAACAGGATTAAAGAGTCTATTGAATCATCTTATGACATAAAAGAATTACAAGAAGATGAAGGAATGCTGGAAGGAGCAAAAAAAGTAGTCCAGTGCTTGAAGGAGTATCAAGAAAAACAAGAGTATCAAAAGAAAGATTTTGTATTGATACTCAAAATGCAACAACTCGTTAAGGAATTACAAAGTTAATGACTATTGAAGTACAAATTGGCAAAGAAGCGGTTGAAGCCGCAGGTTTCGACTTTCCAGAGGATGATGTTCTTCCGGGGGAAGAAAAGGGTGAGCCTGATATCGTTGTTACGATCATGGGAGAATTTCTCAAGGTCAAACTCAATGCGAGAAAGACTCTCGATGGCAATATTATAATATATGATCACCCACAGATTGATATAACGCTTATCCCGTTTAAGAATAAGATTTTGACATTGCCAAAGACCAATAAGAGTACCGCAGTTTATGCAGCACAAAAAAGATACTTTGACTTCTTAGCTCAGAAGGGAGCCATTGTTGTTGACAGCATAAGAAGTGGTGGTGTATATGGCTCATTGGAAGCCTTTTACCCTGTTAACGAAGAAGTTGATGCGTTGCAGGTCGTTCTTCTTGTCACAAAAAGATTCGTTGAGAACGATAAAGAGAAGTACATGACATACGATGAGTATCTCGATGAAGTCGAAGAGATGTACATTGAGCCCGGTGCCGAAGATTCGACAGAATACGGTGAAGTTCCACAGGGTGAAAAGAAGGGAACAATTGATCCTCTTTATAAACCATACGGAATTCTTTATAGGATTTAATCATGAGTTATTTAAAGAAGTGGCAGCAATTTATCACAGAACAGGAGGATAACACTCCTTCAACAGCAGATCCGGCTACCCACGATGATGGTAAAACCGGAAGTATGGATTCGCCGGAAGCAAACCCTTTGGCGTACATTAAGGGTCAGATTGTTGTACTTCATAATTTATTGATGAATGATGATATCGATGGTTATTTTGATACGGTTAACGATGAGAAATTGTTTCGAGCCCTTGAGGACCTTGACTTGGCTTTGACAGGCAAGCACGATAATAAAGTTTTAAAACACGAGCAAGCGTACAAAGAACTTGCAGAAGGCCCACTACACATCTTTTATCTTTCAGATGGTGGATATAGCCGAGTGGTTCTAAATCCTACAAATGGCAAGGTCCACCTAACACATAACAGCACCGATATGGTAAAACAAAAATACAAAGAACTTGAAGAAGAGCTGTGATGACACTCCTATATTTTATTTTAATGTGTTATGGATTGACACTGATTTTATGCTACGGGAAAATTTTTGATAAGATTCGTCCAAAGCATCGATTCTTTAAGTGTCCAATGTGTGTGGGATTTTGGGCGGGCCTGATTGTTTACGGTTTTTCTTTCTTTTCAAGACTAATTACTTTTGAGCTAGATTGGGGGACTCCAATACTGTTGGGGCTTCTGAGTTCGGGGACATCATATATCCTTTGTTCGTTGTTTGACGACAATGGATTGAAACTGGAGGTTGAAAATGAATACAGTTGCGACGATTAGATGGTTCCTTCAGCCACCAAGGTTGTGTAGGAAAGGTTGTATAGGCGCGCGGGTAACGCCCGCAGGAGATTAAAATGGCAGACAAGGTTACAATTTCGGTGAAAAGGCTACGAGAGATCATTCGTGAACAACTCGGTTCTTCTTTTCAGCCCAATAATGAAATGCAAGGAGTTGTTGGAAAAATGGATCCAGCAGCAAAAGATGAGCTTCTTATGAAGATGTTGGCTGGAAAGACGCCTGAAGAGGTTTTGTCATTGATGGGTGGAATGCAAAATGGATAAGAAGTTTCTTTTAACAGAATTCCTTGAGTTGACGACAGAAGACGAATATGGTCTTTTGACGGAAGAGGAAAAAGAAAAAGTAAGTTCCGGCGAAGAAGTCATAATGTCAGGTATTATGCAGAAAGCCGATACTGAAAATGGCAATGGCCGCATTTATCCAAAGAATATTCTTGAAAGAGAGGTTGAAAACTATAAAAAGCTTGTTCGAGAGAACAGGGCGTTGGGACAACTCGATCACCCCGAGTCTGCAATTGTCGAACTTGAAAAAGTTTCACATGTTGTAACCCATATTGAAATGCGTGGCAATGATGTTGTCGGAAAGATTAAATTGCTTGATACTCCCCAAGGACGTATCGCAAAAGAACTCAGGCGAAACAATATTAAATACGGAATCAGCTCAAGGGGTGTTGGTTCAACGAAGGAAGAGAGTGGCAAAACGATGGTTCAAGACGACTTCCAGCTTGTTTGTTTCGATCTTGTTTCAGAACCTTCGACGCCGGGAGCCTTCATGATTGCTGAAGGAAAAATTCCAAACGATATTTATTCAAAGGCAGACAAGATTAATAGAGCGATCAACGACATCTTGACAGAGGTTAAAAATGAAAAGTAAGGATACAAAAAAGTTCTTTAAAAAGATTATCAAAGAATGTCTTTATGAACTTCTTATTGAAGAGGGTGTCATTTCCGGTATGATCACTGAGGTCGCAAAGGGTCTTGGCGGTGTCCAAAGAAAGCCCGCTGTAAAAGAAGCCCCTCGTCACAAACCATCGTTTCCTCAAGGAGCTGAACCGGGGCCAAAATCAGATTTTGATCAAATGAGACGACAAATGCTTGAAGAAGTTGGAAGAGGTTCAGTGGAAGAGACACCAGAAGCAGCAGCCCCTCAACTTTCTTTTTCAAGTCCGTCAGTTGCTTCAATGTTTGAGGGCACAGCACCCCTTGAAGAGCCCGCAGACACTTCCATTCCGCCACACATTGATGAAGAGGCAGCTAAAATGCTTATGAGCGAGGGTTTGAACGTTATGGCGATACCGGGTTCCCAAAATTGGGCACGCAAAGCGGGGGTAAAGAAGAATGGGTAAACGAGCAGTCAATGTAAACGTTGTCGATCGTTACAACAATAACGATGCTTATCGCCTTATTCGTAAGTTTATGAAGAAGGTCAAAAACGAAAGGATTCTTGAAGACTATCGAGCACGAATGTATTATGAAAAACCTTCTGTTAAACGTCGAAGAGAAAAGAAAAGAAAAATAAGAAATGCTGCAAAGCGCCAACAGCAACAACAACAATAAGAGGAAGAGAAGAATATGGCATTAACAGACAAACATTTTACAAGACACAAAAGCGGTATTCAAAGTGTCGGTCAGTATCAGTTAAGCGGCATTCCGTTTATTACGTCTTCTTTGTTGGTGCAGAGCGCATCAGATCCAAGTACACCAACACAAGTTAAATTCCCCTATGTCTCTAAGTTTGTTACGGTTCGTAATGATGGCGGCGTATCAGGAGCGAAACTGAGAGTTGCTTTTAGTTCCAACGGTTTAACAGGCAGCAATTACTATTTCACCCTTGATGATGGCGAGTCGTACACGGCGGATTGGAGAGTCGGCAGTGTTTATCTTGCAGGTCACACTGTCGAGGTGACAGCGAGTGTCATTGCGGGACTCACAGGCATTGAAACAGGCTCATGGCACAACAATTGGTCAGGCTCTGTTATGACTTCTAATGTGTAATCACCCACTTTAAAATGTGAAGTGCGAATTTACTATTTCAGGATACTATTTATATTAGCAATTTAGTATCAGGAGCTGAAATATGCCTTCCATGTTAGAACAAGCAATTATAGATGCAAAAGAATTAAAGGAGGCGGCCCTTAAAGCCGCCCAGCAAGATGTTGTTGAACGTTTTTCTGATGAAGTAAAAAAGAAAATGGACGTTCTTTTAGAACAAGATCTTGGTGCCGCTTTGGGCGAAGATATGGGCATGGAAGATCCCATGGCCGGTGGCGATATGACGGGGGAAGAGGCTGGAGTTCCACCAGCACCGCAGACACCTGTTGATTTCGCTGCAACCGAAACAGATAACGACACAATCCCAACGCAGATTGAGTATGCTTTTTTGAATGGCGAGAATGTTGGAAAGACAGCCTATCCTGATGACGAACAACTTATTGAGATCAGCCTCGATTCTCTTTCTGAATATGAAATCGATCCTGGGGCTGGTCCAACAAAAAGAAAAGAAACAAACGAATCAGTTGAAATCGACGATGAGCTTTTAACAGAGTTGGCAGAAGCTCTTTCTTTTGGAGAAGAAGAGGGCGAAGACAGCTTGGTTGATGCCCTTGGAAGCTTCATTGGTGATGAGGAAGAGATCATTGACCCCATCTATGAAGAAGAAAACGTTGATGAAGACAAGCTCATTCCAAAAAATGGGGAAAAGTGCGAAGAGTGCGGCAAGAAAGATTGCATTTGCAAGAAGAAATCTGAAAAATGCAAAGGCAATTGTGTTGCTGAAGGCGTAAAAGTTGATTACAACTTTGCCAAGGAAGGCAACCCCTTTGGCTCGATTTCAGAACAAGATCACATAAATCTTATGTTGGCAGAACTTGTTGAAGAAGTTGCAGAACTTGAAGACAAGGTTAAGAAAACAAAAGAAAAAGCCAATAAAGAAGTTGGCAACCAAAAAGAACTAAATAAGCGACTTGAAACCGTAAATAAGGCTTTAAGTGGAAAAATTAAAGAATACAAGGACAAATACGAAAACGCCGCACTAGTTAATAGTAACGCTGCGAAGGTATTTGAACAGATGAAACAGAAATTTGCAGAATCACAATTGGCTAACGCCAAGTTGTTATACACGAACAGGACATTGACTGATGCCTCGTTGAATGAGCGGCAAAAAGATAAAATTGTCGAGAACATCAACAAGTCCCGTTCAATTAAGGAAACGAAGATTGTCTATGAGACTCTCAAAAGCACGGTGGAGGGTGGCAAAAAGAGACACCCCAAATCACTAAGCGAGGCTATTACACGAAAATCTTCTCCTTTGCTCATTAAAGCTAATAGAGCAGAAAACAAAAAAGATTCCGATCCCTTTAGGGAAAAGATGAAACGTTTAGCTGGAATAAATTAAGGAGGAAAGAAAATTATGGCTACAATCGTTGAAGCATTAACTCGCGATATCGTAGAACGAGATCTCAGAAAGGAAAGTTCCGCTTTGGTAAAGAAGTGGGAAAACACTGGTCTTTTGGAGAGTATCGGTACGGAGCGAGATAGAGTTAACATGAGCTTATTGCTCGAAAACCAAGCAAAGCAGCTACTTCGCGAAGCTTCCACTATGAGTGGTGGCGATGTTGAAGGCTTTGCCAGCGTGGCTTTTCCGATCGTGCGTCGAGTATTTGGTGGTCTAATCGCGAATGAATTAGTCTCCGTGCAACCCATGAGTTTGCCGTCAGGACTAATCTTTTTCCTAGACTTCACCTTTACAAACACACGTTTGAAAGGCAGCGTTGCTGGCGAGTCACTGTATGGTGGCGGTGTTGTTGGTCAGCAGCTCACTGGTGGTATCTCACTATCCAATGACAATGCTGAAAAGAGTTTCTACAACTTGAACAACGCTTACTCTTCACCAACATCGAGTACAGGTGTTTCTGTTGCTGTTGTCGCGTCAGCCTCGGCTGGTTCAACATGGTCAGGAACTGCCGCGTATACGGCTCTTGGTGATAAACTGATTCAGTATGACCCTGACTTGGTAGCGAACAGCACAAATGTTGCTGTCGGTATCTTCTCAAAGGCCAACCTGACATCAAATCAGTGGAACGCTGATAACTACGTTGCGATTTCCGGTAACATTTCCGGTGATGAAAAACAGGGCGGAACTCAGGTACGTCGTCTAACAAAGGATGACACCGTTGACACAAGCAAGGTCCTTATGGTGCTTGCTGCAACAGGTTCAGAAACTGTTGATGACCTCTCTGCGTCACTCGCTGCGGTTAACAACCTTCACTTCCCAATTGACGACAAGTTCGCCACAGCGGGTGCTCATGCACTTGGTGCGGTTGCCGGTCGTGAAATCTGGGGTCTTGAAGAGGCGACACAGGAAAGCGATGGCGATCGCGATGTTGACTTCATTCCTGAAATCGATATCAAGGTCGACTCACTGTCGGTCACAGCGATCTCCAAGAAGCTTAAGGCGAAATGGACTCCCGAGCTTGCTCAGGACCTGAATGCCTATCACAATCTCGATGCCGAGGTTGAGCTTACATCGATCCTGTCAGAGCAGATTGCTCTGGAAATCGATCAAGAGATCCTTGAGGATCTGGTGAAGAAGGCAACAGGTGCAACTCTGTACTGGTCACGCCACCCTGGCAAGTTCCTGAACAGAGAATCCGGTGCTGATATCACATCAGCGACGGCACCACCTGACTACACTGGTGACGTGAGCAAGTGGTACGAAACATTGCTGGAAACAGTTAATGATGCGTCCGCTCGTATCCACAGAAAGACATTGCGCGGAGGTGCAAACTTCCTCGTGTGTTCACCAGAAGTGGCAAGCATCCTTGAGATGACAAGCGGTTTCCGTGCGACAGTTAACCTTGAAGAAATGAAGGGTTCGTCAGCGGGTGCGGTAAAGGTTGGTACACTCTCACGCAAGTGGGACGTGTTCGTCAATCCTTACTTCATGCGTAACGTTATCCTGATTGGACGTAAGGGAAGCTCGTTCCTGGAGAGTGGATATGTATACGCACCTTATGTGCCGCTACAGACCACACCAACAATCTTCGGTGTTGAAGACTTCGTGCCCCGTAAGGGCGTGATGACCAGATACGCCAAGAAGATGGTTCGACCTGATATGTACGGTCTGGTTATTGTTCGAGACTTGGTATAAGCCAAGACTTAGCATAAGCTAAAAAAGAAACGACCTTGGTTCGCCAAGGTCGTTTCCTTTTATGATATTCTAGTTACTATGATGCCAAAAGTTATCGTTGAAATTGAAGAAAAAGAATATAAGAAAGCTCAAAAGTTTCTTGAATTGGGGATCAAAGAGCGAAATTACGAAAAAGCTTTCAATGGAAAGTGGCGTGTTGCCATACCATTCAAAGGTGAAGACGTAAGAATCCGTCGTATGGTTAATCTTCTTGAGTTTATCGGGTTTGATGTAGACCTTAAAAGTGGTAAGATCTCAAAAAACGGTTCAAACAAAAAAAGGCGGTCAACAAAAGAAGGTACTTAAAATTGGCAAATATCTCAATAAGCTGGTCAGGCTTATGAAGCGCCTAGAAGACTCTTATAGTGAATATGCACAATACTTACGCCAAACTTTTTATTCTGCCGAAGAAGACAGAAAACATGTAGAAGGGTCAAAAGCTTTATACGATGTCTATCGAAAGAATGAAGAAGTTGTTGTTAATGCCGTGTTTGGCGCTCATCAAATTGCCGATATGCATGATTCGTCGACTATTAAGCTGTATCTCGATCACTGGAACAAGATTTCACAAAAAGTTATGGCAGGCGCAAAAGACCTGGGCAGCACAACACATGCAATAATCTTTTCAAGACACCCGGTTGACGTTATGAGAATGTCAGACCATCCAGAAGCAAGCATTGGTAGCTGTCATGGGCCACAAGGTAATTATTTTATTTGTGCAATGGATGAAGCTGCTGCACAAGGAGTTTTGGCTTATCTTGTAAGCTCTGATGATTTTGAAAAAATTGATCTTGATTCAAACGAAATTTTTAAAGATCGCGATCGTGGGATTGAAGGGATTTCACCTATTGCGAGGATTCGCTTGAGAGTATTCAGGGATGTGGATGAAAACATAAGCTTTATAGCCCCAGAAAAGAGGACGTATCCAAGGGCATATCCCAATTTCTTAGAAGAGGTGACGAAATGGGCGTGGCAAAACCAACAATCTTTGTTCAAAGAAAGGCTTCCAAACGACAATGCTCTTGAACTCGTTGGTGGGAACTATAGAGACACAGATGATCATGTGATATTGAATGATTTTTTTAAAAAAAGTGAATTGTTTGAAGATTTCGGCGAGTATTACATAAATGAACACCCTATAAGCAGTTATGAACAGGTGGCGAGGGTAGAAGAAGATGGAGATGTTTACATCAGACGCGATCATTATCGCGGTGATATAGAGTTTTTTAAAAACAATGCTTTACACCGTGAAGACGGCCCAGCTTGTGAATATGCAGACGGCGAAAAGCGATGGTATATAAACGACAAACTTCACCGTGAAGACGGCCCAGCCGTTGCATATGCAGACGGCACTAAGGAATGGTGGTTATGGGGTGCGCCTATGCCAAAAAATCGTTATTTGATACGACTAAAAGGAATCGCCAACGGTAGAACCATAGATGATCCCCAACTTCAAGAGTCAGCCAAAAGAAGAGGTATTGTCATAACTCTGTTCAAAGGGTAATCTCACAACTATTTATTTTAGCAAAGAGAGGGTATACCATAAATGAGTTGTTTGACAAGCCTGGACCCAACAAGCAAAACATCAGCGATATTGCTATCGGCGTCTGCAACACCAGCGCAAGCAGGAAACTTTTCATTTCCGTTTTCAGTTTATTCGGGGAACAATTATTTTTTAAGCGGTGCAGCAGAGCAGGTTGCATACACATACAAGAAACTTGGAGGCGATAGCCTTGGTATCGAAATCAAGAATGAAAATGTTTATGCCGCATATGAAGAGGCCGTTCTTGAATACTCATACATAATCAACGTTCACCAATCAAAGAACGCTTTACCTGTGATGCTTGGAAACACAACAGCAAGCTTTGATCACCGAGGACAAGTCATAAGCACGGAAAGCCTCGTTTCAGCAAGTGTTGAGCTTCGCTATCCAAGATTTGAAATGCCACAACCAATGCGTGTTGGCAAGGGTCTTGGTAAAGAGGCTTCTGTTGGAGGCGAAGTTCGCTATTATTCAGCATCATTTTCACCGACAGCGAGCCAACAAGATTATGACCTTCAGACTCTTATTTCAAGTTCGAATAAAAATCTTGATATTGGGAATAAAAAGATTGTTATTCGTGACATGTATTATCGGACACCAAGATCCATGTGGAGGTTCTTTGCATACTATGGAGCACTGAACGTTATTGGAAACCTTCATGACTATGGTCAGTATAGTGATGAATCTTCATATGAGGTTGTGCCTGCTTGGCAGAACAAACTGCAAGCCATGGCTTACGAAGACAGTTTGTATACAAGAATTTCACATTATTCATATGATATTGTGAACAACAGGTTGAGATTGTTCCCAACACCGGGAACACACTCACCGGACAAATTCTTTTTAAGGTTTTATATTCCGCAGGATGCGTGGGTTGAAGAGGATGATCGCCAAAGAGGCGGTCGTGGCGTAAACAACATGAACACGTTGCCATTTGCAAATATTCCATATAACAATATCAACGCTATTGGGAAGCAGTGGGTTCGAAGATATACTCTTGCACTTGTTAAAGAGACGCTTGGCCTTGTTCGAAGTCGTTTCGGGACGATCCCCATCCCAGGAGATTCGGTTACTCAAAACGGTGCGGAACTTATATCGAGTGCCAAAGAAGAACAAAAAGCTTTGAGAGACGAACTCAAAGAAATCCTTGATGAACTGACGTACAGCAAGATAACAGAAACGAATGCTGATATGGCAGACAAAACAAAGGATGCCTTAAGAGCAGCGCCACTGCCAATCTTTGTGGGGTAACAGATGGGAACTTTTAAAACACCGGATCATCCGCCACCATCCTTGTTTATAAACAAACAAGAGGTTGACTATGTTAAACAAGTTAACGATGAGGTGATTGAAGGAGTCGTTGGGCAGACAGTTTTATATTTTCCATTAAGTATTGAAAAGACAAACTACCACCCTGTTTATGGGGAGGCGATTGAAAAGACATACCTCAGCCCTATCAGAGTTTACGCCCTTGTTTCACTGGATGAATATGGAACGGAAACAGCAGAAATCGGTGTGGATAAAAAATCTTCAATAACCGTCCATTTTCACAAAAGACGCCTAACAGAAGATCAAAACCTGTTTGTTCGGGAAGGAGACTTTGTTCAGTATGGCGAGATATATTATGAAATCGTTACTTTAAGTGAACCAAAGCAGCTATTTGGAAAGCCAACACAAAGATTTGAAATTTCAGCGAAGTGCATCAGAGCGCGGGATGGCAAGTTTAATGCGGGATAATGAAGTATGACGAGAAGAATTATAAACACAAGACCCTCGACCATTGAAACGGTTGATTCCGCTTTGTTTAATTGGTTGACGAAAGAACTCAAGCTTGGGACCACGACAAACAAAGGTTTTAAGGAAACACCCGTTCTTTGGATTTCAGCAGAGAGAGCGTTTCACGTCAAAATGAACCAAGAGCTTCGTGAAATTCGCGCAGATTCAATTGTGTTGCCGGTCATCACTGTTGAGAGAACAATAGTGGACAAAACAAGCGCGGATAAAAGACCAATACCTGCAAACGTGAGGCCGGTTAATGATTTTAGGGGTGGTGCGATAACATTCGCAAAAAGAATCAATCAGGTTAAGACGAGAAACTTCGCGAATGCTGATGCAAGACGTGTTCATGGACAATATAATTTCCCTTATAAAAACAATAAGATCGTTTATCAACATGTTTCAATTCCGTACCCTGTTTATCTCGACATGACGTATAAGATTAAGTTGAGGACAGAATACCTCCAACAGCTTAACGAGCTTTTAACTCCATTTCACACAGTGACAGGTGGAATCAACAGAATCATTATAAAACATGATGGTTTTCGTTATGAAGCGTTTATTGAACCAAGCTCTTCTCTTGAGGTGAACGCAGCTTCTCTTGGTGAAGCAGAAAAGAAATATAGTTCCGACATTACAGTAAAAGTACTTGGTTTCGTTTCAAGTGATGGCGAAAACCAAGTTAAACCAAACGTTGTTATAAGAGAAAACACTGTGCAACTTCGTTTTCAAAGAGAGCGAGTTATTGTCGGGGATGAAAATATCCTGAATTCAAACGATGAACCGTTCCGGTCATAAGACTTTAGGTAATTTGCAAACTATTTATCATAGTAAACACCTATTCTTGGGAGCAAAATAGAATGGCAGAATCAGCAAAGAACTTTAAATTTATATCCCCAGGTATCAAGATTCTTGAGATCGATCGGTCACAAATCCCGGCAAGGCCGGAAGCCGTTGGTCCACTAATTATTGGTCGTGCCCGCAGAGGACCAGCTTTTAAGCCAGTCAAGATAAGCTCGTTTTCCGAGTTTGTTGAGATCTTTGGTGAACCCGTTGCTGGTGGCGAAAATAACGATGTATGGCGTGATGGAAACTTTACTTCCCCAATGTATGGCCCGTATGCTGTTCAGGCATGGTTGAAAAATGGTGAAGTCTGTTCATACATGAGAGTTCTTGGTGATGCAGACAGCAAAGCAACAACCGACGCAGGAAAAGCAGGTTGGAAAACTGGTGCAATCGACGGCCAGGGTAATACTGGTGGAGCTTATGGCCTCTTTGTGTTCCCATCATCGAGTGCCGGCCAGGCTGCCGCACTTTCAGGCTCACTTGCAGCCGTTTGGTATATGAGTGAAGGCGCTCCGATCTTGTCAGGTTCATTATATGGAACAGCATCTGCCGGAACACAGAATAAGGTTGGTGCGGGAACAAGCCATTTTATTGTAAGTGATACAAATGGTAACTTCACAATGCAGTTCTCAGGTTCGTCAGATCTTCCTTACAATCCTGAGATTGAAGATACCAAGCTGAAATTCAGTCTAAATAAAGACAAAGGAAACTTTATCCGCAAGGTGTTTAACACAGACCCAACACTTCTTAATCGAAAAGACTCTGATAGTGGTCTTGTTAAGTATTTCCTTGGTGAGACATTTGAAAACACATACAATGACGCAAATTACTTCACAGCGTCGACAGGTCAAGAAACAGGAACGCAAGTTGGTGTTGTCCTTGGCTTGGCAAACGCTTTAAATGCGTTGAATCACAGTGTCAATCAGAGAAGAGCGTTGCAAAGCAACTCTCTTCCGAAGACGGGCTGGTTCTTCACACAGCATTTAAGCACAGATGCCTCAAGTTTCAATTCGACAACAGGTTCATTCTTTGCAGATGGTACTGCAAAGAAACTGTTCAGATTTGTCGGGCTTGACACTGGTGAGTGGATACAGAACAACCTTAAGATTGCCGTGACAAACATCCAGTTTTCAAAGAATGAGGATGTTGATCCTTATGGTACATTTGATGTTGTCGTGAGAAAACTGGAAGATACCGATGATAATCAAAAAATCGTTGAGAAGTTCACGCAGTGCAATCTCAATAGGAACTCTGAAAACTTCATTCTCAATAAGATTGGTGACAAGTACACTGATTGGGACTCTGTGAGAAAGCGTACAATTGAATATGGTTCATACCAGAATCGTTCAAAGTATGTTCGTGTTGAGGTGAACCCTGAATACGAAGCGGGTTTTGATCCGACACATGTTCCGTTTGGTTTCACAGGTCCTACAAAATATAAGGACGTTTATGTCCGTAATAATGGCGAGTTTGATGCAAGATCGTTCCAAGACTCTGAAAATGCAAATGCAGGAAGACGAATGGTTGAACTTGGAACAGACATTGCTGCGAGCAACGCTGTAACTGTTATCACAGGAGCTTCTTACATTCCGCCGTTGAGAATCGTATTCCCTGAAGCGCCAATTCGTTCAACAACATCGACGTTGAGCACTCCGAAGATTGCACACTGGGGAGTTCAGCCGACGCCTGATGGAACAAACACGTTTAAGGAAGACGTAAGAGATCTTTTGCGTGCGAAGCCAAATGGGATTTCGAATCACGACCCCGATAATTACACAAAGTATCAGTGGATTGTCTCCCTTGACAACCTTGCGTATGCAGGTGCAGATAATATCCTCGATCTTGATTACGAGAGCGGCTCAAAGGGCCTTGGAACAATTGTTTATTCAACCGCTTCAAGAAATATTGGGTTCTCAATCACTGCAACGGGAACACTGCCAAGCGATTTCCCAGACAGAAGCAACGTTCAGGCTTCATATAAAGCGCCGTTGGTTCTTGGACTTGGAAACCTTATTTCACCATTCTATGGCGGAACAGACGGATTCGACATCAAAGATTCAGATCCACTGAGCAACCAAGGGTTTAATTCTTCACCAACACTGCTTAATGACCAGCAGTACTTCACTCTGCGAAGAGCGATTGATGCCGTGAAGAATCCTGAAGTTGCAGAGTACAACATTGTTGCCATTCCGGGTTTGACAAATGTGAGCTTGAACAAGTCTCTCATAACAAACACAGAAGAGCGTGCAGACGCTTTGGCGATTATTGATGTCGACAAGGGATATATCCCACCGCATGAGTATCTGTATGACAGCTCATTGGCTTTGTCTATGGGTGATGTTTCCGATGCACAGTTGGACCACAGAGACAACAAATATAACTCAAGTTATGGTGCGGCCTACTACCCATGGGTTCAGGTCCGCGACTCTGTGAGCAACAAAAATATCTGGATGCCACCATCAATTGCCGCAATTGGTGCAATGGCCTATACAGATAGAGTTCAGGCTCCATGGTTTGCGCCAGCAGGCTTCAATCGTGGTGGTTTGTCAAGCGGTGTTGCAGGCTTGCCTGTGAACAATGTCGCCCTGAAGTTGTTTGCTGATGATCGTGATGACCTTTACGCGGTTAATCTTAACCCGATTGCCTCATTCCCGAACGAGGGTGTTGTAATCTTTGGTCAGAAGACTTTGGCAGCACAAGCAAGTGCGCTTGATCGCATTAACGTTCGAAGACTCCTTATTTTCTTGAAGAGAGGGATTACACGAATTGCAAATACGGTTTTGTTTGACCAAAACGTCCAGGATACATGGAATAGGTTCACAAGTCAGGCCGAACCGTTCTTGGCAGATGTCAAAGCAAGATTTGGTTTGACAGATTATCGACTCATTTTGGATGAATCGACAACGACACCTGATTTGATCGATCAGAATATCATGTATGCGAAGGTTTTCTTGAAGCCGGCGCGGGCGATTGAATTTATCGCAATTGATTTCTTTATCACCAACACAGGAGCTAGTTTCTCAGATTGAGTCTAGTTATAACAAGGAGAGTACAATAGATGCCTACACCAATTTGGTCGCCACAAGCAGAGCCTAAGCGTAAATATGAATTTATTTTGAGATTGGCTGATATCCCAGTCGCTGTGATTGTATCGACGAACAGACCAAAAATGACGATATCAGATGCAGCGAATCACAAATTCCTTGTTCACACTTTTAAATTCCCAGGACAGGTTACATGGAACGACATCACAATCAAACTTGTCGATCTTGTTGATCTTGATGCCTCAAAGAGGTTGCTCGATGTTGTTCGTGGAGCGGGTTATGTTTTGCCAGGAGATTTCAGCCCCAACGCTTCAGATGAAAACTATCTTCGAAAGACTCTTTCGAAGAGAAGCGCTGTGAACAGCCTTGGTCTTGTTACGATTGAGACAATTGATTCGGAAGGAATCACTGTTGAAACATGGAAACTTCACAATGCATGGGTCAAGGACATTGATTTTGACGAGGCAAGCTACACAGACGAAACACTTCTTAATCTTACATTGGTGCTTTCGTATGACTGGGCAGACATTGTATAAATAAGAGATGCCAATATTTGGATTTGAACCACCCTCAATTGTTTCAAGACTTTTAAAAAGAAAAGAAATTAAACAAGCCCCCTTGTTTTCAAGGGATATGTTCATGGATGCTCAACAAGAGCATCGTTTTCTTTTGAGATTGGACGGAATACCAGCGGCGTTTATGACAAGCGCCGATCGCCCAAGTTATAAAATTGATGTTCAAGAAGAGGTCCTTTTGGGACACACATTAAGGTTCCCAAAGAGCGTGGTTTGGAATCCTGTAAAAGTCACAATGCATGAAATCTACACCCCAGCAGCTTTTGGCTCTGTTATGTCAAATATGATGAGCAAGTTGTTTGACATCGGGTATACACAACCACACAATGCAGAATCAACAGAAGAACGTTTTCTTTCCAAAGAAAACTTAACATTGGCAGCCGGTGTTGTGATAATTGAATCGCTAAGTGAAGACGGAAGTGTTCATGAATCGTGGAAACTTCACAACCCCATGTTCACAGACGTTACTCCAAGCGCGCTTAAGTATGATGGAGATGCCTTGACAACAATTAGTGCCACAATAACATACGATTGGGCAGAATTCCTTTATAAAGGAGTTTCTGGTCAGGGTGGCAGCTTCACAATTAACTTCTAATAAGAGGAAACATGAGAAACAACGAAGATCGGTTTCAAAAACCAGTCGAACAACCAAAATATAACATCAATAAAGAGATGCAACAAGACACATCTCAATATCGAATCCCAACAGACTTTGTTGAGCTTCCATCGAGAGGAATGTTTTATCCAAAAGAACACCCTCTTCATCGAAAAGGAAACGTTGAAATCAAATATATGACAACAAGAGAAGAAGACATTCTTTTGAGTCCAAGTCTATCAGAACAAGGCTTGACAATGGATCGCCTCATTCACAGTCTTTTTGTCGACAAAAGAATTGATCCATCAACGTTGTTAACGGGAGATCGAAACGCCATAATTGTTAATGCAAGAAAAAATGCTTATGGTGATAAGTATGAAGTCCCGCTTGAGTGTTCAAAGTGCGGGAAAGAGGCGACAGCAATGGTGGACCTAAGTTCAGAAAAGCACATGAAAAAGCTTCCTGAAGATGATGGTGTAGAATACACAGAAAGAGGGACTTTCTTTGTTGAATCCCCACTTAGAAAGGCCCGTGTTGAAATGAAGCTTTTAACTGGGGAAGACGAAAAAGCCATTGAGGATTCCATTGGGCGCAGAGTTCAGAAAGGACTCCCCGAAGAAGAGGTTACAACCAGATATCGCCGCATGATTGTGTCGGTGGACGGCAAAACAGAGTTCAGTCTCGTTGCAAGCTTCATCACAACGATGTCGATTTTTGAATCCAGGCAACTCAGAAAAATTTATGATAGGCAAATGCCAGATTTTCAACTGGTTGTTTCATTTGAGTGTGAAAACAAAAAATGTGGACATTTGAATGAAGGGGGTGCGCCGATTACTCGGAACTTTTTTTGGCCTGACAATTGAACATTTAAACAACTGCTATAAAGGCTTGCTCATGATGAATGTCCGTGGAAACTGGGGGTTCTCTGAGGCGTACAATCTTCCTATTCCTTTGAGAGATCTGATCCTTGAAGAGATGCACAAAGAGGGTAAATAATCATCTTGTTTCTATTTATAATCGAAGAGGTGATTTAAATGGCTGATATAGCTGATCTTGTTGCTGCGATATCTGGGGATCCTGCTGTAAGTGCTGCGGTTTCTAAGAGCAAAAGCGTGAGTGGCGTCCTTAAAAATCTTGTTGGAGGGTTTGTTGAAAAACCAAATCAAGTAAAGGACCTCGCAATGGACTTTGCGGACTTAGATGGAAGCGTTACTGGCGTTGTAAAGTCTGCTACGAATTTATCTGAAATTATGACAGGGCAGTTCTGGAATGTGGCGATGAATACCACAAGGGGACTCCTACAAATAACAAAAAAACTTGCTTCTGAGAATGGAAAGAACCGTATTGCAATGCAAAATACGTTTGGAATTCCAATAAGGGAGGCAAGACTATATCAGCAAGAAATAAACAAATTAACCCATAGACTTCATAAGTATGGCGGAACAAATAAGGAGTTAACGAAGACATCTCTTATGTTTTCAGATAGTCTGAACGTTTACTTGTCGAGAGATTTTCCGAAACATCGAGAAGGGTTCTTGAAAAACGCAACGGTATTAAATCAGTATGGCGTTTCAACAGAAAACGTTATTAAGGTAACAAACAAACTAACAACTGGTTTTGAAAAAGGCATAGACAGAACAAAAACCTTGTCTGCTACGTTGATAAAATTTTCAAAAGAAACAGGTCAAAGTGTTAATAAAGTCTTTTCTTCTTTCGCAGAAAACATTGATAGATTTAATACAAGTGTCGGAGAAGGTTCTCTTGAATACGCAACAAAAGAATTCACAAAAATGCAAGCAGCTTCACAGCGTTCTGGTATGAGTATTAGCAAGTTGACAGACATGGTTCAGAAATATGACACCATGGAAGGTATGAAAGCAGGTGGAAAGCTGAACATGCTTTTGAGCCAGTTGGGTTCAGGAATTGATCCGACAAAACTTATGGGCATGACCCAATCGGAAAGAGCTGCATATATGATTAGACAAGTCGGCGCGGCCAAAGGTGGTCTGTCAAAATTTGGAAGAGAAGGGCAAAGAGCAATCATTGGAGACATCTCAAAAGCGTTGGGAGTTCAGTCTGGTGAGGTTATGAAGATGCTGAATCCTGAAACAGCAGAAGGTGTTGGTCGGCAGATTCATAGAAAAGGCAGAGGAAAACTTGCAACACCCGATGATATGGTAACAATGGATAAGGGTGCAATAGAACGAGTCTCAAAAGAAACAATGCATAGGCAGCAAGTTGAAGGTCTTCAAAAAGCCTCGTTGCTTTATGAACAGTTTACAAGGCGTGCAGATAAGGCAATGGCAGAACGCATGAGAGGGGCCAACGTTGAAAGGTTTTCAACAGCGGCAGTTTCAACAGTAGCAAGGGCCGCTGATAAAGGCGGCAAGGTGATGGGTGAACTTGTGGGGCCAACAACAAAAGTGAAAGATGAGGGTGGCTTTTTAGGGGTTAAGGCAGAAACAACAAAAGTGAAAGATGAGGGTGGCTTTTTAGGGGTTAAGGCAGAAACAGAGAGAAAAGAATTCAACAGTAGAATCTTGGAAGTAATAAAAGAAAGCAACAAAAACAACCAAGAAGTTGCCAAGATGCTTGCGAGATTAGATATGACTCTGAATAAGAAATCAACAATGTCAGGTATTAAATAAGGGAGAAAGAGATGCCAGAAGTTTTAGCAGGAGATGTTCAGTTAGCGTTGTTGTCAGCACATGCTTTGCCAGCAGAGACACAACTTGCTTCACGTTATCCTTTTTCAAATATTATCATAACGTTTCCAACGAGGGATAAGGCACCGCCGCTTGTGTTCCCTGCTTACATTTCAGATTTGAAAGACGCTTTCAACTCAGCCTATAATCAGGTTCCTGTCTATGGTCGAATGGACAACATCCCTGTATTCCAAAGAACAACGAGGAAGATAACGTTCACACTTGGCCTTCCAACGTTCAATGAGATTAATTCAAATCAGGTTTTAAAACAATTATCAGAATTGGCCAAAGGTCTTTATCCGACTTATGAAAAATACGGTGAAGAGTTTGGAACATACATCATCAATAGCCCCCCTTTGGTGCGAATCAAGTTTGGAAATCTTATCTGTAGTCCGCGAAACAACAAACTTGGCCTTCTTGGTTATCTTGGTGGTGGGATAACAGTCGATCACAAAATTAAAACAGTTGGCGTTCATGTTGTTGCAAAAAACGGTCGCGGTTTTTTAATTCCAAAAGCTTATGAGATTTCAATTAATTTCGATATCCTTCATGAGGATGAGGTTGGTTGGGTTCGAAGTGGTGACGACTATAGATTTAATACGAAACAACAGTTTCCATACAAAACAGACACATTCACATCAGATAACCCTGCCTTCTTTAGCCAGAAGGGCAGCAAAGGGCAGGCTCAAGACAACGACAACGATGTCAAGAGAAAGAAGGAGAATCCCAAATCAGCCAAGCTTGAGAAGGTGTTGGGGAAATAATAATTATGGCAGTTTCAAGATATAAAACCGTGGATTTCATAAACAATGTTGATGAGGGGTATAGTAAGATTTTCAAGAAGAGGGTTCATAAGAATGGCCTCGTTCAAATGCCAACTAATGAATTAACATATCCGTCTTTTGAGGAGCTAAAGGAGCTTCGAACTGTTGATGTCTTTTGGGGACTTGGCCATAGGTTTTACAAACTTGCCAATCAATACTATGGAGATCCTCAATATTGGTGGGTGATCGCTTATTTCAACAAGGCCCCAACAGAGCACCATGTTCAGGTTGGAGACAGAATACAGATTCCATTACCGCTTGAAGAAGTTTTGAACCTCTATGGTCTATAAGGTTTTAACGCATGAGTAATATTAAGATATTTTTTCCACATGAGAATTTAAACCCGCAGGGGTGGGTGACAGACTTTTTGACAAGTCAAATCAAAAGCACAGACACCCTTGCCCAGGTTCTATATCACCCAAACATTGATCCCGTTGTTGCAAAAGAGTTCAACATAAGCCCTGACCTTCTAAAAGATATAAATCGCAAGAGGGTGATTAAAGATGAGCAAATGTTTTCATTGAACCCTTATCATCATGACGAGTTCGAATCGACAGTTTTGTCATCAAGAGATTCAAAATTTGAAAAGGTCAAGTACAAGGACTACGTTCAGTTTTTTTCAAACATTGACGAATCACAACTTGCTGTTCTTTATCCAAGAATGCGATTCATTTATCGTTTCAAAAAGAAAGCAGAGGACAAAAACTGGACCGAAATCCCACTTCCATTTGAAATCAAAACAAATATAAAAGACATAACCGGAAACAGATTTTCGAGAGGTGATGGTGCGGGCATTGAAGGGATAACCGTCAAGAGAGATTTTTCAACGTATGCGTATTTGAAGGTCGTCAATGTAAGTGCAAGGTTTTATTTTCAAAGTATAAATATCCTGACAAGAGAACGCCCTCATTCAAAACTTCCAGCAGATAAGCCATTTAGTTTCATCAAACTAATCGGTTCATTACCTTCTAAGACGGAGCAGATCCTTTTAGAATATGGTTGGGGAGTTAATAAGGACGTTGACGCTTCAATAATCCCATCAGAGTTTCGAAGAGCAATTGAATTAAGAGAGAGAAAAAGATTCCCATTGAGATACGGAGGACACAACTTCAGTTTTGATCAGGATGGTTCGGTTAAATTGGGGGTTGAATACTTCTTGTCAGCAGAGGCCGATCTTTTTTCTGAAGGAGATACAGCTATCGTTGGGAACCCTGCTCTTATGGAGGCTACAATAAAAAACAAGAGCACACGAGATGCAGCAAAGAGCTATCTCGGCGGCAAAAAGAGACTTGAAGAGATAAACAAAGAGTTGAATAAAGAAGGGCAGGCATCTAAGAAGAAGGGAATCATTGAGGTCGGCAAAAAAGGTTCCGATGCCAAAAAGAACTCAAAGAAAAAAGATAAAAAAATGAAAGAGTTGGTTGACGAACAGAGAGAGCTGTCAAAACAGGTTCAGGCTCTGAGAAAATTGTTGGCTCCAAAAGATTCTGAGATGTTTATCAATTATTTGATTGCAAAATATCAAATGTTCATGATCTCTTTTGAATCGAAAGAAGAAGAGAAGGATGATGATCCCGTGTTCACCGTTGATGGGAACCTTCACCTTGTTGTCCCTAAGAAAGGTACGAAAGATAGGGAGTTCCTTCGCTTGGCAAAGATTCACAACGAATATCGACTTGAAGATTTTGATTTTTCAAAAACCACAAACAAACTTGCAAATTTGACACCGGCAGAACGTGTGAAAGCTGTGAGTGGCGCAAGAGAAGCGGCATTGAAAATGTTTCGCACAACGTTTAATACTCCGGTTGGGTTTCAAAAGGGAAAAGAATACGGTCACACAATGTTCTTTCCATTGAGGGCTCTTGTTGGTGCCGTGCTTGATCTGTTGCCAGTAGAAGAGAGAAAGAAAGTTCCTTTTGTTGGCCTTGGGAACATGATTGGTCGTTCATTTAATAGAGAGTACTCTTTGAACATTGGGGACGTTCTTATTGAAGTGAAAACGTTCCAAAAATGGTATTATGAAAATGCAATCAAAGCTCAAAGAGTTGAGTATTCCTTTATTGACTTCATGAACGACATCACAGACAAGCTCATCCCAGCCGCTGTGTATAACAATTCTACAATCCTTAGCAAGAGTAACATTGGCCCTGTTAAAAGGACGTTGCTGTATATCGATTCAAAGCCGAGTAGAGATCTTTTATTTGAGGTCTATAAGAGTTCTCATCGTGGAACATTTAAAAAGCTTTTGAATATTTGCCATGCACCAAACACTTTGGGAATAAGAGATGTCAAATCTTTGGTGTATTATCACCAAGTAACAAACGCGATGTCAAAAATAGTGAATCCATACCTTAGCGTGTCTGTTGGGTCGCTGAAGAACTTTAATGAATCAAGGGATGCAGCAAACGGAATTCCACATTTAAAGATCGGTGCAGCAAACGGAGTTTTGAAGTCTATGGACTTCTCTTCAGAAGATATGCCGGGTTTAAGAAAGGCTTTGTGGGATCAGACAAGATCAGATTCGGCTGCCACGGTTTTGAAATACACTTATACCGCAAACGCTAAAATGTTTGGAAGCAATTTGTTTTTTAAAGGCGGCTATTTCGCAGTCCCAGCAAACCCTCTTGGAATTGTTGGGGCATACGATCCTGGTATTGTTGGATATTATGGTATTCACAACACAACAGATGTCATTGATGCCAACGGGAGTTATGAGACATCAATAGAGGGCATGTGGATTCACAACCCTGAAGATGTGAAGGAAAAGAAGAACAAAGCTGTTGCTGGGGATAACAAAACAACAGAAAAACTCAAAGATTTTGTGTGGTACGATCCACTATCTTACATAAAGGATTCTTTTGAAAACGATCCAAACGTCCTTAAACGTCTTGGTCTAACAAAAGAGACAAAACCAGAAATCAAAAAGAAATCACAACCTGCAAAAGAAAAGCAAAAAGCAGGCTCTGTTGCGGAGAAGGTGAAAGACTCTTCAGAGGGACTATAATCCATGGCTCTTATATCAACAGCGAAAAATGGTGTCGGGCCAAAAGAATTCTTCAATGAAAGAGAAGAATTTAACGAAGCTTTTCCAACGAAAAGAACACAAATCGATCTTTGGAAAGAGATTCCGTATTATGGCAAAGTTGACACGGAAGGTGATGTCATTCTTGTTCGGGAAAGTAGGTTGAAATATTTATCTCGCATTGGAGATCCTGAGATGCTTGCTTGTTTGGATTTTGTGACCGATGCTTTTGACGATTTAAGAACAAAATACGAATCAGAGTTTCGATCCGGCGTGATTAACCCCAATTCAAAGTTTTTCACAAACGACCTTGTTCCAAAAAGAGCGTGGGAAAGCTCAAACTCTTTTTATGGTGGACACATTGACGAGTTTTACTTTGGACTCCTCGGAGACAGGCTGATCCCCGTTCAGCACTCAAATCAGATAAAGAACTTTGATGATTTTCTCAAGGTCCTCTTGTCTTATATAAGAGACACAGAAATTCCTATGTCGAGAGTAAGCTTTCATGAAGGACCAGACGCATCATCATTGTCAACGGGGATGGTTATTGATCTCTTTGATCTTGATGAAGGGGATGATTCTATACGACAAGAATTCATGGGAGATCCAAACTTTGAGTTCTTTTGTAAGCGTTGTGTCGAGTTCGGCTTTAAACTTGATAAAGGAATGCCCTGGAGGCTTGTGTTCGACATAAGGTCGGAGAAGGCCCTTCCTTATATTTCGCGATACATAAAGATACCAGACAATCCTGTTGAAATGTATCAATCGATATTTGGCTTGTACTACTACCCTTTGTTTGGGGCTTTTGATGGTGGAAAAGAGGACTATTTTGCAGAGTTTCGTTCGATTGTTGAGACAATGTATAATGCGTTCAAGAACATTGCACCGTTTTATTACGAATTCATTGGCTCTGATGGTGTTTGTGGCAACATCATCAAAAAAGTGAACGAGCGTCCACCAATCGAGATTGAAGATCCAGCAGTGTTCTTTTTAAACTTTTTTTACAAGGTAAGACAGGTGGAAATCAATGCGAAATTAACTCTTCAAAGACAAAAGTTTCATGAAACATCATTTCTTCATATCTTGAAGACGTATCGATCTGTCAAAAAAGAGAAAGAGGGGCTCAATAAAGCTCTGAAATACATTAACTATAATTTGGGGACCTTAGCTGCCCGATATGATTCGCTGAACAACATTAACTTGCGTCGGAAGCAGGGATCTGGTACTATAATCAAGCCGGAATTGACGGCCAATAAGAAAAGCTTTCTAGGGTTCTAATGATTTTCAGTACAATGGATTCAAAAAACGAATGTGTTGGTATATTCGCTGATGGCGAAATATACATGGATGACATCCCTGATGGGCTGTCTGCGACGTGGGAGTTCACCAAAAATTCAGACTTCCCTGGGGTTGAGTACGTTAAGCTTTATTGTTTGGGCAAAACCCTTAGTGATGTTTGCCCTGAGAGACTTGAAGAGGATTGGGAAGACTCCTGTAACAGAATGAAAGCTTTCATTAAGTCATTTAGGATTTCAAAAATTTCACTGAATGAGCATTGTTTTTACGATCTTGTCCCAGAGAGGTTTTTAAAGGAGTACTTCACTCTTAAAAATGAAATTGTTGGACATGTACTTGAAACCCATGAAAGACCAAAAGATTACGATCTTTTGTTAAGCTTGAGCAAACTCATTACAAGGATTTCAGAACAGGAAATCTCTTTGAATAGAGATTCTTTGAAAGGGGAGCTTGCCGATAAACAAGTCCTTAAGTTTTACAAAGGGTCAAGGGATTTGAGCAAGTACATAAAGTATGTGATTGAAGGGACAAAAACAGGTAGGCTGGTAACTGAACGTGGAAGTTTTCCAATTTTAAACCTCGACAAAAAGGTTCGAAAGGCTATAATCCCAAAGAATGACAGGTTTGTTGAGCTAGATTTCAACGCCAACGAACTGAGAGTCTTTTGTTCTCTTGCGGGGCAGGAGCAACCACACTCTGACATTCATGAATGGAACCGAAAGAATTTATTCAAGAATGGCCTGACAAGAGATCAGGCAAAGAAGAATATATTCACATGGTTCTATGACGTTGGACGAAATGACGAGCTGCTTGAGAAGTTTTATGATAGGCCCAAGGTCATCCAAAAGTTTTTCGATGGCCAGAGCGTCACCACAGTCTTTGGAAGGACCATTGAGTCGGATGATCGGTGTGCCTTCAACAACATCGTGCAGAGTACAGCGAGTGACAACTTTATGCGTCAGGTTATAAAGGTCGATGAGATGCTTGCAAAGAAGAAGTCTTTTGTTGCATTCATGGTCCACGATTCAATCGTTCTTGACTTCTCTGTTGAAGATACGGGGACCTTAAAAGAACTCATCAAAACTTTCGAGGAAACAGAGCTTGGGAAATTCAAAGCAAATGTGAGTGTCGGCAAAAATTATGGGAGTATGAAAAGATATGATTAATGTTATTGGTTTGGGACATGCCGGGTGCGCTATTGCAACAAAATTCCTCTTTGACACCGCCAACTATAAAGTTCTTTTAATCGATGCGGAAGGATCCCTTGATGGCCCCGGAACTGTGCTTCTTGGCAAGCAAGAGTCGTTCAGGGCTTATGAGGAAAACACACCTTTTGTATCTGAATTCACAGAGCTGGAGGGGAAGGTATATTTTATCCTTGCTGGTGGTGGTGACGTGACGGGGAGCACGCTTGTTTTGTTGGAGCAATTGAAAAAGAAGGACATAACTGTTTTCTATATCAGACCAGACCTCGATCTTTGTTCTGAGGACCAAAGACTGAAAGCCAGGGCAACGTTCAAAATCCTTCAAGAGTTTTCACGTTCAGGTTTGTTGAGCAACATGGTTCTCTTTGATAACAAGAAGATAGAGAAAACTCTTGAAGACCTGTCCATAATGGACTACAATAGAAGAATAAATGACGTGATAAGTTCAGCAATTTTGATGAGAGATTATGTCGTAAATACAGATTCGGTTGCCGGTGAGTTTGTTGAACCAAAAGAAATATCCAGGATTGCAACCATTGGAATGTGTAATATTGAGAGCGAAGAAGAAAACTATTTCTTTCCTTTTGAGAACATTCGTGAAAAGCAGTATGGATTTGCTGTCCCCTCTGAGGAACTTGAGGGTCGAAAGTTTATTTTCGGAGATGTTCGAAGGGTATTGGCCAAGAACGATGATGACCTATGTGTTTCGTATAAAATTGTGCCAACAGATTATCGCGAAAGATACGTTTATATTTACGCTTTTACCAACTTTATTCAAGATTAGCCCTTGACACTTACCCAAAAGTTTGGTATAGTGTGGGCATTCAAACACGCCCTTACGGGCGACAAGGAGCAAAAATTTATGTTAAACATGGAAAAACTTAAACAACGATACAACGATTTACAAAACAAGAATAGCGGCGGAAGCAAGTACCTGAAACTTCCTGAAAATGGAACAGCGGTCATTCGTTTGGTTCCGACACCGGATGGAGATCCCTTCCGAAGTTATTACGTTCACTACAGAGTTCTTGACAAGGGGTCTGTGCTTTGTCCCAAGAGAAATTTTGGTGACAAGTGTGCCATTTGTGACTTCACCTCAAAACTTTACAATGAAGGAAGTGATGAGAGTAAGAAGGAAGCGTCGAAGATCGTTGCAAAGCAGCGGTTCTTCTCTATTGCTGTCAAGCGTGGTGAAGAGGAAGACGGTGTAAAATATTGGGGTTATAGTCCGACAGTCTATGCAGAACTGATGGGTTATTTCATGGACCCCGACTATGGTGATTTGTCACACCCTGATACAGGAACAGATCTCACCATCAAGCGTTATAAGGACGGTGGTTCTTACTTGAAAACAAAGGCCACTCCGAAGCGCAAGTCAACACCAGTTTCTGTTGATGATAAGATCAGAGGCAAGATTCTTGATTTTGAACCTGATTTTGAGTCACTGAATGTTCGACGCACATCTGATGAGGTCGCGACAATTCTTGATGAGTACCTGCTTGGAAGCAATTCTGAGTCTGAAGGAGGTGATGAGCCAGAAACTCAGAACATTCCGATGGATCAGCCACAATCAGTGGAAGATACTTTTAAGGACTTGCTTGGTGCTTAAGTAAATCAGAGGGTTGCGAAATGGAGGGGGAGGCTTTTGCCTCCCCCTCCATCATAAAGGAGAAGTCATGGCAAAGAAAAAGAAAGTGAAAGCAGAAGGTCGTTTGTCAATTGCTGAGATGAGAAAGCTTGTGAACAAGAAGGCTGGCATCGACGTTGCTTATGATCTCACAAAAAAGAATCCGACAGATGTTTATGATTGGATATCCACAGGCTCACGTTGGCTTGATTCGATTATCTGTCGTGGAAAATTGGCCGGCATTCCCATGGGGAAAGTTGTTGAACTCGCAGGGCTTGAAGCGACAGGCAAGAGTTATATGGCCGCACAAATCGCAAAGAACGCACAAGAGAGAGGGGTAGATGTTGTATATTTTGACGCAGAGTCTGCAATTGATACGGAGTTTCTTAAAAACACTGGTTGCGATATCGAAAATTTGCTATACGTTCAAGCAGCGTCTGTTGAATTTGTTCTTGAAACTATTGAAGATTTATTGGCAAACAGTGGAAGTCCTATGCTCTTTGTATGGGATTCCATTGCGATGACACCAGCGGTGTCTGACGTTGAAGGAGACTTCAACCCCAATTCATCTGTTGGTGTCAAGGCGCGTGTGTTTGCAAAGGGAATGACAAAGATTATCCAACTGCTTGCAAACACAAGGTCAACGCTGCTCTGCCTGAATCAACTGAAGACCTTCATTCCGAAGGATAACGCACAAAGAATTCAAGCAATGATTGAACCGTATACGACACCGGGCGGCAAAGCTTTGAACTATTCATATTCACTAAGAATTTGGTTGACGAATAGAAAATCAAAAGCAAGCTATCTAACGAACGAAGCAGGCTTCAGAATTGGTTCCGAGGTTAAGGCAAAGATTAAGAAGTCGCGCTTTGGAACAGACGGAAGAACATGCGCCTTCAAGATTCTCTGGGGAACAGACGACGTTGCAGTCCGTGATGAAGAGTCTTGGTTCGAAGCAATCAAGAACTCAGAGAGGTTGAAGCTTGCTGGTTCGTGGTATACTCTCATGTTCAGAGATGGAAAAGAAAAGAGGTTCCAGTCAAAGCAATGGCTTACACTATTGAAAGATAAAGATTTCAAGAAAGAAGTAATGAACGTGATGGACGAAGAAGTAATTCAAAAGTTTGACGATAAAACAGGCAATGCTGAGTTGTTTTACGATGTCGACAAGGAGGAGAGTGGTGCCGAGTCTGTACGCGATGATGAATAAAACGGTGCTTGATCAGGATCAGACGATTGAAAAATTGCAGGCAGAGATTAAACGTCTCCGAGAAGGCATCAAGGCCGCATTGGAGGCTGATGATAGCGCCTGGGCAGATGATATATTGAGAGAGGCACTAAAGGAAAACAATGAATAAGATAACACTTTATAAAACTGATTCAAAAGGAAAGACAAGGGTCTGGTCAATTTGGACAGAAGAAGACTCAATTTATACAGAGCATGGTTTGCTCGATGGCAAGACACAGATCTCTGAGAAGAAAGCTGTTGGCAAAAACATTGGAAAGGCCAACGAGACACTGCCTGAAGAACAGGCAGAACTTGAAGCAAAGTCTATTGCAAAAAAGAAGCAAGATAAAGGCTACGCTTCGTCTGTTGCAAAGAAAGGAACAGTGAGACTGAGCCCTATGCTTGCCCATAAGTGGGATCCCAAAAAGAAAAAACTCACCTACCCTGTTGATACTCAACCAAAACTTGATGGCGTTCGTTGCCTTGCATATTGGAAAGACGGCAAGATTGCTCTTATGAGTCGTGGTGGTAAACCATATAATGTTCCTCATATCGCAAGCGAACTTGATCAAAAAGGTCTTCCAAAAAATATCGTATTGGATGGGGAGCTTTATATTCATGGAATGCCGTTTCAGCTTTTCATGAGGCTCGTAAAAAAGAACAGGCCGGAAAGCATTGAATTGAAATTCTATGTTTATGATGTTGTTGACCTCAAGAAATTGGATGATACATGGTCAGCTCGTAAAGACACAATCGATGATGTCTTTGAGGAAACCTTGAATGATTGCGAATATATCTTTCCTATAAAAACAGGAACAGTGATTTCTGAAGAAGAGGTCTTTGATATGCAGGCTTATTATATCAAGAAGGGTTATGAAGGGCTCATCATCAGACTTGATGATGGCAAATATAAGCTTGGACATAGAAGCAGAGACTTGTTGAAATTCAAAAACTTTGATGATGAAGAATTCACAATTGTTGGTAGCACCAATGGCAAAGGCAAGATGATAGACGCTGTGATTTGGACATGCGAGACAATAGATGGCCAACAATTTCAGGTTGTTCCCGAGGGAACAATGGAACAACGAAAAGATTGGCTCAAATCAGCAGAAAGTTTTTATGGTAAACAACTCACAGTGCGATTCTTTGGGAAGAGTGAGGACAACATTCCACGTTTCCCAATTGGCAAAGCAATCCGAATTAAGGAGGACAAGTAATGGCCAGCAAGAAAAACTCTTCAAAGAGGAGTGAAACGAAAAGTAAAAAGACAAGACAGGGCAATGGAAAATTTTCCAAATACGCCCACAATAAGAAGAGCAAGCTATATAAAAAGAGGTATAAGGGACAAGGCAAATAAATGTATACCCCAAGGAGAAGCCATGAGTGAGGATTATATTTGGGACGACGGTTATGAGGAAATGGACGATGACGAATATGAAGAATGGCTTCTCGGTTACGATGAGGACTTGGAGCGACAAAATCTTGTTTTTGTCTATGGTTCTTTGATGAGCGGGATGGGAAACCATGGCCTTATGGAACATGAAGAAGCAAAATTTGTTGAAGAAACTTTTACAAAAGACAATTTCATTATGAAGGATCTTGGTTACTTCCCAGCAGCAAGCAAAGACAAGTCTGGTGTTCCAATAAAAGGTGAAGTTTACGATGTCGATATCGAAGCGATGATTTCTCTTGATCAGCTTGAAGGGCATCCAAATTTTTATGAAAGAATCAAGGTGCCCCTTGAAAACAATATGGAAGCTTGGATGTATCTTGTTCCAAGAGATCGGATTATGGGAATTAAAATTGAATCTGGTGACTGGCGACAATATGCCAAAGAAAGAGGACTTAAATGAAGAATGATATTGAAATGTTGAACCTCGCCGACGCCCTTGACCGGGCGCAGGCTGAGATCGCGAAGTTGCGCGTCATCGAGGCGGCAAACCGGCGCTGGCGACAGCAGGTTATCAGCGCCTGTAATGACGACGAGCCCTGCCGCCACTTTGGCGGCGAACTGCACGCTGACGGCACCTGCTATGTGTGCGGTCGCGTTCCGCCGACTGCGGCAGACGCCACGCTGGAGGCCCGAGATGACTAGCAAACTGACACGTCAGATCGAAACCACCGCCCAGCAGACCCCGTGTCCCGCTGCCGTGGAATGGCTCGGCCGACGCCGGAGTCCCACACGGGCGTGGCGCGACTGCCAGCGCGGCGACTGGATGCTGTGGCTGCTCGGTCATTCTGGCGGTGACCACCGGACACTGGTGCTGGCCGCGTGCGACTGCGCGGAGCTGGCGCTGGTGCATGTACCGGAGGGTGAGGAACGACCGAGGCGAGCGATCGAGACTGCCAGGGCGTGGGCTCGCGGTGACGACGGGGTGTCACTGCGGGATGTGCGGGCAGCCTATGCCGCCGCCTATGCCGCCGCCGATGCCGCCTATGCCGCCGCCGATGCCGCCTATGCCGCCGCCTATGCCGCCGATGCCGCCGCCGCCGCCCGCGCAGAGACGCACGCCCAGTGCGCCGACATCGTGCGCCGGCATTTTCCCGACCCGCCTGCGCTGGGAGGTGAGTGATGGGTGAGCACCCACGATGCCCGCGCTGCGGTGGTCCTGTCGTCTCGGCCATGATGACCAGCAATGCCATCGAGGCAGACGGCAGCAAGCTGAAATACCCCTATCGAAACCGCACGCTGTACTACGCACCCGCCGCCTTGTCGGTCTACTGCTGCAACGCTGATTGCAACTACGATGCGCCGCTGGCGTCCATCCCATACCCGCCACGGGAGGCCCGAGATGAAACCGACTGAGATCGAGCAGATGGACATCGTTGAGCGACTCTTGGAGCCAACCAAATGCTCCGCAGCACGGTGCGAGAATCTCATGGACGCAGCCCACGAAGCCATCGTCCGCACACTCGACCCAGAAAAACAAAAGGAACAAAATGAAAAAGAATAGAGTACTGATTATAGATGGCCTCAATAGCTACTACAGATCACTTATTGTAAATCCCACACTCACCCCCAACGGCTTACCTGTCGGGGGTGTTGTTGGTTTTTTAAAAACAATGCAAGTCTTTTTAAGAGAGATACGACCAGACCATATTATTGTTTGTTGGGATGGCCCCGGAGGGTCACAGAAACGACGAGCAATGAGCAGTGGTTATAAAGAGGGCCGCAAACCAATGCGGTTTAACAGAAGAGAAGTCCAGCTAACACCTGAACAGGAAGATGAAAACAAACTGTGGCAGCAGACACACCTTATTGAATACCTGAGTAACATGCCACTGACACAGTTCATCTTTGATGGTATCGAAGCTGATGATATCATTGCATCTGTTATAAAAGAGTATCCCGGATGGGAAAAAGTTATTGTGTCAAGCGACAAAGATTTTTTCCAGTTGGCCGATGAAGAGACAATCATTTACCGCCCTATTCAAAAGAAGTTTGTCTCAAGAAAAACTCTTGTTGAAGATTTTAAAATTCACCCAACAAACTTTGCATTGGCAAAGGCGATTGTTGGCGATAAGAGCGATAATGTTGAGGGTATCCGTGGGGCAGGGTTCACAACCCTTGCAAAGAAGATCCCCCTCTTCATCGAAGAGGACACAAAGACAATCACAGACATTGTTCAGTTTTGCAAGGACTATGAAGGCAAGCTGAAACTCTTTGATAAGATTGTTGAACAGGAAGAGAAAATCAAAGAGAACTATAAGATTGTGCAGTTATATTCACCTCTTGTATCTGGTGGGGTGAGAATGAAAATCAGAAATTTGCTGTCAAAGTATCCGTTCGATCTTAACAAGACACAAATTACAAAAATGATGATCCTTGACGGGATCGCCCAGTACAACTGGACAGGCATGTTCGCAAATTTGCAAAACATTTCATACAACAAGACACCATTCAGATCGTCTTGACTAGAACACTCAGATTCAGTATAATATCCAACACACAGGAGGGAGATAATGGACTTCGACCAAAAGGTTGATTTTTCACGTTTTGGAAAGCTCTTTCAAGAGAAGCTTGTTCACATTATGTATCAGGATCGCCCTTTTTGCGATCAATTTCGAGAGGTTCTTGATGTTAACTTTCTTGAACTGAAACATCTGCAAGTTTTTGTTTTGAAACTGCTCGATTATAAAGACAAATATAGCACACACCCGTCAGATTCAGCAATGATCACGATGTTGCGTGCAGATCTTGACGATGAAAACGAAGCAACACAAAAAATGGTGCGTGAATATTTTGCGAGATGCCTTGCGAACAAGGCGATTGAAGATGAAATGTTCATCAAAGAGACGGCGCTTGACTTTTGCAAGAAGCAGAAGCTCAAGACTGCCCTCATAAAGTCCGCACAATTGCTTCAGAAGGCTTCGTTTGATGAAATCAGTTCCCTCATCGGGGAAGCACTCAAACTCGGCATGAACAACGATATAGGCTATGATTACATCAAAGACTTTGAGCAGAGATATATGATGAAGTCGAGAAACCCCATCACAACAGGCTGGGATCTTGTTGATAAGCTGACAAAGGGTGGTCATGGCAAGGGAGAACTTGGCGTTGTCATTGCTCCAACAGGAGCAGGTAAATCTATGGCCCTTGTTCATCTTGGTGCCGCTGCATTGAAGGCGGGCAAATCCATTGTTCATTATACAATGGAACTCAGTGAAACTGTTATCGGAACACGTTACGATGCGTGTTTGACAAACTATTCTTTGAAAGATTTGTTTACATTTAAAGAAGATGTGTTCGATGAAGTTAAGAAGTACAAAGACAAGCTTATTATCAAGGAATATCCAACAAAGAAGGCGACAACAGCAACGTTGAGAAATCATCTTGAAAAACTCAAGAATATCAACCACGATGTTGATCTTGTCATTGTTGATTATGGCGATCTGTTAAGACCGATCAAGGTGTACCGTGAAAAACGCATGGAACTTGAGACAATCTATGAGGATTTGAGAGGCATCGCACAGGAACTTGAGTGCCCTGTGTGGACGGCTTCACAGACAAACAGATCCGGCCTCAATGCTGAAGTTATTACAATGGAAAGCATTGCAGAAGCATTTAGCAAGTGTTATGTTGCCGATCTTATTCTCACACTGTCGAGAACAATTGAAGATAAGAACGCCAATGGTGGTCGTGTTTTCATTGCGAAAAATCGTAACGGTCCTGATGGCTTGGTGTATCCTGTTTTCATGGACACAGCCTCAATTAGGATTGAGGTTCTTGAACCAACAGGTGAAACAGTTGAAGACATAAAAGAGAATGCTTTGAAGAAACAAAAGAATCGTATCAAAGAATTATATAAAGATTTCAAAAAGAATGGAGGTGATAAGGATGAAGAGTGATTATGTTGTGCCAGTGTTTCTTGTGCTGTTTATTAGTGCGATACTTATTGGAAGCGGGTTCCTCATAAAAAGAGATGCGGATTGGTCCGTTAAGTGTGCAGAAATATGTATGCCAGATCCCCACACTAAGATAAACTTCAGCGAAGTAAAGCACTGTGTTTGTTTTAAGGATGGCGTCTGGCATCCAAAAGATTGGTTGGGGGGTGAAAATGAGTGACAAGAAGGATATCATTGTGGACCTCAAAGCGGTTGCCAGACAACAACGGTATTTTTCCAAGAAAGAGAAGATATGGACAGCGGTTGTTTGTGATGATGCTGTGTCTGAAATTGAAAGACTCAAAAAAGAGGTCAAAAGACTTCAAGGTGTTGTAGATGTGCTTGAACGCGAAAGCGCGTTTAAAATAAAACTGAGAGGTGTAAGAAGGTTGGAGTTTAGTTCTGTCGGCGACGAGTTTAAAGTCGATCCAATGTACTTTGGCAGTTGCCCTGTTTGTATGTCTGTTCCGACACCAACAGCTTCGCTTTGTAAGGATTGCGAAAAGGATATTGCAAATGAGTATTAAAAAATTGATTATATTTGCGGCACTGTTGTTGTTCTCTTGTTCATCGGCACCTGTTGCCTCTGCGAAGGGCTGTTGTTCACATCATGGTGGTATCGTTGGCTGCTCTTTTGGGAAGTTCAAGTGTTATGACGGGACGTATAGTATGACTTGCAAATGTGGAGATAAAAAATGAATCTTAAAAAAACATACGTTTATAGAACGGCAATGACATTGATATGGAGAGCTGCGTATCGTACATATTGCTGGGCTGAAGATAGAAGGCCGGCAGGAGGGTGGTTGAATGACTAAGCTTGTAAGAGATAAAATACCAGACTTATTCCCAGGGGGACAGTATCATACTGCGGACGATGCAGAGTTTAGACAGCGACTCATCGACAAAGTGAAGGAAGAAGTTCAAGAGTTTGAAGAGAATCCTTGTCTTGAGGAAGCCGCTGATATATATGAAGTTTTTATGGCAATGATAAGAGCGCACAATATGTTTTTGTCAGATGTTATTTTTGAGGCGCATAAAAAGAAATTAAGTAGGGGCGGCTTTAATAAAAAAGCTGTATGGGTGAAAGAATGAATATTGGAATAACAGGAAGTAGAAAAGAACCAACAGAAAAACAACAACAGGTTCTCAAAGAAAAGCTGAAAGAGGTTTGCCCCGATTGGATTCACCACGGTGATTGTCTTGGCGCAGATCGAATGGCTCATGATATTGCAGTGAGGTTTGGGATAAAGACGCACATTCATCCCCCAACTAATGGAAAATATAGAGCCTTCTGCAAGGGAGATCAAAAAGAAAAGAGATATGATTATCTTGTTAGGGATCAAAACATCGTTAACAGAAGCGAAATGCTGATCGCAATCCCATCCCATCCAGAAACTTTGCGAAGTGGCACCTGGGCAACGGTACGAAGGGCAAGAAAAAAGGGTATAGAGATCCATATAATATGGACAGATGGTAACATCACAATCGAAGGAGAACAAGATGAACAAAGTTGAATGCGGGCCGACTCATTATGAGGGCTGCTCTTGTCATGAGAAGGAAAGAAACGACAAGATTGAAAGCCTTGAGGCAAAGAGGGCCATATTAGAAACTCAACTTGAGAAGCTAACCTTGCAGCTTCAAACACAATGGGCAAGAACACAGGTTCTTGAAAGAGAGATCGAAAGGTTACAACAAGGAGAAACAAACTAAATGGATATTGCAAGCAAAATTTTATCAGACATAACCGTGCATATGAAGTACGCCAAGTACATTGACGCGATCAATCGTCGTGAAGTTTGGGAAGAACTTGTTGCACGCAATAAATCGATGCACCTCAAAAAATATCCGACCCAAAAATTTGAGATTTTGAAAAATTATAAATTGGTTGAACAAAAGAAGGTTCTGCCATCGATGAGAAGCTTGCAGTTTGGCGGGAAACCTATCGAAATCAATCCAAGCAGGATTTTTAACTGTGCTTATTTGCCAATGGATCACCAACTGGCCTTTTGTGAAGTAATGTTCCTTCTTTTGGGGGGAACAGGGGTTGGTTATTCTGTTCAACGACACCATGTTGAGAAATTGCCCGAAATTCGCAAACCAAGCGAAAAAAGAACACGGCGATATCTCATCGCTGACTCAATTGAGGGCTGGGCAGATGCGATTAAGGTTTTGACCAATTCTTACTTCAAGGGTGGCTCAAAGATTCGCTTTGATTATAGTGATATCCGCTCAAAAGGCGCAAGACTGGTCACAACAGGTGGAAAGGCCCCTGGCCCACAACCGCTAAAGGAGTGCCTTGTCAAATTGGACGGAATGCTCTCTCAAAAGGAGGAGGGTGATAAATTGACCCCAATTGAGGTTCATGACATGGTTTGCTATATTGCAGATGCGGTGCTTGCCGGCGGAATCCGTAGAGCAGCACTAATTTCACTATTTTCAGCAGATGACAATGAAATGCTTGCTTGCAAGACAGGTGCATGGTGGGAAAAGAACCCTCAAAGAGGTCGTGCCAACAATTCTGTTGTTTTATTGAGACACCTCATAACAAGGGAGTTTTTCTTTGATTTGTGGGATCGTGTCAAAGCATCAGGTTGTGGAGAACCAGGGTTTTATTTCAGCAATGATAAAGACTGGCTTTGCAATCCATGTGCAGAGATTTCACTAAGGCCAAATCAGTTTTGTAACCTTGTTGAGGTTAACGTATCAGATGTTCAGTCTCAGGAGGAGCTTAACGAAAGAGCAAGAGCAGCAGCATTTATTGCAACATTGCAGGCTGGATATACAGACTTTCATTATCTGCGTGATGTATGGCGTCGAACAACAGAGAAAGATGCCCTTATCGGTGTCAGCATGACAGGCATTGCATCTGGAGGGGTTTTGACACTTGATCTAAAGCAAGCTGCAAAAATTGTTGTCGAAGAAAATAAGCGCGTTGCAGATTTAATCGGAATTAAGCCGGCTGCAAGAACAACGTGTGTTAAGCCTGCGGGAACAACGAGCCTTGTGCTTGGAACCAGTTCAGGTATCCATGCTTGGCATGATATGTACTACGTTCGTAGGACCAGGGTGGGTAAAGGGGAGGCTATATACAAGTACCTCGCAAAGAATCACCCTGAGCTTGTTGAAGACGAATACTTCAGACCACACGACACTGCAATCATTTCAGTGCCACAAAAAGCACCGGAAGGGGCAATTCTAAGATCAGAAAGCGCCTTGCAGCTTCTCAAGAGGGTCGCAAAGGTTAGCCAGGAATGGATCAAGGGAGGGCACAACAAGGGCCAAAACTCTCACAATGTATCTGCAACTATTTCCGTGAAAGATGCTGAGTGGGCCGATGTTGGTGAGTGGATGTGGGAAAACAGAAAGGTTTATAATGGCTTGGCAGTTCTTCCATACTCTGATCACACATATACCCAAGCACCTTTTGAATCTTGTTCAAAAGAAAGGTATGAAGCTCTTATGGCTTCTTTGACAAAAGTGGACCTCTTGAAGGTCGTTGAGGAAGAAGACAATACAGATCTTCAGGGCGAACTTGCATGTTCAAGTGGACAGTGCGATTTGGTGTGACATTTGACTATTTATATTGGAGAACACACCATGGGCGATGACAATCAACACGCAGAACTTTTAGTTCTTTTGAAAACATTAAATGAAACTGTCGGCAAGACGCTAACAACCGTTGAAGAGGTTAAAACATCACTTTCTGACATGAATGCGAGGGTCACATCTCTTGAAACAACAAGATCGAGTCAACAAGTTGAAGACCAAAGGTTTTGGAACCAGACATGGCCATCGCAAGAAGAGCTTATAAAAAGTGTTGAGGCAAGAGTCCAGGCCATTGAAAGAGAGCGTGTTACAATCAAGAAGTTTGAAGACATCGAAAGTAAAATAACAACAGCGGCAACACAACTAACGGTATTAAATCCGAGAATAGAAGCTGTTGAGAAAAAAGTTGATGATGTCGACAAACTTAGTTCAAAAGTCAAAGTCATCATGGGGGCTCTCATTTTTGTCTCTACAATCATTTCATCGACAGCAACAGCATTAATCGTCAGAGCTTTAGGTTAACATACAGCCTCAAATCGTGGTACAAACATGGGACCACAAAGGAGTTTGTTATGTCTATCAAGACGAAATCGAGAAAAGAGCACATGGCCGATTACATCAGAGAATTTGCTGAGTTGGATGTTGTTTCTGAGCAATACAAAGAGAAAAAGAGAGAGTTAAAGAAATCTTATCAGTCGCAAAAATTAACTGGTGAAGATTTGCGTGTTGCATTGAAGATTTATAGGTTCTTGAAGAAGGATGAAGATTTCTATTCTTTAGTGAGTGACTATGAAAAAGTTGTCGAGCACATAAAAGAGAAGGGGGAGTTATGATACAAACAATTATCGTTGTTGCTTTGACCATTGCGATTATGCGTGGTTCACTGCAATTAATAAAAGAAGGACTAATGGAGGAGAGAAATGAAAATCGTACCGTTCAACAGAACGCTTTTGGTGAAGTTGGAAAATTTGACGAAAAAACAAAGCGAACATTTTGGTTTTATCATACCGGAAGATCCGGTAACAGCTAAAAAGAGTCGGTTTGTTCCGGTTCGTGTTGTCGAGCAATCTGATGATTGTGAAAGAAAATGGAAAGATAAGCTTCTTCTTGTGGAGAGAGCTTTTTTGCAGAGAATAGATGTTTCAGACGAGGAACTTCATATGATCTCTGAGAATAATGTGAGAGCCCGCATATTGTGATATTCAAGACTAATTACTTGTATGAATACTAATCGTTGGAAAGAATTTTTAAAAGAAAGTGAAGAGTGGGACCCCGATGATCAAAGTTTTGATGAGTTTTGGGACGATGCAGAGTGGAGGCGAGATCCCCCAGGCAATGAAGATGTAACCAAACAATTGTCAACGACAAGACCTGGAAGACCACCACACCCAGCAGAGGATCTCCCTGAAGAGCTGACAGAAACTGAAAAAAACAATGTTCATTGGATAGGGGAGTCTCCGGGGTCTGTTGAGTTCTTTAGAAGAGTTGACGCTTATGACTTCTTGAGAAACGTCAAAAAAATTGTTCAAGATAATGAGATTTTGGGACAGGTGAAGATTATTAATTTCCTTGGTGCCGGTTCATTCGGCGCTGTATATGCCCTTGACAACGATCACGCTTTAAAGCTTTATATTGGCTCCTTTGATCCTCGTTCAGATAATTTTGATGCAGAGGCCAAGTCAGACAGACAAAGATATCAGGAAGAAACTGAAGAGATTTATTCAGGGGAAGGCAAACAAACCAACCTTATGATTTATGAAGAGGGGGAGTTGAAGTTACCATCTTGGATTTCACATAAAGTTTTTTATGCAGAAATGCCCCAGCTTATTCCACTTGGAGATTATTTAGAATTTGAAGTGGACCAAAGAGCGAAAAAGCATGACTATTCATCAGAAGATGTTGAAGGATTAAAAGACAATCTGTGGATGCAAGTGGAAGGGGACATTCGAGCATATCAAGTGTTCTCTTATTTGGAGCAGTTATTGGAAAAACACCCTGATGACACTGCTGCGAAACTGTATACGAGAATGATTCAACAAATCATAGGAGATGAATATTGGGGTGCGGCATTAAACCCCACATTCTTGAAACAATTGTTTCAATTCTTTGTCCTCCTGATTCAGGAGGGCCACATCTCAATTGAGGAATACCTTATAGGAAGGGCGCACCTTTTTAATAAAGAAATGGCTTTGAGCCTTTATCGACAGATAAGAAAGGTTGTTCGTGAAAAGGGACCAGCCGCCGTTGCCGATGTCAGAATAGCGAATATCGGCCTGTTGAAGCAGAATCTTTCCGTGCCAATCCTGTTTGATTATTGATAAAATTTGCCCTTGACAGAGGCCCCTTTCTTTGAGATACTGTTCTCACAGGAGAGGATTGTTATGGGATTTATATTTCACAGAGCTGTCGTTGTCACAGGGTGGGACGACAAGCTTAAAATGGCTCACGAAGCTGCCTTAAAAACATTTAAAAACACATGTGTTTCAAATATCGTTGCGAGTGTATCAAACGGATATGCCTCATTTTTCATTGCGCCAGATGGCAGCAAAGAAGGGTGGGAAACAAGTAGTGAGTATGATGACATGGCACAGGCTTTTGCAAGGCTGATGACGACTGAGCCTTGGGGTCCATATTGTGATTGGATATTTATTCGTTATGGAGAGGGTGAACCATATATTGAAGCTTCGAACGGTACAGGTAGTTTGTTTGATGAAGGGAGGTTATGGTGAAAAAACTCAATTCGGGCAACTCACGACCAACTCTGGGGAAATAAAATGACTGATTTAAACAAACCAATTTTCCTATATAACGACGACATCGGTTCGGTGTCTTATGTCCAGCACATGGGAAACGACAAGATGGCAGTCAACGCTGCTCGCGTGTCCTTTGGGCAAGACAACAACAAGCCGTTGACAAAGAAAGACAAAAAACTGATTAAGTATCTGCTTGAACACAAACATACATCACCGTTTGAACATTCAACAATCACGTTTAAGTTTGTTGTTCCTTTATTTGTGAGGTCACAGCATCACAGACATAGAACCTGGGCATACAATGAGATTTCCAGACGTTACACAGAGAAAGATATAAAGTTCTATGAACCCGATATGTTCAGAACACAACACGAATCAAACAGACAAGCAAGCATCGAGGGTGAGCCAATAAACCCAGGCATAACAGGCAAAGAAGGCCCATCAGGGTTTTGTTGGTCAGGTTTTAGAGCGGACCTTGGGATGCAAATATTCAACCAGGGAGCTTTGCAGTTTTATGAGGCTCTGTTGCGAGAAGGTGTCTGCCGCGAACAAGCACGAATGGTGCTACCTCAGAGCATGTATACTGAATATTATGGTACGGTTAGTTTGCACAACCTGTTGAAGTTCATTGAGCTTCGGACACACGAAGGAGCCCAGTGGGAAATTGTTAAGGTAGCAGAGGCATTATTGGAAATTGCCACAGATTTATGGCCGGAAGTAATTTCGGCATGGAAGGAAATAAAAGATGAACGGTAAGTGGTTGTTGTTGGCTTGGTGCAAATATTACCCAGCAGGGGGATTGAACAATATACGCGGTGTTTTTGACACAGAAGAAGAAGCAGATAGTGTTGCTAGTAAATTAAGAGCGCAAAAACACGGCTTTGATTATGTTGAGGTTCTTCCGATTGAAGAAATATTAATGAACGCTAGTGACTGGAAGAGTTGGTTGGAATGAAAAGCCCATGGAAAACAGAATTTCGTTGTCGAGGGTGTCGTAAGCCTATAAGCTTTTACACAATGATGTATTCTCATGGAACTTGTCCTATGTGCGGACGCACTTGCAGAAGCACAGTGTGCGAGACTTATTCTGTGGCGTTTCGCTTTGTTAAGACAGGGCCATGGTGGAAGATTTGGTCTTGGGAGAAGGAGTTTAAGAATGATCGAAAACGATAATGGTATTACAATCGGAGAACTTAAAAAGTTTTTAGAACAATTTCCTGATGATGGCGAAGTTTGGGTTGTAACAAAACATTTAGGTGGCGGCTGTGGTCTTACAAACGTTTCTGTAAAAGTAAGCAGGCTAAATAAAGGCGATGTATTGGTAGAAACAAGAGAGAAATTAGAAGGAGTTGAAAATGATTAAAAATCCTGTAAATCAAAAAAGAGTGCGTGTTATAAAAGAACATTGTGAAGGACGTTTTAAGGTGGGCATGGAAGGACTTTGTACGGCAGACCTTCTTTATGAGTCTCAATATCAAGAAGATACTTTTGCCGTATGGTTTGATGAAAAGGTGCGTGATGTGAGTTTTCATACATTCCAGCAAATGAATGCTAGGGAATATTACGAGGTGATTGATGAATAAGTGTAATTATTGTGATTTTAATTACAGTGATATTGATGAACTTGGAGTACACTTAAACGCCAAACATTTTAAATGTATGTGTGGAACTGTATTTGATATCGATGAGTTTGGTGACGATTTGATTATTTGCAAGCAGTGCAGAAGCAGAAGAGAGAAGAAGAAAGTGGGTGATAGAGTGAAAGATGGCCTCATTAATAGAGGTTACGGAACGGTCATAAAAAGAGAACCACTCAATATTGAACCACTGGGCCACTTCTTGGTAACTGTCAAATGGGACGACTCAATTGCTGACAGCCCATTTCCAGGCTATGATGATAATACATCAGAAGAATGTGAAGACGATTTGGAGCTAATTGATGACAAAATATAATCCCGAAATCGGAAAGTCATATAAAGTTGTGGCAAAAGAAAGAGGTGGAAGCCTTCGTATTGAAAAAGAAGTTTTTGTCTATGAAATGAAAGAACAACTTTACTGTACAGGGCCGACCACACCAATGATTGCACATCACTTTAACACACCGTTAACGTTGTTTGACTTAGAAGAGGGGTTTAAGGGCTCTATAGATTATTATCCTTTTGGTGATTATTGGTGGGTAACAGATAGAGAATATCCTGGAAAACATTTTGAACTTGAAGGGCTGGAGGAATTGTGAAAAAGATTTGGAATTGGTTGATTTATGAGGAAAACTTGATGTGGCTCTTCATATCCCTAGTGGTTATTGTAATGGTAATGGTAATGGGGATGAGGGAAGCGTTTGTTCAAGATAAAATCGTTGAAATGAAAATAAACCAATGCATCAAACAATGCCTCCCGTATAAATCAGAATTGTATAGAGGGTATTGTTATTGCGATAAGACCAGGGAGGTTTTGAATGATAATTGATAATGTTATATTTGCATTGATTTGTGTTGCGGTTGCTGGATTGCTTTATATAAGCCTTCGCGATGGTGACGATTTTTAGCTGTGGTAAGAAGACGCCAAGCAAAAATGGTGTGAAAGACAGAGTAATTTGGAATATATGAGTAATTTAATTTTAGAATAAAAGATATAGAATCATAGCATAACCATGGAGGGTTTTGTTATGGACATGTCAGTTATGTCGGAATTGTTTTTGAGCGTGTTGATTTTTGCACCCGGTGCAGTATTGCTCGGAGCAACAGGTTTTGTTGGTGTATTGATTCTGCTTGAAAAGATGGGGGTTTTAGGAAAATGAAAGATGAGAGCTGGTTTGATTTTATAAAGTTTTTTGTTATGTTGGGGGTGACGGTGTTTGTTTTGATTCAAATATCAAGAAGCTGCAATAACCCAAGGGGCTATTCTGTAGAATCAGATAAAACAGAAATTGAAATGAAGTACGCTGTACCAAGATAAGGAGGGAAAAGTGAACAAAATAGAAGGGACAAATATTTGGCTCGGAGATATCGATGATGCAGAGAACATTGCTGCTCTCGATGAAAACAAAATTGATGTGGTTGTAAACATGGCAAAGGGTTTATATCCACCAGTATATCGTAATCAAGAAATGATTATGTTTGGAATGTATGATGATGGTCAAGCAGAAGACTTGACATATTACCTTGCCGCAAGGACAGTCCTTGAACTGAACAAGGCTGGAAAGAACATTTTGCTTCATTGCTATGCGGGTGCTTCACGCACAGCAGCAATTGCAACCATCGTGTCCACAGTCCTGTTTAAATTTGATGGAACTCTATACGATCAAATCAAAAAAGCGTATGATCTGGTGTGTGATTCAAGGTATGAATGCACATACATGCTTAGGCGGCATGTCAACCATTTCGTTCCTGTTTTGAAGAGATTGTTTGAGGAAAACTCAATTGATATTCAACTATGATAAGTTGGTTGTGGGTTCAACGCTGTCAGCGTTGTTGTACTCTTATATAAATCATGTGCCGGTGGTGTTTGTTGAGAAGGCAGCGCCGCTGGCACATGATTTATTTGAAGAAAGAGTCGACCTTTCATACTTTAAGTTGAAATGTGATGAGGTCAAGATATTATCACCAACATGTGAAACCATAAAATACAGTGGAAAACAATGTCTGTTTGACCACCTTGCATACTGTCTGAGCCTTGCAGGGCTCATTCCCTTCTCAACAAACTTAACAGGAATTCGCCTTGACTCTGACAACACCATCAGGGTGTCGACAAGAACATGTTCGTACACTGTTGGATTCAATGAGCTTTTGATATTCAACAGGCACGACATATCAGGATTACCTGTTACCGAACGAAAAAAGAAAAAACCCCTCATTCTTGATTTCATGAGGGTCGAATATATAAAGAAAACAAACCCATATCAATTATGGGAAACAGATGAAGACTTCCTGAAAAGAATATGGTTCATGGAATATGGCAAAGCCGTGGGGGAATCGTATTTAACAGAGAAACAGTCACAGTCTTTTGATTATTCAAATTTTTATATCAAAAAGAAGTTGCGTTATGTTGCAGATGAACTGAGCATAAAATCTCATTTCGCAAAGAAGAGAGCAACCTTTATTCCCGAAGAGCGGAAAATTATAAACAGAGATGAGGAAACCTTTGACCTTCCAGAGAATATAAGCTTTCCCCTTCTTAAAGAGGAGACACTATGCCAGCTTTCACCCTTGCAGGAATCATTCCTTTCGAGAATCGCAAAAAACAATTTGGATTCCCTTGGAATGATGCCCTGATTCCAATTGATTATGGCTTGACAGCTTTGCATGGCTCTCTTATGGAGTGTGCCAAGGTTGGCTGTTCAAGTATTTGGATAACAGTTGACCCTGAGAACGCGGCGCTTGTTCAAAAACTGACAGGTGAGTATATGCTTGATCCTTCAAGCATTTTGAAGAGGGGGAGGTGGGCACTCGATCCAGCTTCATTTTTTCTATATATTCCAATCTTTTTGGTTCCCACGCAGGCAAGAGATATGGGGATTCGTGATTGTTTTGGAATGTCAATCATTACGGCAGCCCACGCTGCAAAGCATGTGAACAGTTCACTGAGCAAACACTTTCAACCAGACAGATTTTATGTTTCTTTTCCACAAGGGATATACGATGTCAACGAACTCAACCATCACCGTGTTCACTTGAAAACCAGCAAAAGTTTTTGTATAAAGTATGAAGGAAAGACTGTCAAAGATAATTTGCTGCTCGGTTTCACAGCAACACCGGAAGAGTTGCGAGAGTGTGAAAAACACGTTCGAAAAGTGAGCACTATTAAAGTTTTTAAAGCTGAAGACGGGACCATAAAGAGGTTGCCGATTTCCGAAAGGTATTCGGGTAGATATTTCGACTTGAGTGAAGTCTTAAAACATGTCATACTAGATGAAGGTCACGAATACGAAGTCGATTGGTACTACAACATTGATAACTGGGAGGGGTACAGGGATTACCTCACATCAGGCAACAAGATGATTGTAGATGAAAAGCTGTTCCGAAAGGGACCATTAGCAAAAATAGGAGGGCAGGATGATTAGAAGAGAACATGAGGATTATTCATCAACAGAGGATGTATATGATAACATTGAGGGATCCTTTGAATTGAAGAAGAGAGTAGGATTTCCAGAATATTACATGAATTTATCACCGGAACAAAAGGAGTTTGTCGATATCTTAATTGGCGAGAAGCCTTCTTTGTTGCAAAAGGTGGTTGAACTCGGATACAGACTTCTGGACAAAGAAGACGAACTTGAAGAACATAAAAACAGATTGCATCAGGAGGGAATATATGACATCTGAAATACCATTCGTTGGATTGCACGCACACAGTGTGCTAAGTGTGTTCGATGCTCTAGGCTATCCAGCAGAGCATATGGACTTCGCTTATGAAAATGGCTGTGATGCCATGGCCATAACAGATCATGGGAACATGAATGCTTTATCATATCAGGTTCTCCATGCAAAGAAAATGAATGCGGAAGGAAAGACATTCAAGCCAATCTATGGTATTGAAGCTTATTTCCTTGACTCAATTGCTCTTTGGGCTCTTGACTATGCAGAATATCAAAAGAAGAATAAGAGAAAGAAAAAGGAAGAGGTCGGTCTTGTCATTGAAGATGAGCAGGCAACAAAAAAGAAAGAGAAGCTCACAATCAATCGAAGAGCCCATCTTGTTATATTGGCACAGAATGAAACGGGTCTGAAGAACTTGTTCAAACTTATCTCTCTGTCGTATAAGCCTGGAAAGTTTTATCGTTATCCTCGTATGGATTTTGCCATGCTCGCTAGATACTCGGAGGGGCTGATTGTCTCATCTGCTTGTATGGGTGGGCCATTGGCGAAGTGTTATTGGCGTAATAAGGAGAAGGGGCATGATTTTATACAAGACTCAATGGTCGAAACCATTGAAAAATTTAAAGGGATCTTTGGTGATCGATTTTACGGTGAGGTGCAATGGAACAGCATCCCAGAACAACACGAAATCAACCAACATATTATTGAAGCGTGTGGCAAAACAGATTGCGAAATTATCTCAACAGCAGATAGTCACTATCCTTCACCAGATAAGTGGAAAGACAGAGAGTTATATAAAAGATTAGGGTGGCTCGGTAAGTCAAAAGAACAACAGCCGCTTCCTGAAGAAACCCTATACGAACTGTATCCTAAGAATGGTGATCAGATGTACGAGTCTTATCAGAGGCATTCTGAGAAGTGTGGGTTCACTTACGATGATGACTTCATCAAAGAGACAATCACACGGACATACGATATCGCCCACAATAGAATTGAAACGTTCTATCCTGATGATTCAATCAAACTGCCGAGTTTCATTGTTCCAGAAGGAGAATCGGCAATTGATAGATTGCGTTCTTTTTGTGAGCAGGGGATGAAAGACAAGGGGTTCTCTAATAAGCCCAAGTACGTTTCACAGCTTGAAGAAGAATTATCTGTTATTGATAGCAGAAACTTTGGAGAGTACTTCCTAACAATGAAAGAAATTTCCGACAACATTTCAAGTGTTCAGCTTGTGGGTGCGGGAAGAGGAAGTGCGGCAGGTTCTCTTGTTTCATATGTGCTTGGAATTACACAGGTCGATCCCTTGAAGTATGGCTTGTTGTTCAGCAGGTTTCTTAGAAAGGATGCGAAGGATTACCCTGATATCGATTATGATTGTTCAGATCCAATGTCAGCAAAGAAGCACCTTGCAGAGCTGTGGGGTGAGAACTGTGTTGTTCCAATTTCAAACTTCAACACATTGAAGTTGCGAAGCTTGGTCAAGGACATTTCAAAGTTCTATGGCATCAACTATTCAGAGGTTAACAGAGTTACTTCTGTGATGAACAAAGAGGCCACAGCACCAGCAAAGAAAGATAGAGGAATCTCTGCCGGTGCATACACGCCCACATTTGAAGAACTTTTGAAGTATTCGAGTTCTTTAAGGCAGTTCTTGAGGAAGTATCCCGAGGTTGAGACACACATTAAGTCTCTTCATGGACAGGTGCGTTCTGTTTCAAGACATGCAGGGGGGATTCTTGTTGCTGATGATCTTGATGAGAAGATGCCGCTCATTAATAGTGGCGGAACACAACAAACTCCATGGACAGAGGGTCAAAACGTAAGACACCTTGAACCATTGGGTTTTATTAAGTTTGATATCCTTGGTCTTGCAACGTTGGCAATGATTGAGGCTTGTGTTGCACGAATTTTGAAGAGGCACCACGGCATCAAAGAACCAACTTTTGAAGACATCAAAGAATATTATATGAAGACTCTTCACCCTGATGTGATCGATCTTAAAGATCAAAGCGTTTATAAAAACATTTTTCACAAGGGGAAGTGGGCAGGGGTGTTCCAGTTCACTGAGAAGGGGGCACAGGATTTTTGTTCAAGGGCAAAGCCTCGTTCAATCAATGATTTGTCTGCGATCACAGCAATTTATAGGCCCGGTCCTTTGTCAGCGAATGTGCATGAACAATATATCGATGCAAAGAACAACGTCAAACATGTTCACTACATCAACAATATTGTGAAGAAGGAGACAAAAGAAACTCTCGGTTTCCTTGTCTTTCAGGAGCAAATTGCTTTGCTTGCTCACAAACTTGGTGGGCTTACTTTGGATGAGGGAAACCTCTTGAGAAAGTTGTTGATTAAGAAGGGCACAGGAGAGCAGGCGCAAAAGAAGCTCAAGCTTTACAACAAGTTTCTTGATGGCTGTGAAGAAAACAAGATGTCAAGAGACGCAGCAGATAAGCTGTGGAAAAAGTTTGAGTTCTTCAACGCTTATGGTTTCAACAAGAGCCATGCGGTGAGCTACTGTCTTTTGAGTTACCAGTGTGCATGGTTGTTGAATTATTTCCAAGATGAATGGGTTGCCTCTTTCCTTGACAAAGAGCCTGAATCAAGAAAAGAGCAGGCAATCAACATCGCAAAGAGTTTGGGGTATACAATTTTACCACCCAACATCAATAAGTCTGGGCGTGATTGGGAAATTGCAGCCAACAGAACTCTCTTGTTGCCGTTGAGTTATATCAAGGGCTTGGGAGACAAAGCTGTAGCTCAGATTGAAGCTAATCGCCCGTTTAATACAGTTGAGGAACTCATCTTCAACAAGAACATTGTTTATTCAAAGCTCAACAAAAAATGCCTTGACGTTTTGATTAGAACAAGAGCTGTTGATGAGCTTGTGGACGATAGGTTCACAGGATTGAAACATTTTTGGACAGCCGTTGCGGTTGATCGTCCCAAGACTGCAAAAAAGTTTGCCAAAAATATTGAAACATACGCCCCGGAAGGGGGCTTCACAAAGGAAGAATTATTTCAATATCAAGTGTCGTTGACGGGGCTGTACCCTCTTGATTCTGTTATACTTCCAGAGATAAGAGCAGAGCTTAAAAAGTATTGTATCCCCCCTGTGGGGAGTTGGGATGAGGCGATTGGAATTGCTTGGTTTGTTCCAAGAGAAGTTGTTCAAAAGAAAACTTCAAACGGAAGAGACTATTGGATTGTCAAAGTTGTTGATGAGACAAGCAAACAAACGGAAATCAAATGTTGGGGAGTAAACCCTGAAAAGGATAGGATTCAACTTGATCGTCCGTATGTTGCGAAGCTTGACCACAGTGACGTGTGGGGTTTCTCTTCAAGACAATTTACAAAGACCTGGAGGTTGCTTGGATAAGATAGGCATGTTGGGCACTAATTATGATGCACTTTGAATATTTCAATACTATTTATAATAGTTAATCGTAGGAGAGTACTTTAACATGCCTAGTCCAAGAAAACGAAGAATTCGCAAGAGAATCATTGGAGATCGTTTATTTTTATCTTCAAGTTTAAGTTCATCAGTGGCAATCACCGATGATCAAAACCTTTTTAAGCTTGCCATGTATGGTAGCGGAGGTGTCAAAAACACATTCAAAGATGGGAGCACAACCCTTCTGTCTGACGCCGTTTCTGATGAAACGGGTTTGTGGTCAAGTGGCTCTGGTAACTTTTCAACAGGGGAAACAACAGATTTAGATGTGACTGGCGAAACAGTGAGACACTACTGGATGCCAAGACCAAAAGCTGGTTTATGGACAGCAGACATTTCTGGTTCTGCAACATCACCATTGGCGATTATCTACAGTTGGAATGGGCCGCAGGCAAGAATGAATGCGCGCTACTACTTCACAGGTTCAGAAGCGGGCTCTGATGAGCAAGTAGGACGTGCAGGAACTTCATCGATTAGTTTCGCAAAAGATGCATTAACCTCATCAGTTGACGATACCCAACAGTTGTTGTGGTTGTATTACTCTGGTCGGATTCCCGAGGGTGATCGCATTGATGTCTATACAGGGTCAAGTGATTTGGATAGATCAAGCTTTGTGACTGCAAGCCTTTCAGGTTCAGGGAACTACCTGTCAGGGAACCTTTACATCCCAACAGAAAGTATTGGTGACACCTTGCACATCGTGTTTAGTGCGTCCGCAACAACAACAAGTGCTTGGAAAGAGGGCTTCTTCATTTACTTGACAAGCTCAGACTCCCTTGAGCCAAACGCTCGTACAGGTTCTTGGAACGAATACGCATAACAGTGTTGACAAATAATAAGACCTCCCGTATAATGGACGAAATTATACGGGAGGTTTTTTATGATTTTGAGATATAACAAGGTTCGTGCTTGGGCGAAGCCGCCGCAGAGAGCGAACCCATCTGATGCAGGAGCCGATTTGTTTTATTGTCCGGTTGGTGGCGACAGCAGTGGCGTTGTTATCGGTGAAGGAAAGAGTGTTCTTATCCCAACAGGTTTAAAGATCGAAGTCCCACATGGATATATGCTTGAAATAAAGAACAAGTCAGGTATCGCTTCAAGGAAGAAGCTTGTCGTTGGAGCGTGTGTCGTTGACTCTGGATACAATGGAGAAGTCTTTGTTAACCTTCACAACATTGGGAATGAACCTCAAAAAATTCGCAATGGAGAAAAGGTTGCACAAGCAGTGCTGATCCCTGTTGTTCATTGTAGATTTGTTGAAAGTCATGCTGAACTATATGCTGAACCGGGTGTTACAATTTCAAATAGAGGTGACGGTGCCTTGGGGAGTACAGGTAAATGATGGAAAACACTGAAAGAGCACAATTGAACAGGTTTGCTGTTCATTTTTCAAGTGATAGCGAAGAGTGGGAAACGCCACAAGCATTCTTTGATAAGTTGCACAAAAAATTCGACTTTACATTGGACCCATGCGCCTCAGAACAGAATTATAAATGCAATTATTATTTTACAGAAAAAGATGAAGGTCTTAAGTTGTCTTGGAAGGGGCATAGAGTGTTTATGAACCCGCCATATGGTCGGGAAATCGGTAAGTGGATAAAGAAAGCGTATGAAGAGTCCAAGCAGTCAAACACCTTGGTGGTTGCGCTGATACCGGCGAGAACAGACACAGTATATTGGCACGACTATGTTATGAAATCGAGTTGTATTTATTTCATCAAAGGCAGGTTGAAATTTGGCCAGTCAAAGAACAGCGCCCCGTTTCCATCTGCCGTTGTTGTCTTTAATGGCTATACAAATACGCCCGTTGTTACCACTATGGAAAGATCATGACAGATCATAGAAAAAGAAGTATGAAGAATTCTGTTGATGAGTATACTTACGCTAAATTTAAACTATTGGTCTTGCAAGATCAGATTCCTTATACTAAACTGATGACAGAACTTTTGGAAGGATACGTCCGTCGAGATCCAAGGATTGTTGAGTTTATTGAAGACTATAAACAAACAAGAAAAAAGAAGCAAAGCAAGATACGAAAGCAAAGACTTGAGAGAAGGGAAACTTTAGCTAAGAGAAATCAAAAACTATTTGGCCTGGACAAATCAGAGGTTATGGACGTATATGACCTCATTGAAATCCCACCCAACTCAGAGTTATAAAATGAAATGCAAAGAACAATGTGAGAAAACAAATACACCCTGCGAGAACATGAGCTGTCGTCACTGGATGAACTATGACGAGGATTTAAACTGTGTTCTTGCCTGTGTTGACAAAAATGGAGAGCTGTCTTTGCGCGAAGTTGCGAAGAGACTCGGAGTCAGCTACGTCCGAATAAAGCAGATTGAGGACAAGGCTTTGAGTAAATTACACGGCCTGAAAGAATAAAAGGATTTTCCCTTGTTTGAGTACTATTTATTGTAGTATCGCGGAGGTATAGGATATTATGGCCAAGAAGAATAAAGTATTATTGGAAAACAACGTCATTGCTAATTTCATGCGTCATGCAGGTCTTTCTGAACATTCACAAGAGTTCTTAACGGAACAAAAAGAGCTTGAAGAAGATGAAGAGCTTGAAGAAGGTTGCGAGATGGACGAAGACAAGTATGAAGAGAGTGAGTACCCTGGGAGAAAGAAAAAGAAGACTCCTTGGGACAGAGCAAGGAAGAAAATTGATGACCTTAAAGAAGGTGACGAAGAGTTGGAAGAGGCAATTAATATCAAGACTGGTGAAAAAGGTCTTGCTGCTAAAGGCCCCAACAACAAACAGGACAAAGAAGGCACTCGCAAAGCTAAGAACCCTGAAGGTTTGGCTGGCAAGAGCGGTGGTGGAAAAGACACTTCACATCACAAGCGTAAGTCGAGCAAGCGCCCAACTGTTGACGGAACCGATCTGAGTAAGATGGGTGGTGGCCCAAAGAAGTTAAAAGAAGAAGAGGAACTTGAGGAAGAAGAGGATCTTGTCGAGAGCCTCATGAGTTTACTCCGCGAAATGCCCGAAGAAGACATGCTTGATGACGAAGAAGATGTCGAAATGGGTGGTGAAGAAGACCTTGGCATGGATGACATGGGCGGTGAAGATGATGACGACCTGGAAATGGGCGATGATGAAATGGAAATGGAAGACGACCTCGGTGAAGAGGGCGGAATGGACGCTGCTAAAGTTGAAGCCGCACTTGAATCAGGACTAAAGGCATTTGCTGAAGCCGTTTCAGAAGAGCTTGGAATTCGCATCGATGTTAAACAAGGTGGCGAAGAAGAGCTTGGTGGCGAAGAGGACGAAATGGACTTCGGTGGCGAAGAGGACGAAATGGACTTCGGTGGCGAAGAAGAAGAAGAGCCAATGCTTGAAGAAGCCGTCCGCAAGGTGGTGAAGCAGGTTCAGGCCCGCCTCTCAAAGAAGGGCAAAGGAAAGAAGAGTTCACAGATTGCAGAACGTGTTGCGAAGCGTGTTGCAAAGAGACTCGTTGAAAGCAAGAGAAAGAAAAGACGTTAAAATATCTCCCCTGCAAAAAAAGAGCCGGCCTTGTGCCGGCTCTTTTGTTTTGTGAGGTTCTAATTATAAAGTGGAGCACATCATGAACGAATCAGAACAAATCTTTAAAAAATTCCTGTTGAAAAAGAAGACGAGAGATTTCTCTTTGATTGACGAACTTATCAACGAGGAGTTGAAGCAAAGAGATTTGCTGATTGAGTCAAATTTTTATGTCGATGGGTTTGAGGACCTGAGACTGAAATTTCCTTTGTTTAAGATTGGACGAAAAGTTGGGGAAGCCCCTAGAACAGAAACTGGTGAACTTCTTAAATCAGAAGAGCGGGAAGTTTTTGATAAACTTATTGCAGGGGTTAAAGGAGATGTTGTAAGAGACAGACTTGCTTTTATACAGAATGTGATATCGGGGCAAGATATAAATTTTGCGCTTGATGAAGCCGTTTCATCTCTTATTGTTGTTGACATGTTGTCAGGTCTGCTTGAAGATTTTGAAGCCAGTTCGGCAGGTTTTTTGTTTGAGCAATTTTTTGCAGCACTGTTTAAGGGGACCACTGAAGGTTGGGGAGGTGTAAAAGCAATTCCCGATGCAGAAGTTCGCGCAGTGGCCTTGGCACATTTAGGAGATGAGTTTGAAGGGGTTGAAGAGGCTTTGTTGCCCTTGACACCAGTGAGCTTAAAACTTAGAAGACCGGAAAAGTTTTTGACTGGAAGTTTCACAAATTTGTTGATTTATTTTTTGGGAAAAAACAAAGAAGCCTATGAAGAACAAGATTCACCTGAGAAATTGCTGCATATTTACGCTGAAAAAGTGAAAGGAGGAAGGGGAACGTCAAGAGTTGATTTCTTTGGGTTTTCTTTAGCAGGTTCAGCAAGTTCTTTTAAACTTAAAATTTTTAATCTTGGAGAATTGCTGCAAGATGATCCAAACAAATACAAAACCCTGGGTGCTATGGCAAATAGATATTTCGATATTGCCAAAAGTTCCAAAGAATTAAGAACCATAGAAAAGCAGAAACAAGAGGTTGAAGCCCATCTTTACAACTTTTATGATGAGGCCGAAACACTAAGCGCCAGTGGAGAACGAGAGGGGGTTGAGCAGGTGAAGAAGGAAATTGACAAGCTAAAGTCGACATTGGAAAAATTAACCAAACACAAAGAAGAGTTGATTAACAGATACGGTGGAGAAATAAATGTTCCACCTGCACAATTTAAGATTTCTTCTGAGGCTTGGCGAGACAAAGAAGATAGAAGAAAATTCCTTGGTTCACTCATCCTCGATCCCCAGGAGATTTCTAAAAGAACGCAAGTTTTGCTGGGAAATACAACATCAAAAATTCGTGAGATATTTCACCTCTTAAAGACCTTAACAGAACAGATAACCTTCTTCTATACTGACATCGAAAACAAGCCCGATCATGGTTACGAGGCGTATGAAGCAGCAGGGAAACTTAAGGATGCTGTGGATGTGGAAACCGGAAGAGGGTCTACGAACAAATTATAGGTGAAAAATGAGTGTCAAAAAATATTGTCGTTCCGATGCTTTGCAAGACAAAGTGTTAAACGGTGTCGACAAACTTGTATCAAATGTGTCTGTCACGCTTGGACCTTGTGGTCGAAACGTGATCCTTCAAGAAAAGAATAAAGTTCCAATCATCACAAAGGACGGTGTGACCGTTGCAAAGTTTGTTGACTATGAAGACCCCTTCGAAAATGCCGGGGCTCAGATCATCAAACAGGTGGCTTCGCAGACCAATACACAGGTCGGTGATGGGACAACAACTTCAACCGTTCTTGCGGGTGACATGCTTCAAAGAGCACAGAGGTTCATTAAGTCAGGGTATGAACCTGTCGAGTTAAAGGCTGGAATGGACCTTGCGGTCAAAGATGTCGTGAGTACTCTGAAAAAGAACGCCATTGAAATTCAAAGTCTTGCAGACATTGAACATGTCGCAACAATTTCAGCAAACAATGATCATACGATCGGAAAGCTTGTTTCAATGGCTGTCGATCAAGCAGGCAAGAACGGTGCCATCTCAATTGAAGAGGCAAGGTCTGTTGAGACTTCCCTTGAGATTGTTGAGGGTTTTGTCATCGAAGCGGGCTATGTTTCCCCTCAGTTCATCACCGATGAAAGAGCGCGTATTGCAAAGTATGATGATTGTCTTATTTTCATGACAGACCACAAGCTGGAGTTCCTTGAGCCCGTTTTGCCTGTTCTTGAAATTGCAGCGAGAGAAAACCGACCCCTTATCATTGTTGCAGATGATATCGTTGGTCAGTTCCTTGCGGCCCTTATTATGAACACTGCAAGAGGTTCAATGAGAATTGTCGCAATTAAAGCCCCTCACTACGGAGAAGAGAGAAGAAGTGTTCTTGATGACCTTGCTATCTCAACCGGAGGCGAAGTCTTAAAAAGGGAAAGTGGCAAAAAATTTAGCGACCTAAAATTGTCAGATTTTGGAAGGGTGAAGTCTATTGAGGTCACAAAGAAACAAACAACCTTTATGGGCGGAAGAGGCTCTCAAGAAACAATTGAGGCTCGCATTGAAGCCATTGAAAGTGAAATCAGAATGACGGATAGCATTAAAGAGTGTGAAAGGCTTCAAAAACGAATAACAGGGCTTGCAAGCGGCATTGCCGTCATTAGAGTTGGTGCTGCAACAGAAGTCGAAATGATTGAAAAGAAATATCGCATTGAAGACAGCTTATCCGCTGTTAAAGCTGCACAGCTTGGAGGCATCCATGTTGGCGGGGGAATTCCATTTGTTAGAGCAGCAAAAACCCTCAAAAAACTAAAGGGTAAAACAAGTGCTGAAAAGGTCGGATATGGCATTGTGATTGATTCTCTTGGTTCTCCAATTCGTCAAATGGCAAAGAATGCGGGTCTACCCCCCGATGTTATTTATGACAGATCATTGAGGCTTAGTTCTGATAAGGGATTTGATTTTAAAACAGGAAAGGTTGTGAATATGACCGAAGCAGGGATCATTGATCCTGTTGAGGTTTCATGTGCCGCATTGATCAATGCCACTTCTGCTGTATCAACATTGATAAGCACCGAGTGCGCTATCGTGCAGACATAAGGGGTTGACAGGAAAAGCGGGGAGTGTTACACTACCCCCAACAAAGGAGGTGAATATGCAAGTTAAATTCGCAATTATTGAGGACGCGGACAAGGTTTCTGAAGCCTTGGCTGATAGGCTTGGAGAACTCCGGTTTAAGATGGAGGCCGTCAAAGATGGGCTTTATAGCTTACAAGGGGTAATGACCCCGCAACTTTTTGATCCCGTAGCGTCTTCAACAATTTTAACAAAAATTAAAAACGAACAAATCAAGATTCTTAATGTAATGGACAGCATTTCCGAAACATTGGAATCGATGATACCAAACGAACAGACCCCTAACAGAGAGGATGAAGAGCAGGCAATTGTTCAGCCACAAGTAGGTGTGAACATGGGCAAGGTTGGAGAGCTTATAAATCAAATGAAAGAGCTTCAAGAAGTGAGAGATTCCCTATCGCCAGAAGGAGTCGAAATTGAAAGCGACAGCTAAGGCTTTATTCCTTGGCGTCCTTTTGTCCCTGCTCTTTGTTCCCTCTGTCTCTAATTCGTTGCAAGGTATGGAGTGTGTTCGGCTCTATATCAAGCATAAAATCATTGTTCGTACAGATATCGATACGAACGACTTCTCAACAAAGTATTGGAATTCAGCATATCGCGTGGAGCGTGTAAAAAAGAATCAATTTCCAAAAGTCTGTTTTGCCGTTGAGAGTTTTTATAAGAAATACCCAATCTTGATTGATAAAAACCTTGTTTCAATCAATGTCGTGAATGATATTCGTTATCGAGAAAGAATAACGATGTCTGGAACATATAAGAATGGAGTAATATACCTAAAATCCCAACACTCAGGGCATACGGCAGAATATCTTGAAAAGATCCTTCATCATGAATTTTCAAGCATTATGACGAAGACCTATCCATTCCCTTGGGGTATCGAGTGGGTGGGTGCCAGTGCAAAAAGATACAATTTTGACTATACAGTTCTTGAGGTTGGTCGCTATGATGCAAGAGATGAACGTCATGAGTTATTGAGAGATGGATTTGTTAATGTTTATGCAGCAAGAGATTTCGAAAATGATTTCAATATGTGTGCTGAATATTTGTGGACCATGCCGAAAAGATTCAAAGAGCTTGGGCGTAAATATCCAAGAATTGAAACAAAGAGAAGACTTATCAAAAAATATTATGAGAGGATGATTCGATCTCATAAAAAACTGCCTTGACATAAATTTGGGGTTCGTGTAGAATGACAAGTGCGAGAGCACTTGTCATTTTTTTTGGAGAAAAGATGAATGAAGCGAAATATAAGCTTGGAGAACTGATTGCAACAAAGAGCTTTTATGATGAGTTAGCAATTATTATAAGAATTCATGAACATGCAGATCCAGACAAGGCTTTCTATTTATTGAAATACCCGAATTCAAACAAAGAGGTCTGGAAGTCAGAAGAAGAATTGATAAAACCAACAATTAAAGGAGAGAAAAATGGGAATGTTTGATACAATTAATTTTGCCGAAGATCAGCCAAATGGGCCTAAAGCCGGCCAGTATCAAACCAAAGATCTTCCTTGTAATCTCGACATTTATCACGTTATTGATGGCGAACTTTGTGTAGAATTTACTGTTTTGGTTGAAGACCGCGAAGAGAAAGAGAAAAACGCCTTTTGGGATCCTGGTTGGCAACTCAAGACCGTTGGTCTTGAGAAGTGCCCTGAAGTGTCTGGAAAAATAGTGTTTTACTGGTATAGAGGAGAACCAGGTGGTGGTGTTGAGTGGGAAGGAACGTTTGAAAAAGGAAGGGTTGTGAGTTATAAGAAGTTGGAAACGAAATGGTGAGTGAAAAGAAATGGAATTTGATATTGTTTGTTGTGTTTCTTTTCATTTTGTTCATGCCGCTTCTTCCGATCGTGGCTCTTCTTTATCTGTTGATAGGACAAGTAAACGAGGAGGAAGAAGATGACTGTTGAGGTTGGAGACATTATTTATGATAATAGGGATCTGGAATCTGGTGGAACACATTCTGTATACGCTTATGTTACGGATGTGACCACCAAAGGCTCTGTTGTTTGTTGGATTTATGATTCTTATAAAGATAAATGGAGACATGAAACTTTTACAAAGAAAAAGTTAAAAACACTTCTTTTTTGTCACAAACACTTTAAGATGAGCGAGTATTCTCATTTGACCGAAGAAGAGCGACATGAAAAGATTCAAAAAGAGATTCTAAACATTCTTTAAACTAGTTATTGTATCACGGAGAAACTCAATGAAGCTTTTGATGGAAAACTTTAGGAACTTTACGACGAAACAGCTCCTAACAGAAGAAAACCTTGCGGGAATGACAATCACTGAAATATTGGAGTTGTTGAAAGAATATGGCCAAAGAACTTGGGTTGTTTTCGATACAGAAACATTGGGCTTTGACCCTCTAAAACATCAATTAACAGAAATTGCAGCAATTGCACTTGATCCTCGTGGGTGGGAAAGCGAACCAGAAGAGGTTGGCCAATTCCACAAGAAGGTGAAACTTCAGGCACCAGCGAGGTGGCGAATGCACTTTGAACTTAAGAAAGATCCATTTGCAAAAATAGAAAGTGTTGCAGATAAAATGTTTTGGAATGATTTTATCCAATCAAATGTGAAGAACGCACCAAAGGACGAGAGGGGCCGAAAATGGCTTGCTCACTTTGCAAGGTATGCCCTTGCTGAAAAGAAAAAAGCTGAAGCCGGACATGAGCCTGGAAAAAAACTTGGAGCACACGACCTCTTGAAGATGACGGGTTATTTTGCCAAAGACAGTGAAGGGAATATGCTCCCAGGTATTGAAGAAGCTGGGGTTGATTATATTGACGAACAGCAGGCAATGAAAGAGTTTTACGATTTTGTGAACTCTTTTGGCGACCCCGTTATGTGTGCTCAAAATGCGTCGTTTGACATGAAGATGGTCAACACAAGATATCAAGGAGAAATCCCAAGATACCGCGTGTTTGATACGATGATGTTGTTCCAGTTGTTTTTGATTCCAGCTCTCCAAAGCCTTGGAGATCAGGGAGATGAAGAGGCATTGAGAAAACTTGAGATGCTTAAAACAAGGTTTGGCTTTTCATCGTCACTTGGAAAAGTTCGTGATGTATATGAAGTCACAGGGGATTGGCATAGTGCAATTGCTGATGTTCGCATGACAATTGAAGTTACTGGTCATGTTATAAGAGAGTTGAAGGCGAACCCCGATCTTGATATTGAACAACACCACGCAAAAAAGGCCGCCTCTCTTCATAGGAGAAAGGTGGGTGCTGGCAAGAAAGAAAAAGCAGCAAAGACAGCAGACGAAATCGACGCCATGGCAGACACCCTAATTCAATATGCAGCCGATGCAGGAAAAGACCTTTCTCAGGGTGATGCCATTGTTCTTGCAAAGAACATCGCGGCGTTATGGAAGATGGAAAAGGAAATTGAAAAGAAGGGTCGCTATTTTGGCAAGCGTCAAAAGAGAGGTTGGAAACAAAAGGCAAAAGAGAAATTCAGGCAATATCAGGATAAATATGCAAAACAAGAAGGGTAAATAGCAATGGACGATCTTTTTCGCAAATGGCGAGGCTTTAAGAAAGACCTTCTTCTTGAGTTTAATAACCAAGATAAGAACGAAATTCTTGAGAATGGTGGCGACTTTAATGTTTCATACGAGCTTGAGCTTGAATCCCACGATCGCATTTATTGGGATGATGATGATTATGATGATTATGATGATTATGATTATGACGACGAATATGAAAGAGTTTCAAATCTTGTTCGAGAGAACGAAGGATATGAAGAATTCGGATACACCACAGAAGACATAACCAACGATCTTTTTGAAAAGGTGTATGGTCCTGATTATGATTATGCAGAAATCGGATTGACAATGGCGGGTCTGGAATCTGATGAAAGAGAATACCTACTGCGTCGTCGTCATGATTCGCCTGGCGAAAAACCTCTTTTTCAAGAATTTAATGAGGTTGTAGACAACATTTACCAAGTCGGCACTCCTGAGAACAAGAAATTCATTGAACTTTTGTTCTCTTTTGAAAGGATTAGAGAATTCCTTGAAGAAGAGGGTGAGTATGAGTTAGGCGTTGAGGGGTTGGTCAATTATCAAAAAGATCTGTATAAGTCGGACTCTGATATTGTTCCCGGCGAACAAGCCTATTCTTCAGCAGAAGATTTGTTTAAAATATTTGTCTTTGTTCGAGATGGCGAACAACTTATAAGCTTTGATTATGTGCCAGGGGTTGTACACGAATACAAAGAGGCTGATCTGCCCCTTGTTTCATTGAGGAACGTCTTTCTTTTGTTTGAAAAAGAGCATGTTATTGATGAACTTATCGAGAAGGGAAAGCTAAAAGTGTCCAACGTTTTTAGGGATGGGAACTTTGAAGACCAGTTTGAGTCTGATAAAAACATGGTTTCAGACCTTTGGACAAAAGTTGCTGAAGAGTTCATCGACAGACTAAATGACGAACATTTTCCCGCAGCCGTCAGTGATGCTCTCGACTACGAGACTTATCCGAGAGAGTCGAGAAACGATGGGGGTACAAGTAGCGGCGAAGATATGGTTGCAGACCATTTGCCGAATTTCTATCGGAAATACGCTCACCTTCTTTCTTTCAAAAAAGATGGTTCGTTATCTTCCGGTATTGAGATGGCTCACCAAACATACTTTGAAAGCCTTGAAGAAGCCTTTCAATTTCTTGATGTTTTCTATAAAGACTATGATGACCAAAGCAATTTTTATATGTCAAGTAACACAGGATTGCATACAAATATTTCAATGAGGGTTCCGGGAAAGCGGGGAAAGCAGGAAGCCAGTGCTGACGAGTTTAACCTTATGAAGGCGTTGCTGTTCTTGAGCGAGCCGAAGAGTGAAGGACAAAGAGACGCAAAGGTTTATGCTGCGTTTAAAGGAATCGAAAGCCGTATCAATAGTGGTTGGACAGGAGAGCTGAAACATAAATTCATTGGAAAGATTGAAACAATCCTAAAGGATATTATGTATGGCAAGAAACAAAACCCAATGTCAAGGGAGGCGACTGTTGCACAGTTTGTTGAAACATTACGAGAGCCGGACAACTACATCATTGATTCTTTAAATGGCCTCATAAAACAAGTCGCAACAGGAATTGGCAGATGCTCTCTTGGTTTCAACGTGACATATGTTGATGAAAGAGAGTATATCGAGTTCAGATACCCAGGACATGATGTTACGAAAGAGGTTCTGAAAGAGCTGACCTTGTATTATTGTTATATTGTTAAGCTTTCTCTGGAAAAAGAATATAAGGACCTTGAATACAAGAAGAAGCTTATCGGACTTTTATCAACGATTAAAGCCGCTGCAAAGAAAGATCTAAAAAAGGATCGAAAGAAAATCAGAAAAGGTTTGCTGTATAAAACATCACATCTGGTTGAAGGTGGTGAAATGTTGAGAAAGTTTAAGTATCTTGTGGAAGAGGATTTTTCACCGCCTTCAACCAGAGCCTTCTTTGAGAAGGCATATTCTCGCCTTTACCACCATTCCCCAGATGTGTTTACGTCTTTTGAGGTCATAGATGTTGATCACAAAAAGAAGCTTGTCACCCTGGCAGGGATTGATGTTCTTAATCGAAATTTAAGAGAAGATATGAAAATTGCATATGTTGAAAAAACTGTTTCATATTATGAATTTTTGCAAACATTTTTTGGTTGGCAGGGAAGAAAGCCAGAGGTTAAGGATATGAACAACCCTGAAGTAATTTTAAGAGAAAAAGCGATTCAAGTGTTAAAGCGAGAGTCTTTCTCGGTTGAGGACATGAATGCCGTTTTTGAAAGAGTTTTTGTTGAACTCAGAAACAAAGAAGGACAACCCGATTCTCCTATGTGGGACCTTGTTTTTAGGAACTATAAACACGGTCAGACAGGTCCGGCAAATAGGTTATTTTCGATTATAGCACAAACAACAACATTTGAAGATTTGGTCGAAAAAATTCATCATGTGGGCGCTTGGAGAGTTTATTCCGCAATGAACGATGCCACTCGGAATATTTGGGGGGACGATAAGGCGTATCGTTTTTATGAAAACTATAAAGCTAAAATCGCTGAAGCTGTTAATAAATATATTGATGACGAAGAGGATAGGATAATAGCCGCTGCTAAAGCTGATTTGGAAAAACGGAGAGCTGATCAGGAGAAATAGTCTGACATAATCAGAACAGCTTTAAACTTCGAACCTCATGATATGGACGAAGACGGCGTTTGGTGATGTAGGACACCACCCCAGCACCAGGGCACCCAGGTAGGAGGGGGTCGTGAATATTGAAATGGAAGAGATAACCACAGATAATCTGGCAAGAATGGCGAATGCCCAACCACGGTGTTTGGCTGATTTATTTTTCAATGGGGAGGTCGATCCCATAACGGCAACTTTTGGTGCAGAGATCCTTGGGAATAGCTGTGAGGACACATCTATTGTTATTCATGGTTGCAGAAACCTTCTTAATCATGAAAAAGCCTATGTTCGTGAAGGTGCCCTTTTGGGACTTGCAGGTCACATTGGTGACAAAAGAGCGCAGGCTCTTGTTAAAAGACTCTCTGAAGAAGATGAGTCCAAAATCTTGAGAGATTTCGCTGAAGAGATTTTAGAGGGAGTCTGATCCAGAATCGTTTGAAAACAAAGCAGATTATTAGGAACCTAAGTAATTCTGCCTGTTCATTCAGCTACTTTACAGGCATCAACTGTCTACTTTATAAGTGTCTAGTCGCGGATATATGTCAACTAGATGTTTGGCTAGTGAAATCTTTGGCTAATGTGGCTAGTATACCACGCAAAACCATTCCCTGTCAAGTTCACTGTAACTCTTTATGATCATTGAGGAATCGTTTTATACCTGTTCATCTTGCCGCTAACCCCCCGGAATGATCACCGCCCAGGGCGATATGGCTTGACTGGAACGGTCGTTTTTGGTATACTGGATACGTCGACCAGCAGAAGGAGGTTCGGATGGCAAGGGCAAGACGATGTGGTCATTGTAGACAAACAGGGCACGATAGACGTACCTGTCCCTCAATGAAAGAAGAGAAAAGAAAGGAAAAACAGAGAGTTCTTCAGTTTCGCAGAGATATGAAAGACTATTTTGCGGAAATTGGACTTGGTGTTGGAGCAATTGTTCAGGAAAGAGTTTATGAAAGGGATACATACAGTAAAAAAGAAAAGGTGTTGCTTGTTTCCAAGATTGTTTGGGATGAATTTTCACCGAATCATCCTGCTGCGATTAAGTGTCTTGATATGGAAAACCTTAGCGCAGAGTACAGGCTTGATTTTGGAAAACATAAAGAGTGGAACGTTTATGGCTCAAGGTCTTTTTGTGTGAAAGTCGCTGTTCCTGCAACAGAAGTCAAGCGCCAGTTTGACGAAGCATATGGTTCATGGACAATGCGGAGATAAGAAACAATGTCGCGCATAACAAGAGCGAGCAAAAAGAAGCGTCGTTACTTTGAGTTGGCGCGACGTATTGCATACAACAGTAATTATGGCAAAATGCGACACGGTGCCGTTCTCGTAAAGGGCGGCAGCGTGATTAACGTGTCTTTTAACAAGGACATGTTTTCAGCATTTGGTGGCAGATTCAGAGAAGGTGATTGTACCCACGCAACACAACATGCTGAAATTGGGTGTATTCTTGGTCTACCACGAAGTGCAACAAATGGTTCAACAATCTATGTTGTTCGAATCAACAAAGAAGGTGAATTTCGAATGTCAAAGCCCTGTCCAATGTGTGAATCTGTATTGGATTTCGTTGGGGTAAAGAGGGCTGTTTATACAATTGGTGAGGGTCGCTTTGATTCTCACAAGATTGGGAGAGAAAACGATGGATGATTTATTGAAACTTGTTGTTATTGTGCTGTTCCTCTTTGCAGTCTTCTTTATCTGGACAGGCAAAGATAAGTGGCAGTCATGTATGGATAAGTGTGATAGCAATGTTGTTGTCGTTGATGGAAACGATGAATGTTATTGTGTTTTGAACAAAACCGAGAAGGAGAAGAAGAATGAGAAGTGAAATTGAGAACGTTGTGTTGTCTGAACTTATTGAGGAAGACGATGGCTATCTTTGTGAACCACGGGATTGGTTGGGCTGAAAAAATTCGGACATATCATTTTCCGAGGGGCTTGGTCAAAGACCATCGAACCGGCAAAACTGCTAACATTGATAAGGTTTTGGATGGGGATATTGATTGTTTGAGATAATAATATGAAAGAATATAAGGTTCAAAGTGTTTTGCCGAGTGGCAAAGTCGAAGTCTTGGTGGTTAAAGCCTGGGTGAATAAAGACCTTGTTACAAGGTTTATTTTTCGACTAAAAGAGTTTAGGTTTTTGCATCGTTCGTGTGGACCCGCTTCGACAATCCATAACTTGTATTATGTTAATGGGTTTTCGATTGCCTCGCACAACCTTGAAGAAGCGGTAAAGGAATATGAAAGACGAAATTCGTGAAGAAGCAGAACTTTTCATTGATTTTATGAAAAACGGCTGCAATATTAAATTGACAGAGAAACAGGAAAAGGCAATAAGAGGCTATTTGATTGCCTTTTTCTCAAGGGGGGTTAAAAGTGGGTCACGTTAAAAACTATGAAGTGCCCGCTATTCTTTCTAACAGAGAGCACATCACTTATTGTGTAAGGCTCTGGAGTAGTGGCGATTTTGTGTTTCAAGTCAACGGCTTTTGTAATGAATGCGAAAAAGAACATGGAATAGGTTTTCGTGAATGTGGTTTCTCTGCGAGAACCACAAGGTACTTTGATGACCCTGACGATCTTGAGGTTTTGAGAGTTTATGAACTTGATAAGGTTTTCACATTTGATTTTAATGTAAAAGAAGGAGGTAAAGAAAATGTGTGAAGGTAAGTGTGGTAATAAGGAAACAGAGAGAAGTGAACGGGTGATTTACACCTATGATAAGAGTGGCCCCGGTGTGGTGACTTTTGCATACAAGGTATCAGAAGCTTGTTGTGATGGTGAAAGGGTTGTCTCTTGGGGAGTTGCGTTCTGTTCTCCAAAGGATAACTTTAGTAAGAAAATTGGCCGTGCAATTGCAGAGGGCCGACTTCAGAAGGGAACAGAGGACTTTTCAGGGGTGATCACACTCCTTGATAACAAAGAGGAAGGGCTCTTCAAACAGGTGAACGCGGCAATTCATGGTTGTTATAACCAGGGAACAATCGCCAGTATTCGACCACGTTGGTTGAAGTAATATGGAGGTGCGAAATGACCGATTTTATTGTTTTTGCGGATTGAATTATGAGACTCGTTAGGAAAAAAATACTGCTCTGTGAAGGCATTCGTGGTGTTCATTATTTTTTTGATGCGGGATATGTCAATTTCAGTGTTCAAGTTTGGGAAGATGGCTTTCACTTTATTAGTTCCCCATGGGGGGATTATTCAGATGCTTTTGGTAAACAGAGAAGCCTCAAAAACGGCCTGAAAGTCGTTTCCAAAAATTTAGAAGAGTTGGCACCGATTTGGAGCAAATATGAAAAAGGTCAAACCTAAACGTTTGTTTGCAAGCCCCGAAGGGGCAGATTATCATATTATTGGGCCTTTTGAAATGACCATCTGGTATGGGAAAAGTGGACAGAAAAACAATGCTTTGTATTTCTATCATAGGGAGAGTTTAGACCCCGAGTTGTTTCATAAAATGTTGGAAGAATACTTAAATGAAGAAGATTGAGGTTAAACTTGAATACCGTGGTAAATATTTTCACCGTGACGAAAGGTTTTCGTCATATTTTGTTCACGATCGGTTTCAATTGATTGTTGAAGAAAGTGGTGATCATATGTATTATTATTATCCTCCGGGGTAAGCAATGCCATGGTTGATTATGCTGAAGAATGGACAAAAGAAGGGTGGTTTGAAAAGTTAAACGAATATTTGGGGGTATAGCTCAGTTGGTTAGAGTGCAGAGCTTATATCTCTGTGGTCGCAGGTTCAAGTCCTGCTACCCCTACCAAAAGGAAAAACAATGAAGCTTGTTAAAAGAACAAAATGTAATGGTTTTATCAGGTATCATTTTGATAACGGTATGTATTGCAAAATGTGGGAAGGTGATCAGGTGTCGTGGTGGGACAAAGATTGCAACAGACATTGTGATTTCGGTCCTGCAATAATCAACAGAATAGCAGGGTTTTCAAATCATTACTATCTTCATGGTGCGTACTATACTTTTAAGAGTTGGAAAAGGGCCATAAGAGAAAATGCCGATCTTTGAAACTATTTATGTTTGCATAACATGAGGGTTTCATAATGACTGGTTTTTCAAGTGGTGGTGGTGAGTTAAAGGTTGGTGTTACAGGATCTGCATTACAGGTTACATTGGAAGCGACAGGTTCCGGTTTGCCCATAAAAACAGAGACAGGCACAGCTTTGTTTATCACTCCGACAGGTTCGGCCTTGCCGGTCAGTATTCCCGGCAGCGTTGAGGTGGAAAACACAACAAGCACAGCTTTGTTTATCACTCCGACAGGTTCGGCCTTGCCGGTCAGCATTGTCGGCAGTCTCAGTACAAACTTATCAGGATCGTCCTTTCCAGCGAATGCCACTTTGGCAAGAGAAGTTTTAAGTCTTCCTGTAAGGGATGTAACCGACAAATTTATTGATATGGTTGCCGGTAAATCAACCGGATGTTCAACTCAAAGAAAGTTTGGCAGCAATGGAGATGTTGGCAATGGAGATTATGAAGTTGTATGTCAATTAGGCACATCTTTTAATGGGTTCCTCACTTCTTCAATCGAAGTGAGGGTAAAAGCTGGAGATGCCGATGATGATGTGGCAGGGGCAGGGGCGCGAGAAATAACGGTAGTAGGCTTGGATGAAAACGCATTTGAAGTCACCGAATCATTAGATCCCGCAGGGGCTTCTGGTGGGCCTCTCTCAACAACAACTTTTACAAGAGTCAACCGAGCTTTTGTTTCGTCTGCTGGAACGTATAACGATGCCAATGTTGGCGCGGTTGTTATTCAAACAAAGGGTGGTGTGGATCTTGTTCAAATAGCCGCTGAAGAAGGACAAAGTGAAGTAGCGTTTTGGACAGTGCCATCTGGTAAGACAGCGTATCTTAAGCGAGTTATAATTTCTTCTGACTCGGGGTCAACAGATGAAGCAAACTTCAAACTATATCAAAGGCGAAGTTATAGAGATGCAACGGCCCCGGTCAAATCAAAAAGGATTGTTTCACGATTTGTTGGAGTTTCCGGTTTTCGCGATTTGCAGTTTGATGTGCCAATCGATTTTCCAGCAGAAACAGATATCTGGATGGAAGCAATTGATGCTGGTGTCGGCACCATTGCTGTGAGTGTAGAAATGCACTTCATCATTCTTGACGATTGATGATAGGAAAGAAAATGAGTAGGTCATATAGAAGAACACCAATATTCGGAATTGCCTCTGCACCTTCGGAGAAAGCCGACAAACAGCGGGCAAACAGGACTCTTCGCAGAAAGAATCGTCAAATCATGCACCTAGCACCTCTTGACAAGGACGGTGGACCTGTGCCATACTTGCTCTTAGAAGTGTCGGATCCGTGGCTGATGGCCAAAGACGGCAGAAGGTTTTGGATCGATGCGGAAGAAGAAGATATGAGAAAATAATTTTGATATATTTATATATGGGTTAATATTTAACTCATAATTTTACGAGACTTGAGCCCTTCTCAGCGGATAGGGCTCACTTTTTATGGAAGTAGTCCGGTTGGTCGAGGGCGCAGTCTTGAAAACTGTTGGTGGTGAAAGTCACTCAGGGGTTCGATTCCCTTTGCTTCCGCTGATAAGGAGCAACAGTGAAACTTGTTGGAACAAGAAAGTTGCACAGAGGTAAGACCTATATCCTTCAGCACGAAGGCAAGACTTATGAAGCTGATGTGCATGAAGGCGATGAACACCCCGCGTTTTACTTCTACCGCATTGATGGTGACGACGAACACTTTGACGACGAACCAATTAACCATGAAACACTTTTGAGGAAACATGAAGCTGATTAAATCAAAAGAGCCGCCCGATTCGGCCTTTGGCGCTTTGAAAACCTATGTTTTTGAGCACGAAAGCAAGACCTATGAAGCCGACTTGTCCGATGGGGAGTGTCCCTATTTTTACCGCATTGTCGGCGACACCAACAACCCTGATCATGATAATATTCTTATTTGTTGGAAGACATTGGAAGAGCTTTGAAATGAAACTTATTGAAGCAAGAAAGTTTGCCAAAAATATTGAAACAGTCGGCAAGGTTTACAAGTTTGAGCATGAAGGACGGATTTACGAGGCTGATATCCTTGCCAATTGCACACACCACTTTTATCTTGTGAAAGAGGAAAATGGATTACAAAGAAGTATTTTGGTTGATCCCGACACATTACAAGAAATTGGCTACAACGCAACGATCTTAAAAGATCACTAAAAACCTCCATAGCTCAATTGGTAGAGTAGCGGACTCTTAATCCGTTTGTTGCAGGTTCAAGTCCTGCTGGGGGTACTTAAAAGATATGAAAACGTATCGCATCAAAACAAAACAACATGGTAATATATTGTTTCTTGTGGAGAGCAGTGGGTTTCACAAAATTAATATGATGGACAAATGGTGGGAATGGCAATTTGTAAGGCACTTTTTCAAAGAATGACGAATGAAATTGATTGGAAGAAAAAAAGTATTCACATTGACGATGCAATAACCTATATTTTTGTGTCTGACGACGACGAGATATACGAAGTGGATGCTTACAAATTAGGCGGTTGGACTTTTTGGAAAATGATAGAGCCTGACCCCTCTAGGGGGACAGAAATTGAGATTTCCATGGAAACGTTTTTGAGTGAAAATGAAATTGATTAGCAAAAAAGTATCACAGAGGAACTCTGTATTCTTTTAGCAACAATATGACTTGTGCTGTTTGGAAAGTTGGCTATATAGTGTGGGAAATGCACGATGGACCTCATTGTGATTTTGGGCCGGCAAAGATATGGCCAAATGGTTACAGAGAATGGTGGATTCACGGGAAATTCCAAAGGATGGAAAAATAATGATATATTACACCTCAGACAACCACTTTAACCACCACAACATCATTGGCTATTGTTTTAGGCCGTTTGATAATGTGCGACACATGAACGAAGCAATGATTCGCAATTGGAACAAGATCGTCAAAGATGATGATATTGTTTATCATCTTGGTGACTTTGCCATGGGCAACCCGGCAAGTATTCCCTTTATTCTTCAGGAACTTAAGGGGAACATTGTTCTTATCGCCGGAAACCATGATCGCAAACGAAACGATAAGTATTTTCCAGAGGTTATCAGGCGACCATTTGTTATTGAAGATGAAGGTCGGCGAATTGAACTTGTTCACAACCCAAAGGATTCCCGCGAAATCAAAGGGGATGTTTTTTGTGGGCACGTTCATGAAAGATGGCGAACAAAAGAAACAACCAAGCGGGTCTTTTATAACGTCGGTGTTGATGTTAGATTTTTTAAGCCCGTGACTGCAAAACAGATATTTGAGGCATATAATGGAAACAACATTTTGGATTCCTAAAGAGGAACTTCAAGGTCTTTTGAATGCAAAGGTCACTGTGGTTGAGAAAAGACTTGCTGCGATGAACAAGAGAACTCTTCATGAGCATGAGCGCGATGTAAACAGAACTCTTTATAAATGGCTTGAGTGGGCAGATGCATTCAAGGTGGCGCTTGAATATAACGCAACAAAAACGATTCCCATCACTTTCAGCGATTTTAATAAAATAATAAGTGCGTGAGGCACAAGGGCAGCAGGGTGGGAGGACCCCAATTCCAAACGGGTTGTTTTGCCGGGGTATGCTTAAAATAAAAAACCAACCACAAACCTGATCAGTCTGTGGTTATCTGGAGTTATATTGAGAAGTGAGGCGATGAAAGATATGCAGGCCAGTCTTCAAGCTGCCCGATCTGCAATATACGAGGCTTGACCCTAACTTGGAGTAGGGTGTCAATCCCGTCGGATTCTCAAGCGTAATCGTCTTTGGGTGTTAAAATCTGAGACAACGAATCAGCCCCTTCATTTCGATATGTAGCAGAAAGAAGTTGACCTTTGGGGTTATACAACATAAAATCAGGTCAAACCCCCAAGACTTTTTTGAGGATAAAACGATGAAAACTTTTGATATTGTAATAGAAAATACAAAGATTGAGTTTTATATTTCGAGAGTGGCCAACGAGTGGTGTTTTTTGCTTCCTAAAGATGAAGTTGGTTATGTGTATCAAAAGAACAGCTTTATGAATATATTGCAGAGGTACATAAGAGATCATGGGAAAGAAGTATAAAGTTTCAAAGTACACTGTTCATATCAGCGAAGCACTCTCTTGTCTTTGGCTTAACGAAGACAATCAAAACCATCGAGAATGCGGCCCATCAGTTATATGGTCCGATGGTGGAAAAGAATGGTGGCTAAAGGGCGAACTCATCATGTATAAGCTGCCAGACGGCAAAATGTATTTGTCGATGGAAAACTTTTTCGGATACAAACGCTGTCATAATGAAAGAGTGTTTTATGAAGAATTTGAAAGGAGATTGAAAAATGTTTGAAAACACAACTTTCCCGATGGTGCCACATACCATTGAAAAGCTTTGTGATAAGACCATTGAGGTTTTACAAAGAAAAATTCGTGATCGTGTGGAACTAAGGGATAAACTTATAGAAAAAGAGGGATCAGATAACACATTTGTGGTGGCAATTTTTAGAGATGAATGTCGCCATGATACAGCCAAAAACAGGTTTGATCTCCAAAGGGTCATGATCCTAAAAAAAGCTGCAATTTTGAGTGAGTGGAGAGAGCCTGTCAGGCTCGATTTTAGTACGGTTGAGCTTCTACTAACGCACCTGCAAGAAGCTGATCTGATTGACTGTTTCCCCGGAAAGCCATCGGGCTTGACATGAGCCGGGGGATCTGTATAATGGGTGCATCGCTGGCGAGGGCCAGCCAATTTAATGGAGGAAAATAGAATGTCGGTTGAAAATCGTTTGAAGGATATTGTGGGTCGCCTTAGTGAAGCTTCCCAGGATTCGGTCAAGTTTGATCTTGGCAATGCATCGGCAGGAGTTCGCGTGCGAAAGGTGGCTTCTGAGGTTGCGAAAGAGTTGAAAGAGTTCCGCAAGGAAGTTCTTTCTCTTGCGAAGGAGCGCAAGGCTGATAAGGAAAAGCGTCTTAATGGCGGCACTTCCGATGAGCCGGAAGCTGTTTCAGCAACGGAACACTCCGAGCCTGATTTGCTTGAGGAGTAATAACCAATGGGCACAAGAGCCTTGATCCTCTTGAAAGAAGAAGAGGGTTCACCAGAAACTTGCGTCATATATAAACATTGGGACGGGTATATTGAGGGACTTGGTTACGGTTTAATCGAATACCTCAGTGAAATTAGAGTAGTAAACGGACTCTCAGCAACAAAAGAAACGGCAAAAGTAGCAAACGGCATGTCATGCCTATTCGCACAGTTAGTCGCACACATGAAAAAAGAACCTGGAGACGTTTACCTCTATGCACCCGAAACTCGTGATATTGGCGAGGAATTTGTTTATACAATTTTTGAGAAAGAAGACTCGATTTATTTAGCGTGTGAAGACGCCTTCTCTAACGAGTTGATCTTCATGGGTGAATGCAACGAGAGCCTTCTGGAGACTATCGCGGCTGACCGTTAGAGCGATTTCTCCTATATCTCCGGTGTGTTGGGGCTGGGCTTGACAGGAGAGCCCAGCCCTGGCATACTGTTTTAGTCGTCTGGGGGAACGTCCAGTCGAATTCGAGTTAACCTTTAAGCCAGGAGATAATAAATGGCTATTGACTTCAAGACGTTTACTGAAGATGTTCAGTATGTTATCGAAAACCGCTTTCCAATTTTGTTGAGAGGGCGACACGGTATTGGTAAGTCGCAGCTTGTTTATCAGCTTGCAGAAAGACTTGGGCTTCCTGTGGTTGAAAGACGCGCTTCGCAAATGACCGAGGGTGATCTTTTGGGGCTTCCCGAAAAGAGTGAAGGAAAAACGGTTTGGTTGGAACCGGATTGGTTGAAGTTCGCATGTGAAAATGCTTGCGTTCTTTTCCTTGACGAAGTTGACCGTGCAACCCTGGAAGTGAAACAGGGAATCTTTGAGTTGAATGACTCTCGTAAGATTAACGGCAATTACCTTCACAAAGACACAATCGTTTTTGCTGCTGTAAATGGTGGTGAACACGGTTCACAGTATCAGGTATCTGATATGGACCCTGCGGAGCAGGATCGTTACACTTGCTTCGACCTTGATCCCTCAGTTGAGGATTTCCTTGATTGGGGTAAACTTCTGAATAAGAAGACAGGAGACGTAAACATTCACCCGATTGTTTGGGATTTCCTGAATCAGAACAGGCAGCACCTTGAACACAAAGAGGATTTTGAGCCTAATAGGATCTATCCTTCCCGTCGCTCATGGCACCGCTTCAGCGACACACTTGTTTCATCAGGCTTGCTTGATAAGGGTGCGTCACCAACCATTTATCGTCTTGGAACCGCGTTTGTTGGACGTGAAGCGGGTGTTGCGTTCAACGATTTTGTTCTCAACTATGATCGACAGATTACCGTTGAGGATCTTGTTGAAGGCAAGGTGACAAAGAGCCTGATCAAGAAGATGGATATTAACTCCCACAACACTTTGATTGAGAAATTCGAGCATAGTGACTATGGGATGGGCGTTCCGCTCACAGTGCAACACGTTCAGAACATTTGCGAGTACTTCGTGAATATCCCTGGTGAGCCTGCGCGTAAACTGTGGGAAACCTTCTCTCGTAAGGATGAGAATGGTAAGGCAAAGCACAAGTATCCATTGATGGCGCATACCACAAAAACCTCAAAGGGTTTGGCTGGTGAGTGGATCATCAAGATCACAAGTGGCGAAGATGTTAACTTGCTGTAATTAAAAGGAGGATGGCATGACTCTCAAAACAAAAAACATTGAAGAGATCATTGAAGACGTTAAGAAACAGATGGGAGAAGCCCTTGAAAAGGCAAAGTGCTTCGACCTGAATACACATATCAGTCGTCTGCTTTTTGACGAGCCGTTCTTCTCGGTATTGAGCAGGAGAATTACAAAGATTCCAACCTTTGCAATTCCAACGGCGGGTGTGCGCGTGAACCCTGAATCATTTCAGTTTGAACTCGCGTACAACCCGTTGTTCCTTTCTCAACTCCCAGAAAAGCAAGTGTTGGGAATTCTAATTCATGAGTTTTACCATATTGTATTTGAGCACGTTACTTCACGTCGGAATACTGAGGTCGATCCCAAGATTTGGAATGTTGCTATGGACCTCTCGATTAATTGCCTTATTAATCGAGACATGTTGCCGGATGGATTGTGTAATCCGGGTGAGGCACCTTTTGAAAAATACCCCGCAGGCTTGACTGCCGAAGCTTACTTGAAGCTTCTCCTTGACGATCCTGAGTTGTGTCAACAGCTTACAGGTGGCGGTGAAGGTGAAGGTGGAGAATGCGATGGCAATTGTCAAAGCGGTGAAGGTGGTGAAGGAGAAGGTGGCAAATGCACATGTGGTGCGGGGAAACCCAATGGCAAAAACGGGCAATTCGATTCCCACAAATGGGATGATGCCGGTGAAGGTGCTGCTGATGCAGCGAAAGATCGGCTTAAAGATATGCTTGGCGAAGCCTCTGAAAAGTGTGATGCCAATTCATCCTGGGGTACGGTAAGTTCCCAAACGGCAGCGGATATTCGAAAGCGTTTGAGAGGAACAGTTGATTGGAAGAAAATCTTGCGGTTCTTCATTGGCCAGTCTCAGAGAGCCAACAAGAGTGGCACTGTAAGAAAGATCAACAAGCGTTTTCCGTATATTCACCCTGGCAGAAAGGTTAACCGTGTGGCAAACATCGCGGTCAGTGTCGATCAGTCAGGATCGGTTAACAATGAGATGCTTGCAAAGTTCTATGCGGAACTTGACAAGTTTTCCTCAATTGCCACGTTTACTGTGGTTCCCTTTGATCACAGGGTCTTCGAAGAGAAGGTCTATGTCTGGAAGAAGGGACAGAAAAAGAATCCTATGCGGGTTCTTTGCGGAGGGACTTGCTTTGACGCTCCTACACAATACGTCAATGAACGTCCCGTCTTCGATGGTCACATTGTTCTGACCGACATGTGTGCCCCGAAACCAAAACCTTCAAGATGTCAGCGAATGTGGATGACAACTCGGTACTGCCGAGATAATTACGCATTCCAGACAAACGAGAGGATTGTGGTTGTCGAAGATCCACAGTAAACAAATGATGGGGTTGGCAGGGTCGTG